AATCCCTTGAGTTAATACTGCTTAAAAATAAAAATTTATCAGCATAATTAACATTTACTGTAACCTCTTTATCATTTACGGAAGATTGTGTTTGTTTAGTTGTTGTTGTAACAGGTGCTTGTAATTCCTGATCACCTAAGAATCTAGCGTTATTGTACTTTCTAATTTTACTTATAAAAGTGTTAAATTCTTTAAATCTAACATAATCCAATGATGTTGAATCTGTTGGTTGTGTTGCTGGTATACCAAGTTGGGTTTGTAATTCAATACTAGGTGTTGTATACGTATCCCTGTTGTATGGATTTATCCTAACAACAAAGTTTTTTAAATCAGAGATCTCATCTGGTGTATCATGGTTTGCCCCAGAACTATTCGCTCTAAAAGGTATCCTATTAACTAAACTTATAATATTACTAGCGGATTCAATTCTTTGTGAGCCAACTGTTTGTGGGTTATAAAATTTAATCTTTTTTGTTTTGTAAGCTGAAATAATATCTTCAATAGTTTTATCCATTGATTCGATATCATTAAACTCTAACGTGTGATTAACAATATATTGATTATAGTTTGTACCAGACGTATAGTTTTGAAAGCTATTATAATCTTTTTTCATTAAACCTCTAACAATTTTTGATACAATATCTAAAGTGCTATATAAGTTTATGTTACATACAATATTTTTACTGTCAAGAGCTTCCTTTCTAGTATAATCAAATGTTATTTCAACGATATAATCCAAAAAAACATCTGGTTTTTTTGTTTCAGTAACATCTTTAACAGTATAATTTGTTGTTTTTGTAAATTTTGATATTTGAAATACTGGGTATGTTTTTTTTCTATCCTGGTTATCTATGTGATCTAATCTAAGTAGAATTCTGTCATTACCTAAAGAAACTTGTTCATTATTAAAACCAGAAAAGACTGTGTCGTTAACGTTATTTGAAATGTCATCGGATACAGGAAATTTTCTTCTACTAGTTTCCTCAAAATATGTTGTGTTTAGCTTTAAAGGATTTTGTGTTACAGGACCAATATAATTAACAGTACCATCATCAAATTTAATTAATCTAACAACCTGACCAGGTTTAGGTATAACTGATATTTGATTAGGCAAAAATGGTGACGCTAGATATGGATCACCAATTTTACTGGTAACACCACCCCTATCACTCCATTTATCGTATTTTACTGAACCTATGTTTAATAAACTAATTGCATTCTCAATAGATGTATAGGAAACGTGTCCCTTGTAATCCTCATATGAGGCAACAAGTATTCTCCCAAAATTTAAGGGATCACCATTGTTAAAACAAATACCTAAACTAAACTCAGCCTTCATTTTTATCCTCGAATTTTAATCTTTGTTTTAATTCATTATAAACTTTATCATAAGTAACTTCAACTTCTTCCATTGTTGTTGTTAATCTTAGGACGGTTTCTTTAACATCCTCGAAATCATTTTTTAGGGCAACCAATAGTGTTGCCAAATCTTTATTTGACTTTTTATCAACGTTTTCAAAAATCTCTTTTAGTTTTGGGTTATTCATATTTTACTGTATTTGTCCAAATCCTGTTGTAAAACCAACACCTACTGTTGTTACCTCAACCTTTGCGTTTGTTTTTATGTTTGAAACCATAATTTTCATTGTTTCTTCCAAAGCAATGATAAGATGATTTGGTGTTCCGTCTGGAAAAGTTGCCGCTGTTTCAATACCCTTTTCACCTAAATTAGATTTAAGGTCATTTATCATAGATACGTGATTTAAACCTGGTTTTAAAGCACCCCCGAGTAAAACTAACGGTGGTGGTATTGGCGGCATAGGTACAACGTTCAATAACTTTAGTAAACGAAGTATCTGATCAATTATTGATTGGCAACCACCTACTTTGAATCCTTTTAAAGCGTTTAAAAGAGCTAATAAACTTTTTAATGAAGATATGTAATCAAGACCTCTTTGTTTTAAGAAATCAGCGCTAATTTTTTTAGCTAAACCAATCAAATCTTTTTTTACCATATTAAAAATATTTTTAATTAATAAATCTGTAACAAAACTACCGATTTTTTTAACTAAAGGTCTCATAAAAGATATCATTTCTTCTGGTGATTTTTTTGTGTTATCACCTTTTAAAACCAAGTATAATTTAGGCACCACCAATAATTTAGGTGTCATAATCATTTGCATAATAGCATATGGTATTGCTTTTAAAATATTTAATTGAATTTCAGCGTTTATATTAGGTAAATTAATTGCTGCATTTATTTCACCTGAATTAACAACATCATTAATACCGTTTTTTAAGGCTCTATCTAATACATCAGATGCTTGATCTAAGCTTGGTATCTTTTTAGAATTATCTATTGTACTGGTATTTGATTGCGGTGTAACATTTTGCGGATTTTCGTTGGGAAAGATTAATCTGTCACCCTGGCTATTATTAAATAATTCCTCTAAAGAATTTATAATATCATCTGCATTTATGGCAATATCTAGATTACCACATGAAGAAAATCTTAAAAAACCATTCGCCCTAAGATTACCAGTGTTTTCAATATCATCTAATTCTTTTTTATTAAAATTAAAAACATTATCAAAATCAGCGTCAGCGTTTAAAACACCACTATCTTCACCGTTTTTTTGTGCGTCTGATGGGTTAAACTCTTTATCTAGGAAATTTTTATTTGATGCATCTGGCTTTTCATCATCATTTTCATTACAAAAACCAAACATTTTTTTTAACCCTTTAATTAAAGCGCTTTGTTTAACTATGATTTTTTTATTTAACTTTGATTTGGTGGATACCGATCCAGTTAATATGTCCATTAATATAGCCATAAAATTAGGAAAGTTAAATACTGGTGTTACTACACCCATGTAGTCATTTAAAAAATCACCGTATAATTTTTTTGAGTAAAATTCACCAAATTTAAATACGAATGTTGATGAATCTTTTGCGTGTATAGTAAATAATACTCTATTACCTTTTTTAAGTACTAAAGGTGAGTCGCTTATAGCAATTTGTGATTTACTAAAAAAATAATTTACGTGCTTGGTAATATCATTACCCTCATACATTAATTTACCAGTCCTACTATCTGGATCAATATTTAACAAACCAAAAGAATCAATTTCTTGTTTGGTCATTTCTATACCACCGACTGCTAATGTTGTATACTTTTGTGGGATTATTAAATTAGTGTCACAACCAAATAAAGCAATAAAATTATCAATAATAATCTTATTAATATCATCGAATTTTTTTAATTGGGATAAACTACCTTTTAATATTAGACTTTTAAATTCTTTTTGGCCTCTGGTTGATTTTACTAACTCAACTAAAAAGTCAACAAACTCTAATTTATCTAATTTTTTTTGTGCATCGGTAGCGTATGGTTTCTGATTATTAGAAACCACGAGTGACCTATATCTTGAAAATATTTCGCTTTGTGAACCCATTATTATTCATACTCTTTTTCATTCGTATCCGATTCACTTGCAGTTGCTTGACTTTTGATAAAATCCTCAGCCCACTTTCTATCATCATCGGTAATTGTCATATTACCAGCAGCGGCATCAGATGGTCTACCAGATTTATATAGAATATCACCCTGTATTTTGATTAACCTTAGTTTTTTTTCAATGGATGAATCGATTATTTTTAATAAATCATTAGTGATTTTACCAACCAAAGCGATATCAGAATTTTCGTTAATATCTTTTGTAAATTTTTTATAGGCTGTTAAAGCTCTATTTCTTTCGTCAACAATTTCATTATAAGTCTCTTGCATAAGCTCTTTCATGCTATCTTCTGAAACGTCAACTTTTTTCTTTTTTGGTATCATAATAAATGTTATTTAATATAAATATCAACCATCTAAATAATTGTCCTTAAAAATACGGTATAATGACTTAAATCTTTTCATACTGTTCCTAATTTCTTTGGTATTTAGGCCAGTCATATTACGGATATACAATAATATTAAGTTTTTATTGAATTTTGGTGAATTTTTACCCTCATTAACTTGTGAAAACAATTCACGCCACTCTTCAAGTATCTTTACCAGAGAATGACCAACTTTAAATTCATTTTCATTTAAATCGTCTGATTTTAATTCATCTTTTATATTGGTGGTTAAAGTTTCAATAAAAATTGTTAAGTCAAGATCTTCATTATCAATACGATATAATAATTCGTCTCTTTTTAAAATATCACCTTCATGTTGATCAATATCAACAATAGATGTTGTTTTCTTATATTCTTTAACCATTTCACCAAAAAGGTAATTTTTACATATCGTACCAAAATACGAAAATGATCTTTTACCCTTTTCAGGTTTAAATTTATCAAATTTTGTCATTAAAAATGACAGAGTGTCAGCATGTAAATCGTGGAATTCGTATGATTGTCTATATAATTTATAGGTTCTAATAATACTTTCTATCATAGTATTGATAGGTTCTTGTAAGAATTCTCTATAAATTTTTTCTCTTTCGCCAACCGTTTTAGCTTCCAGAAACATGACCACCGCTTTCTCTTGCTCTACGCCATAGTAGTTGCGATCTTTTTTCTGTTTTGCCATTACTCACTAACGTCATTTTCCTCATATATTATATACCTATCATTGTTAAACAAATATTCTTTTTTAGCGGTTTCCATCCAAAATAAAGCCTGTTTAGGGTTCATCTTATATTCAACAGCTTCACTATTTTTATATAACCAGAACAAGGATTCCTCTCTCATGTTAACGTGTTTGTAACCAATTTTTGGTATAACCATTGATTTGTAACCGTTTTTATGAAAACGTAATAAAAACTCATAGTTAAATGTTAATTTGATTTGTTTAAAACCGTTAATCTCGTTAAAAATAGCTGTTTTAATAACCATACCACAAGGGCTAATATTAGGATATTCTAATAAACACTCTAAATCAACATTACCAAGTGATTCACTAAAGTTATAAGCCCAAATAGCTTCATTTGATAACCCTATAAAGCCGTTATCTTCAGAAACATCATTAACAATAGGTAAAAACATATCAACTTCTGGATACGCTTCAACATGAGTTTTAACATTACCGTACCATGTTTTTGATACTTCATCATCAAACTCTAAAATTGACATGTATTCGGTGTCAACATGTTTTGCTGCGTAATTTATTTGGTTTTGGTAGTCGGTATCACCATCGTTTACTATGATCTCAACATTTAAACCGTATTTTGATAGGTCCATTGACTCTAATTTAGCGTCAACCTCAATACAATTACATCTTACGATTAAAACCTTTTCTGGTTTAACTTCATTTCTACTAATTGATGATAATGCGATATCGAATAAATCATCAAATTTTTGTTTCCCGATATCAGCAACTGAATGTACGGGAATTATAACGGTTAAATTAGTTTTGCTCATTTTGTTCTACTTCTTTTTTAAAATTTTCTTTTATTGTTTCTAGTTTTGAGATCTTTTTATTAAAAAGGTATTCATAAACTTCTTTAGTATTTTTTTCGAAAATCTCTTCGGTGTATTTACCCTCAACTGTTTTTGAAACATTTAATAGATTCTCTGGTAAAGTATCTTCTAACCAGTTTTTAATGTAGCTAGATAAAATCTCTGGTATTTGATTTTCATCGTAAACCCAAACACCGTTTTCATCTGTCATCCATTCTGGGATGATATTAGGTACTTTACCAATAACAGGTACGTTACACTTAATAGATTCAATTGGGTATCTACCGAATGATGAGTCGTCATCAATCCATATAGAAACACAACATTCTTTTAGATTCTTAGCGAAAGTATCTTGTGGCATTGTATGCATATCTTTAAAGGATACGAATCTGTAGATTGGATATTTCAAATAAAACGATTTAATCATTTTAGCAGCCTTTCTAGCTTCACGGCAATATATTGCAATGATAGGTTTTTGTGGTTTATCATTTAAAGTAAACATCTCATTTGAAATAGTTGGTTCGATAAATTGAACATCTTCAACTGGTACAGTATCTTCAATCATTGTTTTAAGTGAGTTTGATGTTGTGATACACTCTTCAACACCTAAATCAGCCCAAGATTTACCAGGAGCAAAAGCCTCAAGCATATAATCAAATGATTGTACGTAGACAATTTTCTCAATGGGCATTTTTTCAATTTGTTCAAATACAGTACCATACACTTCTGGTACAATAATAAAATCTGATGCACCTACAACAAGGTTGTTATCCTCAATCGATAAATGTTCTAATTCATCGCATTCTGGTGTTAACCATGATCCGACTTTAATGTAATCGTTTTTTTCGTGTAACATACTAACGCTATAACCCAAGTTTTTAAGTGTTAGCGCTTGTTTATACAGATGAATAACACTTGATTTAGCATTACCTTTAGTGTCTGGCACCAAAAAAACAATTTTTTGTTCTTTGTTTTGAATCTTACTTATAGCTGATTCAATGTTTTTAACTATTTCGTTAGTTTTTTCCATTTTGTTCTTTCTTTAATTTTTTTAGGATTTTAAATAATTCTTCATTGTTAATTATAGTATAATCTGACTTAATATCAACATTAAAATCATTTTTGTGTTTTATTGATATCTTATTTTTTGGTTTGTTTTTTAATAGTTTAGGATTATCAGTAACCAAAATATCACAATACAACCAAAAATCCTTCCATTTACTTGGAAAGATTATTTGCTCTAGGTTGTAGTAATTTTTACTTAGGAAAAATAATGTTGCTGACTTAGATCTTTGACTCTCATTATTTAATAAAACGATTTTAATCTTGTTTTTGTTAGAGAAGTCGCATATTTGTTTAATAATACCAGGTTGACTTTCCTCAACCCGACCAAATACCTCAAAACACGCATCTTCATACATAAACCTACTTAGGTTAAAAGAAGCGTCTTTTTTATTTTCAGATAACTCTAACTCTTTATCAACTTCAAAGTTAGTGTCAATAATCTCCCCTTCGATGTCTGGGAACGATTTGGATAAGTCAAAAGGATTTATAGGTAAAATGGGTTCTTTTTCAAACTCAAATTCATATAAATCCATTAACTTACTAATATGTTCTCTTAGAATGTTATTTATTGTAATACCTATTACCATAGTTATTTATTATTTTTGTATAAAAATAACATGATCTTGGTCTAAAATAAAGTCTACATTTTATTTTCGTTGAATATTTTTTCGATTTTTTTGATTAACGGGTTTCTAACAACATCATCTTCACCCAATGTGATTGTTCCAACCTCATCAAAATCACTAAACTTTTTAATGATAAAATTTAAAGAGCTTTCACCCTTCTTTTTCATATCAATTTGGTTTTCATCCCCTAAAAATATCATTTTAGAGTTTTCACCAAGTCTAGTCATAATTGTTCTAATATTGTCAATAGAGATATTTTGAGCTTCATCGATGATTGTAATTGAATTATCAATGTTAATACCCCTCATATATGCAATTGGCATTTCTTCGATCATATTGTTAGCTCTTAAAAGCTCAACATTGTGTTTACCAATTACCTTTTCAAAATTATGCATAAAAGAATACATAAACGGTTCCATCTTTTCTTTCATGGTACCCTTTAAAAACCCAATCTCTTCATCCTTTAAAGTTGTCACAGATTTAACGATAACAATTTTTCGGTATCTTGGGTCACTTTTAAGAAGTTCTAACGCTACAGCGCAAGATAAGAAGGTTTTACCTGTACCTGGTAACCCAGAACAAATAACAATTTCCTTATTTTTTATCTCAGTGACTAATTTTTTTTGATTTTGTGTTTTATACTTGATGTCAACTTTCATCTTATCAAGAACATTACCGATATGAGCTTTATTAATTTCTTCAAAAGCTTCACTCTCTTCTTCGGGCGTTAATCTTTTTCTTGTTTTTCTAGTTGCTGTTTTTGTTTGTCTTGTATTCATATATTTGATTTATTTATTTACATAATAACCATACTAACTCGGCTATAACACCTTCACCACCTTTACTATTAAGTATTTCAATTTTATCACTATTATAACGAATCGCTCTATCACAATCTTTTGGTGCAAAGAATCTGTCTGATTTTTCTATTAAACCAAGATCCCACACATCATCACCAATAGCAATAAATTTTTCGTTTAGTTGATCAGCAAAAAGTTTTTTATCCTTTGATATAACAATCTCTGATCCAGTTTTTTTGGCAAAAGTTTCTGAACCTGGCCAATTACTTGCGGTTAATATGATAACATCATAACCATATGATATTAATTCTCTAATAGCCCTAACATCACGTGTGTTAGTACCTTTAAATTGTTCACCGTTATGGGTATAATATATTTTACCATCGGTTAGTACACCATCAAAATCTATTAATATTTTAGTTACTTCATTAATCATAATAAAATTGATTGCCAGTTATTCCCATAGGTTTCGTTTAATATTTGATGTTCTACCACATTTCTGGTATCTCTTAATTCTTTTCTTTTTTTTGATATTGGATCTGATAAATCTTTTACAAGATACCTATGATCCACAAAAGCACCATGATCGACACCAATTTTGTGGCCAAGCGCTTTGATTTCATAACTCCAAACCAGATCAAAAAACCAATAATAATAATTTTCATTTAAAGGATATTTTAAAAACAGGTCAGTTTTAACAATTGGTGAGGTCCACTCAATATATTTTGTTTCAATAACCTGATCAGATTTATTATTTTTGTGTGAAGGATGGTCACTATTATGTGACGGATGTATTGCAGCAAAATTAGTTTTATCCATTGAGTCTATTAGCCTATTAACAGTAGCTGTGGTAAAATTATTATTTGTTACAAAAAATAAATATTCAGGTTGGTTATCCCCAAAATTTTTATATAATTCTGGTATAGCTGAATTAAAAGCTTTTGTCATAGACCCAACACCTTCCCTATCAACATATATAACAGGTAAATTTGAATCAACTATATCTTTTTGTGTTGACTCCCAGTATGACTCTAAATATTTTAAAGCTATTATACAAACTTTATTTGATACCATTTAATGCGTCTTTTATAGCCAGTAAATATTGGTTACCATACAGATCACTTGGTTCAATTACAGCACCCTCACCCCACTCATTCCAAGCAAAAATAAATAAGTAATTATACGGTTCATTATTATCATTAACAACATTTTCTAATTGTTTCTTTAAATAAAACTCAAAGTTTTTTGGGTCGTTGTATAAATCAATTGTTGATGCTCTGTTTTTAGCTCTTGGGGATGAGTCCCAACCACTATAAAAACCACGAATATAAGGTTTAATACCAACATCATTTGGTTTTTTTAGGTTAGTTATGTTTTCCCATTTTTTAGGTGCATAAAATATGGTTACATTATCATTACTTTCTGGTTCTGGTTCAGAAAACCTATTAACATACATTGGATGATACTCAATATACGCATCAGCATTTTTATTAACACCATCATTACTACCATCTTCATTAAAATGGTTTAAAGTTTGTGAAAAAATAATACCATCAAAACCTTCTTTCTTAGCTAAATCATCAAAATGTTTTTTAAATTTATCGAACTCTTTAAAATGACCCATTCTATAAACAAGAAACATCGGTTTATTATCAACTTTTATGTAATTCTTGTGTTTAAAAAATTTTAATAAATAATTAAAATGTTCTGTCCAATCCTCTTCAGTACCATATTCCTGTTTTATTAGGTAGTTTTTTTCCATACCATCCCAAGTTCTTGTCCAGGGTTCATTAGCCCATTCAAAACAAAAATTAATGTTAGGTTCACCATCCTCAAGCATTCTTTCAGCAACTTCATACATAACTTTATTACCTGGGTGACCATAAAACCAATAATGATATAAACAAAACCCGTCTATACCATGTTCTTTAGCTAACTCAGCGTGTCTTTTTCTTACGGCATAGCTCCGTAAATCATAATCACCAAATTCGGATGATGTCCTTATAAATCTTTGGTTTTTATGGAATATTTTTACATCATATAAATTATTCCACTCAGTAAAACCACGACCCCAGAATTGATCGTTTTCAGCAAAAGGGTGAAATTGCGGAAGGTAAAAACAAATAATTTTTGGTTTAGACATATTTAATAGTTTTATTTAATTTTTTTATTGTTAAAATAGGTAAAAATCTTTCAAATGCGTGAGCCATTTGCCCATCAAGATCAGAACCATCTTCAAAATATGATAAATCCGTTAGCATACCTATCTGTTCAATTAATTCCGCACTACATAAAAAAAATGTTCCAGCTGAAAATTCTAATTGTTTTAAGTCATAATCAATTTTATATAACTGCATCAATCTTCTTAAATTATTGTGGTTACTACCCATGGAATTTGTTTTATATAAACCTGGAGTTATCAGACCAAACTCATAATACCTTATATCTTTAATAAGATTATTAACTTTGTTTTCATCACCCATTAACGCTATTAACATATCATTTCTCCAAGTGTTACCACTTTTTAAATGTGGGCTTTTTTTTGTGTGTATAAAATAAACGGAATCGTACTGATTTTTTATTATATACTTTGACATGGTTATTAAACCACCAATATCTCTACCTTTATTAATATTTTTAATAATTTTTGCGTTAGGATATTTATCAACTATCTTATGTATAACATCTTTATCATAGTTATCTATTACAGCGTTAATATATAAATCAAACTTACATTTAATGTTATCTAAATAACTATCTAAGGTACTCCATAGATCTGGATAAAACATATGGATAAAAACAGCCAATTTTTTTTGTCTAAAAGGGAAAGGTGTGATTGTATTAATATTGTCTATAATACCAAAATTTTCTGTAACTTCTGGTAAAGAGTAATCAACCACAAGTTCTTTTTTTTCAAAATATTTTGTTACGTCAACAAGATTATTTTTTTTAACTACTGTTTTTTTTATCATATACGACTCACTTTTATTTGTATCCACATAGCTTTTTTTTATTGTTGTTTTTTCTGTGTCGGACAATCTTTCCTCTTTTATAAAATTGTCTGTTTTATCATAAATAACCTGATTGTTATCACTATCTTTTGTTGTTTTTTTAATCCTAAAAAATCCCATATAATATTTTTTAATTTAAATAGTTATGAAAACTAAATAACATCAGATATTTTACCCAAAGATTCATTAAAATCTTCAGTGTGTTTATTTTTATTAAACTCATATTCATAACCAAGTTTATATTTTTTATTAAACTCACTTAACCTTTTTTTATAAAGTGACATTTTATTTAAAAAATATTTTAAACCAAGTCTTTTATAATGTAAAAGTAAAAATTCACCTTCAAATAATTTAACTTTATTACCTCTTGGTGCTGCAACATGACAACCACCGTTATAGTTCATTTCAGTTATATTTTTTGTTTTAAACATAACTAGTTTATCAAATAGTTGGTTTTTATATCCAGTTTTAACAAGATTAGTTAATTCATCACCATAATTAAATTCAAACTCATCTACAATCATGTCATAACCAGTTGGTTTAATGATAGTTGAGTCACTTTCATAAAACTTAATGATCGATTTTTTTAAATCATCGCTATGTAAAAATTCATCCATATCACAGACAATAACAATGTCTGCCTTACCAATTGAGTTTTTCCAGGCATTATTTTTTATCTGTAAATAAGTATCATCCCTAATCTCACCTTTGGTATCATATGGTATTACGGTAACCTTTGGGTGTGATTTTAATAATTTGGTACCACCATCGTTTGATTTATTATCATAGACATATATATTTGAAACATAATTTTCGTAATGCTTTAAAAAGTAAGGTATAATTTTTTCTTCGTTCCAGCAAAGAACATACATATCAATTTTTGGTAAATCTTTATCAAAAAGAATATGTTTATTATTCTCATTTAAACAAATTGGTAATTCCCCACCATATATTTCTTCAAATAAAGTTTTATTTTCAACCCATTGTTCATTAACCTGACCAACAGACTTATGTAATATTGTTATGTTTGATATTAACCCAATATCAACACCATTAATATAGTTTGATAAACAAAATGATATATCATAAAAGTGAAAACCTTTAAATCGATCATCAAAAATATTTTCTATTCTGGTTCTGTCAACAGCGATAAATAAACCATCCACAGCAACCATCTCTTTTAATTGATTACCGTAATTTTCGGAGTATTTGTTTGCCCATACCTTTGTACCGTCAGTATGTTTTACTGTACCATGCATTGCACTACGTACTTCCCACCACATACCACTAACCATATGGTTTGTCCCAGCAACGCCAAGAATACCGTATTCGGGGTTTTTTTCAAAAGCTTTTAAAACCTTTTCACCCCAATTTTTTGTTTCAAACAGGATATCATCGTGACAAAAAATAATAATATCGCTTGACGCATCTTTTAAACCTTTATTGTATATTTCCGTTAAAGAATATTCACCATTATTTTCATATGGTAAAACTTCAACACCTTTATACATACAGGTTTTCTTAACATGCTCAATAAAATTTTCATCTATCTTTCTTGTTGAGAAAACAACGCTTATTTTATGACTCATTCTCTTCTTCTATGATTAAATCTCTTACCAGATTATCATTTTTATATTTTAATACTGGTATAATACCTTTTATTGTTTGAAGATAGGTAAACATTTGATTAACTTCACCTAATTCACGTTCAAGAAACGTTGCTAATTTATAATCCTCTGAATTTAAAGGGTATACAAACGCATATAAAACTTTATCACCAATATCAATTCTTTTACCTGACCAAACAGTTTTATATTCTATTTGGTTTAAGATATCACTTGTGATTGCTTTATAAGCTTTTATTTGGTCTTTAAATACTATCATTAACTAACCCCAGTTGAACCGAAACCACCAGCACCTCTATCGCTACTTGATAGTTCGTTTGTTTTTATAAATTTAGTTTTACCCATTGTTTGTACAGCGGCAATAACACCTTGTGCTATTCTATCACCATTGTGTACATAGAACGGGTTTAATTTATCCGTATTGTGTAAAATAATACCAATCTCACCTCTGTATCCAGAATCAACAGTACCAGGGCTATTTAAAACCATAACACCGTTATTTAAAGCTAAACCACTTCTAGATCTAATTTGTAATTCATACCCCAAAGGTATTTCAAAATACAAACCTGTTTTTATTAAAGCTCTACAACCTGGCTCAATATCAACAGGGTTACCAATAAAAGCTCTGATGTCAAAACCACTATCTCCTTCTTTTTCATAAGTAGGGTCTGGGTTATTCGATTTGTTAATGAAAGAAACCTTCAATTTAATTGTCATTGTAGCTGGATCATAATCCCAATCACCCATCATGTGCTGGGTTTCTTTTAGAATACTATCCAACTCATTTTTTGTTTCATCATCAAAAAGATCATCCATGTTTAAATCTTCTAATCTGTTGTTACTCATATTATATTAATGTTTTATAAATTTCAGCTCTTAATTTTGTTACGTGATTTATATCATACCTGTCTTTAACGGTCTCATATAGTTTTTCACCAAGATCTTCAACAAGATTTGGGTTATCAATTAACCTTTTAATGTGTTGACTCCATTGTTTGTGGTTTTTACTTGATTCAACTAATAAAGAGTTACCTTTTGAATTAAAACCGCCACCCTTTTCAATTGCAGAAACCAAATCAATGGTGTAAGGCCCATAATTTTGAGCTATTATAGCTTTTTTATGGAACCCAGCCTCAATTACCTTTAACTGGGATTTATATTTATTAAAAGAACTATCATTTAACGGTGCTAAAGCCACATCAAATTCATTATAACCCTTTGCGTATGTATCAATTGGCTTAGTCCATATTCTTCTATATGGCATATTTGTATCATCGTAATTTAGGTCTTGCTCAAATTTCAACAAATGTTTAATATATTCCTGATCTTTAATCGTTTTAAAATGATCGGTTAGGTATATTTCATACATAAACCAAGTTGTTTCAACAGGTTGCATTTGTCTTTCCATCATTTCACCTGTTTCAGGGTTTTGAGCCCTAACAGTACCTCTTGTGTCATAACCACATAATACAATTTGCATCTTATCCCCGTACTCATTTGACCTTTGAGGTACACCTTTTAATAACTCGATATCTTTAGCGTGTGATGAGCCACCTAACCAGCCAAATCTTAACCTATCTGACTCACTTGGTTTTGGTTTAAATTGTGTTTCATTTGGGTTTATTGCGTTAGCCAAAACAACACATTTTTTGTTATATTTTAAAACCTCTTTTTGTAAAAAATGCGTTGACACGGTTACTAAATCAGCTTCTTTTACGATATTAATCGTGTGGCCTGGTATATTATTTTTTTTTGCTGTTTGATATAAACCATGTGATGGATCTAAATCCCAGTGATCATCTAAGTCAATAATAACTTTACCACCAAATGATTTAATTTTTTTGATGATTTCAGCACCTTGTAAATAATTACCACCTGGGGCTCTATGGAAAAAGAACAACTGGAATTTTTTTAGGTAACCATCATCATTAAAATTAACGTTTTCATTAATCTCAACAAAAAAATCATCCGCGTTATTATTCTGTAGTGTTACATGTGGGTCTACACATCGATATTTACCTGAACCAGCTCTATCGTTTGGTTGTACTAATATATTAATTTTACTCATAGGTTTTATATTATGTTTCCATAATAATAGGAAAAAAGGTTTAAAAATCAAACAAAAGTACAAAAAAAATGGGGAATATTAAATTCCCCATAATTTATTTTTTCTTAGTATGAACCTTAATTTTAAGATTCGTTAACAATTTCGTCAAATTTACCTTCTTTAGCCGCTTCAACAAAGTCAGCAAATTGGGTTTTAGTCCATGTTGTTATTCCTTCTGGTCCTTCTTTATCACCCAATACAATTGCGTTTTCTTGAACCTCAATAACTGGACAGCATTTGTTTTTACAAAATTTTATTATATTATTACTCATTTGTTTATTTATTTAAAGAGTTATTTTTTTGAGGTGATTGACCATATACCACCAACTAATGTCATGGCAGCGCCAATTAATTCATTAGACAAAACATCTGTCGCCAAACCTTTTGCTACTAAAATACCGCCAACAAACGTCAATACGTGTCTTACGATTCCTAATACTTGTTCTTTTTTCATAATTTTACTTTTTAACTGATTTATTATTATTTTCTTTTAAAACATTTAATTTACCACCAAATATTTTGTCACCTATTTTAATTTGAAAATTCTCATCAATACTAGTTTTTTTAGCTTGTTCTTCAAGAACAGTCTCAACGGTTTTTTTGATAATGTATTCAATTAACTCCCTATCCATTGTTAAAGCTGGGGCTGATTGAGCTGGTGCAACTGATCTTGGTTGTACAACTTCATCAATTTGTCTAATTTTAGGTTGTGCTTTAGCGATTTGCTCCATTAAATTATCCATACCAACTGGTACCGTTGGGTCAACAATCGGATTATCGATGAACGACTGTAGTATTTCTTTAGGCATTTTTGATGATGACAGGTTTTTCATAGTGTTTTTAGGTACACCACCACCAGCATTTCTTGTTCTAGCTGCAACTTGCTCTTCGGTTAAATATTCTGGTTCACGTTCTTGGTAGTTGTCTGAATAAACTTCTCTATTCATGCCCGACATACCTCTATCTTGTGCCATTTTACCGCCAGTATTGGCTTCAACTTTTTCCATTACTATTCTTGCTTTAGCAATTCCTTGTGCTAATAACGCTGCTTTATCTTGATTATCCATATATGTTATATATCCATTTTAAGAATCCAGAACTATGTTCAGTTACAACCTCTTTGTCATTTGGGTTCTCAGGGACATTTTGTCCTTGAGGTTGGGGTTCCACTGGTTTTTGTTCTGGTTTATTTTTTATTTCTGGTTCTTTATAATTCATGTTAGCGTATTTAGGGTCTGTTGGTCCAGCTGGTTTGCTAGTATCTACATATTTTTCTGATCTACCAGAAGCCATTTTTAAATCATTACCATTTGACCTAAATTCAGCGCTATTTCCGTTTTTATCTGTATATCTTTGGTTATTAGTATCAAAGGTTCTTAATTGCTTACCTGTTGAATCGTAAACCATTTGTATACTACCATCTTTTATTTCATCTACAATAAATGTTTTATAAACTTGGTTTTTAGTATTTGTCGCACCATTATATTGAAAAGCTCTTAACATGTCTTTACCTGTTTTATCACTTTTACCCAAAGCCACGGGTTCAACACGTCTATAATTTTGGCGTGTATAACCTTTTTCATTTGGGTCACCTAGTTTAACACCTCTATACCAAAATACAATTGAATATTTATTTTCAATTGCGTATTTTAATATGTCGAGTTTGTTACCACTTGTGTTTTCAATAATAAGCATAAATAAAAAAAATTAAACTACAGATGAATCTGGATATGTATTACTGTCTTTATAATTGTTAACAGCAACCAATTTTGATCTTTCTTCAACATCAGTGGTGTTACCGATATCACCTTTACCCTTAGCGTCACCACTAAGTGCGTTAGGGTTTGTTGAGCTATACTCAAAAGAGTTTGGTTTATACTCATTAACTGGTATTAATTTACCGTTTAGTTCTTGATCAGCAACCTGTCTTAATTGTGTGGATGCTGGTACTTTTAAAATGTTATCTGCCATGATTATATTTTATTTATTAATTTTTTTATTCTAGTTATATCTTCAAGTAATGCGCTATTAAACATTATGTCTGGCGTATCCATTACGTTATTTGGTAAATCGGTATTAAAATCATCCCCTTCAGAATCTTTTCTAAACTGACCGTTCATACCAGCATTTGTCCTAGCAACTTTATTACCCTGAACTCTTTCTTTTTCTCTTTTTATGAGATCCTGAACCCAAACATTTAATACATCACCACCGTTTAAAGCGTATTCAACTGGATTAACCTCATCTTTATTTACGTTATCAAAATATGATTTAATCATAGCTAAATTAACATACGGTTGATTTGGGTTATTCACCAAAAAATTAGCTCTTTTATAACCTTTAACTGTTTTGTGGTCTTTAAATTTTTTTAATGTATTTTTAATATGAATCAAAACCTCATCTGGTATGTCATAAGTCATACCGATAAGTTTTGAATTTACCTCATATAATTTTGAATTTTTATCCATTTTTTAATGAGTCTTCAAAATAAGACATTAATAATTTTTTCTCACCTTCATTTAAGTTGTTCTTAAAAAATTCAAGAATTTTGTCAAATTTATCAAAAAGCAATTTTTCTTTATCTTTAACTTCCTCTATACTCGTTGGCATATTCTTTGAAATAAGGTAATCATTGTCCGTTCTTTTTGAAATAAGATCCTCAAGCATTTTAAACGCTTTTTCTTTGGCAATTTCTTTTAATTTATCTTTGGGGTCAATGACAGGTTTAACATCTTTTCTTTGTTTTACTTCAGTAAAATAATCCTCAAAAGTATGTTCCATACCTTTTTTACCCAAAAATTCATAGAATTTCTTAGGGTTGCTTTTACAATAATCTGCTTCGTTATTAAAAGGTAATACAGATTCACCGTAATATCTTCTATAGTTTTGAAAAACAAACGGTTGTCTAGTTTTTAAAATAGTAGCATCAGTTGTATCATGAGTGGTGTTAACGTAATTAATGTATTTTTTATCACCACTAATTATATCACCATCTGCATCAATAAATTCGTTTATATCTTTATTAGTGTTCATCCGATATTTTACTATAAATATCGGTGATTTGAGTAATATTTCAACTAAACCGTAAATTCTTCATCTAGACCAGGTATTTTAAATCTTATTTCATCTGAAAACCAATAATCAGATTCATATTTCATTTTAGCCCAGAATTCTTTTTCCATTGGGGATGGTGTGAAAAATTCTTCCAAGGTGTCTTGGTCTTCAATATCGGTTGGCTGGTTATTTACTAAATCTAATTCAGATCTTAAGAACATTGTTCTTTCACCAGATTTTTTAATTAAAATTTTATCTCTAACATCAAGAGAGAAAGCAACTAATAGCGGTTCAACCTTTTTATTTAAGGCTTCCAAATATTTTGGTACGTTATATTCACCAATATAATCTGGTTGGTTCTCAATAATATCATTTGGTACTAATGTTGCGTACATTTCACCGTGTTTATCTTCTTGAGCATCACCATGCGATTTTGTTTTACCGTTATTAACGTAATAAATTGTATCACCAAGATTAACATCAATATCATGTTTAATCGCTAACTCCATGTGAGCTTGTTTAGCCAATTGTCTGCCATTTTTATCACCACCACGATTTATGTAAGCGTTTATTGATTTCTTAACTCTAGATTTTGTGGCAATTTTTGCTAACGGTATCTCTTTATTATAAACCTTTTCAGCGTATTCATAGTAATATTGAACAAAATCATAACCATGGCCGTTTAATAACATTTTCATGCCTTTAGCTAAAAACTCCTCAATATAAACAGGCATAGCTTTTGACTTGATACTATTACCAGTTAAACTAATTGATCCATCATCTTCTAATAAAGCGTAGTTTTTTCTTGATAGGTTTATGGTTGCTGGCCAAATACCATCCAAACCAAGGCCCATCTCACCACGCATGTACGTATCGTTAAATTCAGCGACTATAGCTTTAACACCTGTATATTCTTTACCAGCTTCAACTTCATCGTTTAATCCTTTACCAATATATGTATAGTGCTCACCGTTTTTAGGGGCCATAAAGTTCACACCATCCGTATCAAGTACCAAAGGTGTGTAACCACGTTTAACAAAAAATGTAACCATCAGTCTAAGGTATTGTCTTGCCGTACATGTAATACGTTCACTGACATCAATTTCAGCCCATTGGAAAGCCATTGGTGCTCCAAGGGCACCGAACATCGAGTTAATAAAGATCTTAAGTGGTAACTGTTTACGTTTATATTTGTCAGCTAATTGGTAATTACCCTCTTTTTTGTACTTGTCAGATAATTTCTTAGCGTTAAAACGTTCAGTGTGGAAATACTTTAACATCGATTTCATTGCACCGTTAACATCAACACTCGGAAATACATCATGAGCCAATTGAATAGCTGGGTATAGTGAATTGTAGTCCATCTTTCTTAAAGTGGTTGAGTATCCAACTTTAAATAACCTTGATAAACCACCCGTGTAATCTCTTTTAACATCTGATACAGGTATCGCTAAATCATTTTCAAATGAATATGTCATCATCAATAACTTCCATAACCCAGCTGTACCCATGGTCGATACCCTTTGGTACGTTGTCGGTACCAATTTAGCCAACAAGAATGATGATTGATTATAAACGGCATCAACTTCCATGGTTTCCCATAAATCATCAACCAAGTAACGCTCAACAATATATTTACCGTCAACTTCTTGGAAGGTGTTAATATAATCACGTAATGCACGTAATAAATCTATTAGATATTTAAAAGTTTTTGGTGCTCTCATATCTAACTGAGCCAAACCTGTACCAATACCCATTTTAGGGAACACAATAGTTTTACCTTCTTTAATCTTTTCAATTATCTGATTAATATCAGTATCAATATATTTTTTAATGGAATCAAAATCTTTGTCATTAAAATAAGATTCAGGTGTTGATTCTGGTGAATGTTTTGTTACAACACCGATAACATTTGGTTCACCACGCATTTCTTTTGCTTGACCACCAAGTCCTTGCCTCGTCATGTTATCACCAAAAACAAATATTTTATCTGGATTAGCTTGGATGTCTTCTCTACGAATGTAATCCATAAACTCTAAAGCTGGTTTTGTTTTAGTGTACGAACCAGTTCTATCGTCAAAATAGAATTTATCCTTTGAGTACCATGTATTACCAATTTTATCACCAACAATGTAAACACGATTCTTTTTGGCAATCTTGTTATACTTACAAACATACTTTAAACCAACTGACTTCATACTTGAATCAATTGCTTGTGCACGCCTAGCTGAGTGGATAATGTCAATAACACTATAACCAAACATATTAGTTTGTGTATATTCTTCCACCTCATTACCAAGTTTAAGTACGCTTTTTTCTTTTCTTTGGATAAGCTCACCTGGTTTAAGTGTTATAGCTATATCTTGAATATTTAATCCAAGTTTTTGACAACGAACAAAAAAGAAATCCCAGTCAAAGTTAGCGCTATTATAACCAGCAATAATTGTTGGTTTAATGTCATTAATAACCTCGAAGAATTTTGTAATTGCTTGTCTTTCAGATTCATCATCATCCTCAACTGGTATAATTTCTTTAACACCTTTATTAGTATAGACACCAATCAAAAATATCCTATTGATATGTGGATCTAAACCTGTTGTCTCTAAGTCAAATATAAATTTATGAATATCATCATATTCTTCATACCCTTTAAACAAACGTTTACCAGTGTGTATAAAGTATTGTTCAACAGGTGATATCATTAAAAAGTGTGATCTAATATCGTTTCTTGTGTCATAGACATAGATGCCACCTTCTCTGAAGAAATCTAACATTCTTTTATTACCTTGATTACAAGTGACCAAGTATCTATAACCCTCAAGTAGTTTTGGGTGATCACCACCTAAAGATTTAATTTCAATACCAAATCTTTGTCTAGCAGATTTAATCTTTGAATCGCTATTACCATAAAAATTGGTTAATTCCTTAATCTTATTAAGATTTTTAATCCACATGAAAGCGAGTAACGGTTCTGTTTCGACATAGTTACCTCTTTCAGGATCTTGTTTAACCTTATGGATTAGATTAGTTTCGGCATCGTACTCAACATTCACAATGTATTTCTCATCATTGTGTCCATTTAAAAATTTTTCTATTTCTTCAAGGGAAATTTTGTATTCGGCCATAATTCGTTATTTTGGCACAAATATAAGTATAAAACTTAAAAAAACAAAAAAAGGTTAAATAATATCTGTTTTTACGAATGAATCGAGGATGTGTATGTATAATTCCTCTTGAATTGGTGCTATTAACTCACCATAAACTTCAGTTGGGTCGGCTAGATCAAACAAGGTTAATTTAAATTCACCAAGAAACACCCCAGGTTTGTCGGTATCGTCTTTTGTAAATTGGTATGTTATGATATAGTTTTTGTAACCATTTTCGTCACAAGGATTTTCAAGTACAACATTTGCCGCTTTATTTGCAACTTTGTATATACCAGTTTTTTCATCTTTCATGGCAAATGTTACCACACAATTTTCGATTAACTCTTCGAAACGTCTAAAATCGTTGCGGCCATCTCTGAAAACTTTCATTTTCAAAATAGGTAATGTCGCGTTTTGTCTTATACTGAATATCATTAGAATAGGTTTTTTATAAATATTTGTCTTCCACCGTTTATTATTGGTAAGTTATATATACCTGCAATACTTCTAAGTTCTTTTTTAACTTCAACAGTATACAAAGGTACACAATACATTTTAAATGATTTAACACCACCTAAAAATGTTCCAGCAAAAAATCTTTCTAAAACGGTACCAAGTACTTTTGTCTTATCAAACACAACAGCATCAATTAAACTTTGGGTACCACCACCAAATGAAATATTAAACGGTACACCTTCTTGGTATTTCGCATCGGTATCTAATTCATGTGGTATAACCTCAACAAATTTTTTATTTCTAAAAACTAGAAATCCGTTTAGGTAAATTGAGAAGGTTCCTTTTTTATAGTCACCGTATTTTAACTGGCAATTATCACCATATCCAAAATCCCTTTCAAACACTCCAGTTATATTTAAAAACTTTTTTTCATTAACATTGATAACTGGTTTTTTTGTATAACATTCTTCAATGGTAAAGTATTTTGTAATAATAAGAGCTTTTGTATGACTAACACAAGGATCATCGGGTTCCATTATAAATGAGTTGTTTGTTATACCGCTTACTTCTTGTGTCGCCCCAGTGTAACATATGTCAGTTGGGTATATTGTTCTATAACCAATTCTACCATCATTGGTAACTCTTATACCAAATGCATTATAAGTTAAATCGCTATATTCCTGATGATATTGTAAAGGTTGAGAATCTGTTGTGTAATTTCTACCAGTATACATTAAACCATTATAATAGTTAAAATAACCAATGTAATTGGTTAAACCATCTAAACTTATTAAATTATTATAGGTGAATAAGTTTGTTGTGTTTAACGGTAAGATTTCATAGTTATTTTCAAATTTTTGTATCTCAATGTCAGTCTTATCAGCAAATTTATTTTCAGCTCTTGTTCCTAAATAAAAAATAAAACCACTATTATTTGGGTAAACCTCGTTCAAAGTTACACAACTCCCTGATGATCCAGAAGAACCAGATGTTCCTGAAGTGCCATTAGTACCGTTAGATCCTGAAGAACCGTTAGACCCAGAAGAACCAGATGTTCCTGAAGTACCAATAGTTCCATTAGTACCGTTAGATCCAGAAGAACCAGATGTTCCTGAAGTACCACTAGTTCCAGTTGAACCTGTTACGTCCATAGGAAAATGAACAACCATGTCAACGGTCCAACCCATTTTTGCTCTGGCTGGATACCATTCAACGTTCTCACCAAATATTTTATAAAAGCCTTGGTAAAAACCACCGTTTAATTTGTTGTAGTAAACACCGTTATCAAGGTTTAAATGATCGATCTCATAACAATAATTACCACTATAACCTGATATTTCATGAAAACAGAATGTATCCCCAGTCTCGACCACATATGTTAAATTTTTATCGACATCAATAACAATATCTTGATTAACCGTATACCCTATTGTATCACCAGTGAAATTATTAATGTTAGATATTTCACCATTATGTATAAAAAAGTTATCATAACCAGTAAGGGTTATATTCTTTAATTCAACTTCTTCTGTTTGAACACTCCCAGGGGTTGAACATAGATCTTCAGTAATATTAATGTTTATTAAATTACATTCACTATAATTACGATAAAAATCACGACAATCTTTTGTGACAACTAAATCAAAATAATCACTATTATCTAGGGCTGTATAAAACATTATATAATCTTAATTGGTTTTTGGAATGCTCTAAATTTAAGGGCTTTATTAATTTCTTCAGCCTCAGAAGACATTCTCTTAAGAATTTCTATTGGATTTAATTTAAACATTCTATCCTCTAATTCTTTTTTAAGTGTAACCATCTCATCTTTACCTTCTGATAAAAGCGATTGGTATTCAATTTCCATATTTGCATCTGGAACTGGTATTTTACCACCAAATGTACCTCTTACCCTACCTAAAGTTTCTTTACATAATGCAATAAAATATCTTCTGATCCAAACTTTAGCTGGATCATTTAAATCATCAAATGAAATATTATCCAACGGAACATCAGAAGGTGATTTAATAATATCTTTGTTTTTTGCTAAACAATCGTCTTTAATTAATGGGTTAATATCGTAATACCAATACCAACATTTACCCTGGTCAAGCATTGAACCCCTAAAATCAAACTTACCACCTGGGGTATTCATTAAATGAAGATATTTTTTACCATCAGGTGCATTCGTAATCTTATATATTAACTCAGAGCGAATCATTCTATTTTTAAGGTTTCTATCCGTTGTTCTCATTAAGATATCAAAGGCTGGTAGAATATAATAACTACCTAAACCCATGTATTCGGCACCAAATTGATTATTCCAAACACCTAAGAATGGGTCAATTACAGATTGATCTAAAGAAGCTGGGGTAAACCATAACACCTCATTTATTTCCCTATTCGCTGGAATTTCATATATTTGTTGTCCTTTAGATAATTCAACATAGTCTTTTTTAAGTACATAACCACCTTCACCAGCACCTAAACCAACGATTTTTGAGTAAGAATAGGTATATTGAGTAACCAAATCAAAGCTTCTATAAATAAAAGCCCTTGTTAGGTCAGCCTCACTAACACTTAAACCAATCAAACTTGGCCATTGGTGTTCAATTAACCAGTTGTTAATAAACTCAACATAATCTTCTGTTGCGATTTCAAGAAGAGAGTCCATTTGCTCATCCTCTAATTGAATCTTTCTAATAGGGGCACCAAGTCTGTGTTTAGCTTGTTTGTATATTTTTTGCTTTTCGATTGGATTTATTCTCATTTGCCTAATATTTATTATAAATACTTTTAAATACGGGAATATTATGACTAATAACAAATTTAATAACGCAATACTCAGAACAAAAGAATTAATCGGTTTTCGTTTAAATGAGTCCACAAATATATCTGAGGTTGATTGGGAAAATGATTTTAGTGATGTTAAAAAAACTTGCTTGTCCCCAGAATCTGTTATTGGTATGCTAAACTCACAAATAGATAGATTAAATTCACCAGAAAAAAATAGGGAGAAAATTGACGCTAATACACCTATAATTAGTCGTAATAATATACCAATGGATAAAGAGGGTGAAATTGATATTAACCATTTTATTAGACAAATTACGGCTTTACCTAAATTGATATTTGATAGAAACCCTAAAATGGAAAAAGGTGACAGGGGTGGTGGGCAATATACTGTTAATACGGGTATACCAGCGTTAAGAAGTATTCTTTATGATAAAGAGCAAGGTAAATTTTATACCATAAATACTTGTCCTGGGGCTGGCTCATGTGCGGTTGGATGTTACGCTAGAAAAGGTCGTTATATTATGAGTGATGGTAAAAATTTAAAATATACACAAAGAGTTAATCTATTATTAAATGATCCTGAAATGTATGAAAACATTATAATGGATGAGTTAGATCCTTTAGCTTATAGTATAAAAAGACAATCAAAAAAAGAAGGTATTGACATTAAATTAATTATTAGATGGAATGATGCTGGTGATTTTTTTGCTAAAAAATATTATGATATAGCAATTAGTGTTACAAACCAGTTACTTAAAGATGGCTATAATATTGAATCTTATGCATATACAAAGATGGGTGATATTGCAAACATAGCGGATCCAAATTTTGTTATGAATTTTTCTGATGATGCGAATAAAAAAGAAACAGCTAAAGTTGATACAGATACAGTTAAAATTTCTAAGATAGTACCAAAAGAGTTATTTAAAGATATTTTTGTTAAAAAAGGTCCTCACTATGTTAAGGATGAAAAAGAAAAAGCAACCTTTATTGATGATGAAGCTAAAGAAACATTAAAAAATCGTGTTAGTATTAAATATAACATACCATACGAATCAATTGTTTATACGGATGAGTTACCAACAACACAAGGTGAAGCATTTAAATACAATGTTATTGTATTGCCAACTGGTGACAGTGATATTGCAGCTCAAAGAAAAGATGTTAAAGGTAGTTATTTACTACAACATTAACGTCTAAGGTGCATAATAACTTCTTTACCAACAGAAATTTGTTCTTCTGATGGGTTATCACCCATAATCGTGCTAATAATTTTCATTTTACTTTGAAGTGCTTTATACATGATCATGTCTAAAGTGTCCGCAAACAATGGGTATATAATATGGACTTGATTTTGTTGACCAATTCTATGAGCCCTATCCTCAGCTTGCATATGGTTAGCTGGTGTCCAATCCAGATCATTGAATATTACAACGCTACTTTCAGTAAGTGTTAAACCAACGCCAGCCGCAACAATATTACCTAAAAAAACTTTGATGTTGTTATCATTTTGGAATGCTTCGACAGCTTGTTGTCTTTTTTCTTTTGAAACAGACCCGTCAATCGTTACTGACTTTTTACCAAAATGAGCTTGCAATTCTTTAATTGTGTTTGTAAAACAACTAAAGATAATTACCTTTTGATCATTCTCAAGCATTTCTTCAGCCATTTCAATTGTGTGGGCTATTTTATCGTAGGATAATAATTGTCTAACTTTAATAAGTTTTGTTAAGTGATCTGTAATTGTTGGTTTTTCACCAGCCGCTTCCATTTCCTCAATCCAAGCTTCATATTCATCAATATAAGCGTTGTAACTGGTTGAGAATTCCAATGGTAGATATACAGGTTTAATAGTCTTTTGTGGTAAATCAATAGAATCACTCTTAGTTCTCCTTAAGATAACATCAGCAGAGAAATCTTTTAATTCCTCAAGATTTGAAGATCCTGAACAAACCCAATACTTTTGTTTGGTACCTTTACGGTTGAATTGTCTACCAGCGCAATATCTTTTAACATAGCCAACCCAGTTAGAAGCAACAGGTGAATCACACAAATACAAAAGATTATAGAAATCAATCGGTTTATTTGTGATTGGTGTACCTGTCAATAACCACCTTACTGGTATTTTCATTGCAAAATCATTAAAGATCTTAGTTCTGTTTGACGCAGCGTTTTTAAGGTAGTGAGCTTCATCCGCAATTACCAAATCAAACTTATGGTAATCAATTGGTGACACGGGTAAATCAGCTGTCTTAACACCACGTCTAGGTAAATGGTGAAAATTCTTAAGAATATCGTAGTTTACGATTGTCCATTTCTTTACAGTAAGGTTACTTCCGTCAACAACGCTAATATTATCTGGGGAATCATAGTTTGAAATTTCAATTTTCCAGTTAAGTTTAAGTGATGCTGGACAAACAATCAATATTTTTTTAAATTGACCTTCTATGGCCGCAATGATAGCGGATGTAGTTTTACCAAGACCCATTTCATCAGCCAATATAAATTTATCGTTTGTCAATAATTTTTTAATTGCTGTTATTTGATGTGGTTTTGGATCCCTTTCATACTTTGTTGGGTCAATTTCTGGTTCAGGGCGACTAACTTTTACACACTCTTTTGAAATGTAAAATGTATAGTATTGGTCACAACCTTCTTCAAAACAACCGTAAATATGTAAAAAATTTTCTTTTCTACTAAGTAATTTATTAATGAATATTTTATCTGGTATAAAATCTAATTTTAATTGTTCAGCGATAAAAGGTCTACAAGATTTACTTATATCGAATAATTTATTAACGACAACAGGGTCAACATTACCGTTTTTAATAACATAATCGCTTTGGTTTTTTGTTGGTATAAAACTTTTACTCGTAAAGTATGTGTTTTGTATACCCAATATATAATCATTTGACCCTTTATATGTTTTTAATATATCCAGCGCTCTCTTTTCTATGGGTAACTGCATTTATGTTTGTTTTCCTTTAATTTATTATTACTCAATAATAATAAATTTTTATGACAAAGTCAATTCATTAATAAATCAAACTATTTATATAAAAACAATAATGGAAAGAAAAACTAGAATACCAAATACAAGGTTGAATAGGTTTTATGATGAAGAGGATTTTCAACTAGAGCTTGATATGGCGACAGAGCTTATTGAGGGGGATATGAATTTTACTGTTGTTTTATTTAGAGTTGACAGAGTTAACACCCAAATGGATGACGTTTACGGTGAAAGTAATGTAAATGATGTCAGATTTTTATCACCCGTTGAGTTAAAGGTTATTCTTAAACTTGAAAACGGTGAGAATAAATCATATTCACCAAACGGTAATTTAAGGTATCAAGATTATGGTAATCTTGAGTTTATGGTTTTACAAAAACAACTTAATGAAAAAAATACTGAAATAAGTTATGGGGATATTGTTGGTTATTCGGATAAACAAAACAATTTAAAATATTTTACCGTTTTTGACGATGATAAAGTAAATACGGATAATCCAAGTACTCAATTTGGTTATTCTGGTTATTTTAGAAGAATAAAATGTACAAACGTTGATCCTAACGTATTTAAGGGAGTATAATCATGGCTTTACCAGGTTCATTCAAAAAGAAAATCAATCTAACACAACAACGTGCTAACATCGAGTATCCTTACTCAATGCAAAGCGGTGCGGCTGAAAATATGAAAGATATGATTATCAATAAAGACACTTATTTACCAAAAGGTGTTATGCACATTGATTTAGATAGAGGTTTTAAAGATTTTATTACTAACGAATTAGCTATTTCTATTGACGGTGAAAAAGTCCCTGTGTTTATGATGGGTATTCAAAAATGGAATGAGTTTTCACAAACATGGAAATTTTCAGATGAATATAAAAATTTAAAAATACCTTTTGTTAATATTGTTAGAAATCCAGATACAAAATATGGTACAAACCCATCTTTAATTTATAACATACCAACAGGAAAACATTACACATATGCTGAAGTTCCAACTTGGGATGGTAATAAAATTGGTGTTGACGTTTATAAAATACCACAACCAATACCTGTTGATATAACTTATGATGTTAGAATTTTTGCTTACAGACAACAAGAACTTAATAAATTTAACGCCACGGTTTTAAAAAATTTCCAAAGCAGACAAGCTTATACGGTGGTTAATGGACATTATATTCCAATTGTTTTAGAAGATTCTTCAGATGAAAGTCAAGTGACTGATCTTAATAATAAAAGGTTTTACGTGCAACTGTACAATTTTAATTTACAAGGATTTTTATCAGATCCAGACGATTATATTGTAACACCAGCGATTAGTAGAACTTTTACAATAACAGAAAATATTTAAAAATAAATAAAGAATTTTAAAAATGAAGTGGTATTCTGGTTTTTTGGTAAAAAATCCGATATTTATGAATAAGATAAAATTAAATAAATAAAATTAACTAAATATGGCAAACAAAGTTTATGCGTCTCCAGGTGTCTACACAACCGAAAAAGATTTAACATTTACAACTGAGACAGTTGGTGTTACAACATTAGGTGTAGTGGGTGAAACCTTAAAGGGTCCAGCGTTCCAACCAATGTTCATCAGAAATTTTGATGAATTTAAGACTACTTTTGGTGGTACTAATCCAGAAAAATTTAAAAATACACAAATTGTAAAGTATGAATTACCATACATAGCAAAACAGTATTTAACACAATCAAACCAAATGTATGTAACAAGACTTTTGGGTTTATCTGGCTACGATGCTGGTATGGCTTGGGTTATTAAAACATTAGGTGCGTGTGATGAGTCAACGTTAACACATACTGGTGTTACTCAAACAACAATTAATTTTCAATTTGATACTGATGATAATACTTTCTATATTACTGGTGGTTCTGGTAACACAGATTTAATTGATTATATTGCTACCGCAACTGGTGTTGCTGCAACTGATTTTGATACAGTATTTAATCAATTCTTCACAAGTATCGGTGGTTATAACACACAAGATTTTTATATTGGTAACGCTTTATATTGGGGTCTTTTGACCGATGATATGGACACTGATTTAACAGTTGATGCAGCCACAAACAGTTTAACACCAACTTACATTGATGCATATGAATTACCATTTGGTGTTCCAACTGCTGATAGAGATGCTTTTATATTAAACAATGAGTTAGCGTATAACACAGCCACTCAAACATATAACGGGCCTTCATTTGCTTTATATTGTCATACATTTACATCTGCTGGTGCACAAAAAATTAATGGTGTTTTAGAGTTATTCAATGTTGATTTAACGGTTGATCCATTTATAGATGGTCACAATAAAAACGTTGCTACTATAAGAAGCAGAGGTACTTATACTTCAGATATATTAGGTTATAAAGTTAATACATTAGATATGGTTGCTCCAGCAGACATTGTTAATGATCCTTATTTAGCTTTTGAGTTAACTGGTACAACCGCAAACCCAACTGGTAGCACATTTACGTACACAGTTTCTTTAGATAGCACAAAATCTAACTACATTAAAAAAGTAATTGGTACAACACCTAACAATAAAGATTCTTATATCTATGTTGAGGATGTTTACGATGCTTCTTTAAAATTTGGTAGATTAAACGGTAAAATTAAAGGTTTATACAGTGAATTAACATCTGTTAATAACTGGGATCACTATAGATTCCAATATCAATCACCTGTAACACCTTTCTTTGTATCTGAATTAAGAGGTGGTTTACCACAAAGATTGTTTAGATTAATTTCAATCTCTGATGGTGCTAACGCTAATACTGAAATTAAAGCTTCAATCACTAATGTTGACTTATCTAAGAAAACATTTGATATCTACGTTAGATTATTCAGTGATACCGATGCAAACGTTTCTATACTTGAAAAATTTGTTGATTGTACAATGGATGAAAGTTTGGATAACTTTGTTGGTAGAAAAATCGGTACAATTGATAACAAATACCCACTTAAGAGTTCTTACGTTGTACTTGAAATGGCTATAAACGCACCTACAGATGGTGTTCCAGCTGGTTTCGAAGGTTATGAATTTAGAACAAACGCTTTAACTGGTTACACAGCAACAGCTGTTCCAGAAATACCATACAAACTTAAATATTATGCACCTGGTGATACGATTTACAACCCACCATTTGCTAATGCTACGGTTTCTAGTGGTGATGTAATAAGAAAACATTACTTAGGTTTCTCAAGTCAATTTGGTGTTGATAGAGATTTATTGTTATTCAAAGGTAAGATCAGCACAATAGGTGATAACGCTTATAATACTGGTGATGATTACACAACTAAAACAAAAGGTTTCCACATGGATATTAACGCAAGCAGTGTTATTGATTCCGTAACTGGTGAACAAGTTTTTGCTGTTGGTGTTGCTTCATTCGTTGATGCTATCGTTGTTGATGGAACATCAACTCACCCATATAATAACATGAGAACAAGAAAATTCACAACGTTATTTTCTGGTGGTTTTGATGGTTGGGATGAATATAGAGTTAACAGAACGAATACGGATGATTATAAAATCGGTAGAACTGGTTTCGTAGCTGGTACATTTGATACATTTACAAACGTTGAATACGCTGAATTATTCGGTACTTCTGATTACTACGCTACAATGTATGGTATCAAAACATTCCAAAACCCTGAAGAAACAGCTATCAATATCTTGGCTACACCTGGTATTGACGTGTTAAATAATACTGACTTGGTTAGAGACGCTATTGAAGTTGTTGAAGAGAAGAGATTGGATGCTATTTACTTACCAACATTACCTGATATCAAGTTGTTAAACAATAACAACCCTTCAGATACTGAAAGTTGGTACTATGCTGAAGATATCGTTAGTGAATTAGAAAACACTGATATTGATTCTAACTACACTGCGGTTTACTACCCTTGGATTCAAATCACAGATACAGAGAATAACGCAAACTTGTATATTCCACCTACTGCTGAGGTAGTAAGAAATATGGCTTATACTGATAACGTAGCGTTCCCTTGGTTTGCAACTGCTGGTTACAATAGAGGTTTAGTAAAATGTAATAGAGCTCGTATTGTTCTTGATCAAGAAGCTAGAGATGTTTTATATCCAGGAAGAATTAACCCATTAGCAACTTATTCAGACATTGGTGTTGTTATCTGGGGTAACAGAAACTTGCAAATTAAATCAAGCGCTCTTGATAGACTTAACATTAGAAGATTGTTATTACAAGCAAGAAGATTGATTATGAGTGTATCTAAGAGATTATTATTTGATCCAAACGATACCACAGTTAGAAATCAATTCTTGTCATTGGTTAACCCAATTTTGGATAACATTAGAAAAGAAAGAGGTTTAACAGACTTTAGAGTTAGCGTTGCGATGGACGTTGAAGATAACGATAGAAATACTTTAAAAGGTAAAATCTTTATCAAACCAACACCTACTTTGGAATTCATTGAACTTGAATTTACAGTAACTCCACAAAACGTACTATTTGATAATATATAATAATACTGGGGGTGCCTTAAAAGTACCCCCATATTTTTTACCGTAGGTAGATTTACGTTAGCGGTAAAAAAGAAAGTAACAAAGAAAAAATAATATATAGTACATATATATAATAGAATATTATTAGTATTATATTATAGTACTATAATAATAGAGTACTTTGGTTAAGACCCTTAACAAAAATAAGATAAAAAACTGTAAAAGTCAAGTATTTTGAAATATTTTTTTAAAAAGGTGTACAAAAGCAAAAACAAAGATATTTATAAATAAACAATAAAACAAAATTAAATAAAGAAAAAATATGGCTAACTTACTAATGAAAATGCCTGTTCCTTACGAACCAAAAAGAAAGAACAGGTTTATTTTAAGATTTCCAAGCTCACTTGGTATTAACGAGTGGTTTGTAATCTCTACGTCAAGACCAAAAATCGCAATAAACGAAGTTGAGATTCCGTTCTTAAATACTTCTACCTGGGTAGCTGGTAGATTTACTTGGGATGCTATTGACGTTACGTTTAAAGATCCAATTGGTCCTTCTGCTTCACAAGCATTAATGGAATGGGTTCGTTTACATGCTGAATCAGTAACAGGAAGAATGGGTTATGCTGCTGGTTATAAAAAAGATATTGAATTAGAAATGCTTGATCCAACAGGTGTTGTTGTAGAAAAATGGATCCTTCAAGGTACATTTATAACCAATGCTGATTTTGGATCGTTAGAATACAGCGATGATGAAATCGCAGATATCACCGTGACATTGAGAATGGACCGTTGTATATTGGTCTACTAAGATTTACAATTACTATTTACAAAAAGGGGATCGCATAGCGTCCCCTTTTTTTATCCATTAAGCAATTTGCTGTATTTTCCAATGAAAGTATTAATTTTTTCAGTTAATACGTTTTGAGTTTCCAACTCATGTTCCCAAATTACCATTAAGGTGTATGCGGGGTCAAATTTGACGATTTTAACCTTGTACTGATCATTCTTTAAGTTTCGTCTTTGAAAGGCGTATTTGGCCTCTGGGTTGTGTTTCTTACAACAATGGAAAAAACAACCGTGAGTTTCAACCAAAATGTTATGTTCAGTCAACAAAAAATCAAATTCTCGTTTTTTAAAGACAAAATGTTGTTCAAACTTTACACCCAAACTTGTAAGTATTTCAGCAAAAGATACTTCAAGGTTAGAAGTTCCACCCATTTTTTTAAATAATTTTCCTATTTTACTTTTCTTTTTAGCCATATGTGTGTATTATTATGATAAGTACCGTCAAAAAACGGTTAAACGGTAAATTTTAAAAAAAATACTGTTTACACTATTTAATAATATACTATAATTAATTTAAATAAATAAAAAATATGGATAACGGACAACAAGTTTACTTTGAGCCAGCACATGACGTGATTAGCTTACCTTCAGGTGGTAAATTTTACAAAAACAAAAAAGATACTATCAAGGTTGCTTATATGACAGCGTCTGATGAGAACATTTTAACATCCCCAAACTTATTACAAAACGGTAAGGTATTGGATGTTTTATTAGAAAAAAAGATCTTAGATAAAGATATCAAAGCTGGTCAATTATTACCAGGTGATAGAAACGCTATCATTTTCTTTTTAAGAGCAACAGGATACGGTGAAATATACCCAGTTGAATTAACTGATCCTAAAACAGGTGAAAAATTTACAGAGGATATTGATATTAGTCAATTACCAATGAAAGAGAATGTTCTACAACCAGATGAAAACGGTGAGTGTTCATTTACTTTACCAAAATGCAAGAAAACGGTTAAATTTAAATATTTAACATCTGATGAAGATGATAAGTTGGTTAAAGAAGATCAATCAAGAACCAAAAAAATGGGTTCAAATGCTATTAGTCAAGTTATGACTCTTAGGTTACAAACCCAAATTACTGAAATAGATGGTATTAGAGAAAAAGTTGCTATTGCACAATTTATTGACACCATGTCACCAATGGATTCAGCGGAGTTCAGGAAGCATCTATCTGACAACGAACCAGGTCTTGATTTGACCATTAATATACAGGCTCCTAGTGGAGAGTTTTTTTTTGGTGAACTTCCTATTACAGCCAAATTTCTTTGGCCTTACGTTTGATTATAGAAACCAGATGATGTATGAATCATATATCCTGGTTAAACATGCTAATTTTACCTATGCTGACGTAATGGCAATGCCAGTTTTTGAGAGAAGGAAATTTATTGATATCTTGATGGAAGAAAATGATAAGATAAAAGAAGCAAGAGAAAGAGAGATGAATAAGGCGAAAGCTGGAAGAAGATAAATAAAACCCACTATCAAGGTGGGTTTTTTGTTTTATTCGATATTTATATTAAAACACAGTTATGAAAAAATATATTATAACAGAAGCTCAATTAGAGAAGCTTGTCAATAAGTTGGATGAGATATGGCCATTTGGTAGTGATAAAGTTAAATTTTCTAAATCACCCGATTTTAAAAACCCAAATCCAGATCCAAATAAAAGTGATGATGATAACAATAAAGATTATGCTGAAAGTATTAAACCTTTAAGTTTTTCAGAGTTTTTAAAAAAATCTGAAGAAGATGCTAAAAAAGACCCAAATGCTGTAGCAAACGATGTAAAGTCAAATGTTGCGGCTAATGTTTCAGCTAATAGTGCCGAAAGAAATCTTGACAACGCTAAAAGTAGTTTATTAAAAATTGTTGGTAAAAATTATAGACCTATTAGATCGTATTCACTTAAATACGAAAATAGTGTTTTAGGTCATGCAGAAGATGTAGCTTTAATTATATTAACAATGGCGTATTTTGAGGACTTACAAAAATATAATGACATTAAAATTAACTATAGCGCAAATTTAGTTTTTTTAAACGCTAAAAATTTATCTGCTATTTTAAAAGGTGATAGTTTTATAAAAACAAATGTTACTCAACAGATAGATCCAAATGACCCTAACAAAATTATATTAACCACTGATAATAATACGGTTGTTGTGTATGTAGATAAACAAAACCCACCAGAAACAAAAAAAATTGAGTTTAATAATATAAAAACAACAACAATTGATAAGATTATAACCTATTTTAATGATAAAAATAATTTAAAATTTGTTAACAATGCTTTATCAAAAGACATTGTAAAAATAGAAAAAAGTGGTAAACAAATAATTGTCACTCTTTAATAATGCAAGGAGATATAGCATCAGCAATAGATGAAATGGTAAAAAAGCTGCAAGTTAATACAGCAGCTTCGGCCAATTCACAACAAATAATAGAAGGGCACGTACAAAATGTAATTGATACGTATAACGATGCTATTGCCCAAAAAAAAGAAATGTATCAATGGGATGCCAAAAACGAAAGTTTATGGGGGTATTTTAAAAGAGTACAAAAAGAAAAGGAAAAGATTTATAAAGAACGTCAAAAAAGAAAAAATAATATACAATTTCTTGAAGAACAAATAAATCATTATAAAGAAAAAGAAAATAAAGCGATAAATAACCATAAGAATGAGTTAGGACAAGCATTATTTAAAAGAAGAGCCCAACTAGAAATTGAAAAAAATGTTAAAGAGGCTATGGATAGTGTTGCTGATACAGTTGAAACTGGCGCAAAATCTGGTAACCCTTATTTAGCTGCCATAATGGTGGTTGGTGGTGTTATTATTGGCGCAGCAAAAATGTTATTTAATGTTGCTGTTAGTATTGTTAAAGTAGGTTTTTCATTTTTAAGTAATATACTTGGTGCCGATTTTGGTTTTAGTGCTGTATATGAAAAATTTTTAAAAATGCAAAAACTTGTTGGTGGTATTTCGGCCGACTCTGGTTTATTGGCACAAGAATCCGTTAAATTCTTAAATAAAATGCCGATGATAATGCAAGAAGTTTTAGATGTTGGTGGTAGTATTGAACAAGTTGGTGAAGCATATGAAGGTTATAACAAATTAACAAACAGAAATAGAGTTTTTAGTGGTGTTGAATTTAAATCAATAATCGAACTTGGTTTAGGTACTGGACTTGGTGTTAGTGCCGCTAGTGAACTTGTTGGTAATTTTGAAAACCTTGGTTATTCTTTAGATAGAACATTAAAATTTACAAGTTTTGTTAGAGATAAAACCATGGCCGTTTCTCAAAACCAAACAAAAGTTCTTAAAAAAACCAGTGAGACAATAACTGAACTAACTGGTTTTGGTATTGAAAAAGGTTTAGAGGGTATGGTAAAATTAGTTATTAAAACGCAAAAAGCTAGAATTGATGTTAAAAAAAGTGTGGGTGCCTTTAAGGATGCTTTTACTGACCCAGAAACAGCAATAGAAGTTGCGGCAACAGCTAGGTTACTTGGCGGTAAATTTGCCACTTATTTTAGTGATCCTTTTATGTTAATGGCTAAAAGTATTGAAGATCCTTTACAACTAACAGCTGATTTAATGGAAGTTGTTAAAGGTAAAGCATTTAAAGGTAGAAACGGATTTCAAATATCACCAGCTGATCGTGAATTAATAAGAGAGTTTGCTAAGTCAATAGGTCAAGATGCTGATGAGTTATTTAATGCAGCTATTGAAGATGCTAAATATACAGATAAAATTGAAGCGTTAAGAAAAAGAAATGTATCAACATTTGGTTTAACTGATGAACAAAATGAATTATTAACAAATTTAATGACATTAAATGAGGATGGTTCTTACAGTATAAGGTTATCAAACGGTGTAATACAAAGATTAGAGAATATACCTGGTAATACGGAAATATACGCTATTCTTAACCAAGAAAGAAAAAATCAACAATCAGCATTATTAAGAAACTCGTTAGCTGAAAGAATAGGTATTGTTGTGGATAGATTTACAACAGCTTTTTCTCAAGTTTTTGTTGAATTAAACAATCTACTAACTAATCATAACACATTAAACAATTTAGATGAAACAGTTAAAGCTATATCAAGCGAGATGATAATATTTTTAGATAAAGCTTTTTCTGAAGGGGGGTCTTTTCGTCAAAATTTAATGCAAATATTTAACACAATGTCTATTATTATGGATAAAATCCTTAGTATTTGGAAAGACCCTAAAAAAGAATTTGGTGAAAAATTTAGTGAAACAATTTACGAATTCCTTGATGGACTTGATATTGGTTTTAAACCAATATTAAAATTTGCTGGTGGTTTCCTTCTTGAAAAAATTGGTAAACTAATAGATAATGCCACACTAGGTGTAACGTCACTTGAAAAAAGTGGATTAGAAATGCAAAAAAACGCTCTTATAGTCGCAGGTCAAGACAGTGTTTTATTTAAAACCCAACAAGAAAATCTTGTAGAAAAAATAACCATCTACAATGAAAAAAATGGTGGTATGGACATGACAGGTTTAACTAATAAGTCAGGTGCAAAAATGATTGAAGCTAGTGCCCATATAATTGCAAAAAATATGCAAAAAAACGCTTTTAAAACCGTTGGTAAAAGAATACCAGGTCTTGGTTTAGCTATTGGTGTTTTTGATGCTATAGGCCAAGCTATGGATGGTGACTATGGGCAAGCAACAATAGCCTTAGCATCTGGTATAGCATCAACCGTTCCTGGTGTCGGTACATTGGTATCAATAGGTTTAGATGCCACTAACGCTTACATAGATTACTCTAGTGGTGATAATGTTATCAATAAAGATGGTTTAATGATAAAAACAGAAGATAAAATCATAAAAGGTAGAAAAGATGACGCTTTATTACTTTTTGACCAAAAAGCTACACAAAGCGCCCAAGATAATTTATCAATTAAAAAACCTATTGTTACCTTAAACTTAACAGGTACAATTGATATGACACAACATGATTTAGATGACAATGGTATTAAAGATGCAACAAATATCGTATCCAAACAAATTATAAACCAAATGGCCTATAATGCATAATAAAATAGAATGTTTAATATTTATAGTTAAACAATAATCATTAAATTTAATATATGGGACAAGCAGATTTTTTTGGTAATTTAGAAGGGGCACAAAAGAAACTTGATGCGCTAAAAAAAGCTGGTATCATATCAGCCCAACAAGAAGAGGAACACGTTAATAGTATGTTGTCAATGTACGATGCTATTAACGAAAAAAAAGCGATTGGTAGAGAGTGGGATTTAAAAACACAATCGGTTTATCAAAACTTAAAAAGATTTGGTAAAGAAATGGCTGAAGATGCTCAAAACCTTAAAAAAGCCAAAAAAAGTCTTAAAAAAACCGAAGATGATATTGTTAACATGGGCAAGGTTGCCGATGAACTTACAAGAAGAGGTAACAAAGAAGCGGCTGCGTTAGTTAAAAAGAAAAAAGAACAACTTCAGGTTGAAAAAGAGATAGAAGAAGTAAATTATCAAACAGCTAAATCTTCGGTTAGTAAAATGGGTCAAGCCCTTAATATGTTTGGTAAAGTGGGTGGATTCTTATCATCAAATTTTGGTGGTTTATTTAGTGTATTTGGTAGTATATTGGGTGCGGCTTTTGATATTGGCGTAGGGTTACTTAAAATTATTTTTCCTATCGAAAAAGCTTATAAGTTATTTCTTGAAATGCAAAAAGTTGTTGGTGCATTATCAGCTGATATTGGTATGACAGCTATTGAGTACCGAAACTTATTAAATATGATGCCAACAATATACAATGAAATACTTGGGTATGGTGGTAAGATTGAAGATATTGGTAAAATCATAAAAGGATTTAGTGATGAAACTGGTAAGAATAGAATTTTTAGCGCTGAAGAAATTACCGATATTGTTAAATTAGGTAATAACACTGGATTGGCTGTTGAAGGTGCAACTAAGATGGTTGCAGAATTTGATAACTTAGGTTATTCTTTAAGCACAACACTTAAAGTTGCTCAAAAAGGTAGAAACGAAGCTGCTAGATTTAATATTAACCAAACAAAATTATTACAAACAACCACAGAAGTTGTTAAAGCTTTAACAGGATCTGGTTTTGGTAGAAGCGTTGAGGGTTTAACAAAATTGGCCGCTAAAGCTGAATCATTAAGATTTAACTTAGGTGAATCAATAAAATCTTTTAAAGACGCTTTCTTTAGTCCAGAAAAAGCTGTAGAAGCCGCTGCTAAGATACAAGTACTTGGTGGTGAGTTTGCGCAAATGTTTGGGGATCCATTCCAGTTAATGTATGACTCAATGAATAATGCGGATGGTATGGCTGAAAAATTAATAAATTCCGCAAAGAGTTTAGCGATTAAAAACAAAAATGGTGATTTTATTATACCACCAGCTCAACGTCAAATATTAAAGGAAACAGCGGAAGCCTTAGGTCAAAATTACGATCAAATAGTTAACGCTGGCATTGAACAAGCTAGGACAGCTGATAAGATGAATACGCTAAGCAAAAGCGCTGGCTCTTTAATTGGTATTACTGATGACGACCAACAAGCGTTGGCTAACCTAATGACTATAAATAAAAAAGGTCAATATGAAATTAAAATGCCTAACGGTGTTAGTGAATTAGTTAGTAATATCACAAGTCAAGATCAGTTAAAAAATATATTATCACAAAGAAAAGCAAATGAAGATGCGGCAAAACAAAGATTAACCCTTCAAGAAAGACTTAATAATGTTTTGGATAGATTTGCAATTGGTTTAACACCATTATTTACCAAGCTAGACGAGTTATTATCAAATTCTGGTTTTTTACAAAAAGTTGAAGAATTGGGCAAAACTATTGCGTCACAATTAATACCGATGATTACAGACTTATTTAACGCAGATAGTCCATTACGTAAGGGTCTTGATATGTTTTTAAAAGGTTTTACGGATTTTCTTGGTGAAATTAAAGCTATTATGGGTAATGAAAAAACACCTTTTTGGAATAGGATCAGTGAAGTTTTTGGAAAAATAGGTGGTTTTTTTATGGATGGTGTAATGCCTTTTATTAAGATAGCTTTTGCTGAAATATTTAAAGCTTTACAAGGTTTACCTTTTGGTGTTGGAGATGCTATGTTATCAGCGGCATTACAATTAGAAGAAGGTGATGCCAAAACAAAGGCTATAAGCCAAAAAATGGGTATTGATAATCAAAAATTAATTGATAAAAAAATTAGTAATGTAGCGCAAAATGCTTTGTATATGGGGCCTGGTGATTCAGCGATTGGTTTTGGTAGTGGTCTTTTAAATGTAATTGGTGGTGCCGCTGAATCGGTTATTGGTTTAATTCCAGCCGCATTTGGTAACAGTGATTATCTTACAGCTGGTATCGCCAGAACAGGTATTGGTGGGGCTAGAACAATAGACGCTTTAGCATCTTTACAAACTGGTGGTATTGGTGTTGGTAGTCTTGAATCATCAATTATTGATAACGCTGTAAAGGGTCAAGGTATTGGTAATAATGGTGCTTGGGCTAGAGATGTATATGACATGGAATACCTACCAACACAAAACGTACAGGATTATGTTAGATTTTCTGACGGAACAGAATGGTCTGGTGGTGCTGGACAAGGTATGGCTATGATATCAGAATTAAATGCTAATAAATATGCAAATTCTAATACAAATGGTGGTGCTGGACAAGGTATGGCTATGATATCAGAATTAAATGCTAATAAATATGCAAATTCTAATACAAATGGTGGTGACCAAACAATCACAGTTGTGATAAACGGAGAAATTGAAGCAAAAACTAAAAATGGTACCCAAAAAATAAGTGCAAAAGAATTTTTTGGTTCAGATCCTGTTATGGCGGGTGCGTGGCTTAAAAAAACAATGTCACAAACCGACAATGGTACTGCGAATTATACTAGTGATTTTTTCGTTGAGCCACTTGCTTAATTTAATAAAAAAACAGTTTGAATAATATTTATAATATATGAGCTTAAATAGTATATCGGGACAATTTAGAAATGTAATCCTTAATTTAAATTTACAGGCACCACCTGATGTTGTAACTGGTTTGGTTAATTTAACAAATTCAGTGACAGTTAATGCGTATTTAAGTTCGTTAGGACAAGACGCTGCGATACATTTTTATAATGTACAAAACCCTGGTGATGTTGATACTGACGGTATTCCAGCAAGAATAGCAAACCTTAATAAAACATTAAACACACCAGCTGATATTAACGCTGGTTTACTTGACACAACCACAAGCGCTGCTTATGTAGCTTCTTTGGTTAATAGTAAAGGTCAATTAACAGTAATAAATGATTTTTCAAACGTAAATCCTAGCGATGTGCTAACAGAAGCTGTTGCACCAAGAAATTTGGATTTATCACACACATTAAATACCCCAACAGATATTACCACTGGTGTAAATGATTTGACACCTAACGCTGTGTTTGCGGCTCAATACCTTTCAGGTAGAGGTTCGTTTAGCGTTGTAAATGATTTTGTGAATGTAAACCCAGGTGATGTTCTAACAGATGCCGTAGCACCAAGAAATTTGGATTTTGCTATGACATTAAACACACCTACGGACATAACCGCTGGTGTAAACAATTTAACACCTAACGCAGCATACGCTGCTCAGTATCTTTCTGGTAAAGGTGCTTTTACCGTAATTAATACATTTGCAAATATAAACCCTGGTGATGTATTAACCGATGCGGTTGTACCAAGAGCTTTAGATCTTGCAATGAACATTGGTACCCCAACGGATATTACCGCTGGTGTGAATGATTTAACACCTAATGCTGCTTACGCTGCCCAATATTTAGCTGGTCTTGGAACATTTAGCGTTATAAATACATTTAATGTTGTTAACCCTGGTGATGTTTTATCAGATGCAATAACACCAAGAACACAAAACTTTGCTCAAACATTAAACACACCTGTTGATATTACCACTGGTGTAAATAATTTGTCACCTAACGCTTCTTTGGCAGCACAATACCTTTCAGGTAAGGGTACATTTGTTGCGATCACAACTTCACCTAATGTAAATCCTGGTGACGTATTAAGTGAGGCTGTAACACCTAGAATACAAAACTTTGCTCAAACATTAAACACACCTGTTGATATTACCGCTGGACTAACAAATTTAAGCGGTGCTTTTGCCGCACAATATTTAGCTGGTAGGGGATCGTTTGTTGCGGTTACAACTTTACCTAACGTAAATCCTGGTGATGTTGTAACAGATTCTGTAATACCAAGAAATTTAAACTTTGCACGCACATTAAACACACCTGTTGATATTACCGCTGGACTAACAAATTTAAGCGGTGCTTTTGCCGCACAATATTTAGCTGGTAGAGGTTTAAATAGTGTTATTAATGATTATGTTAACGTAAACCCTGGTAATGTTGTTACTGATTCATTTGCACCAAGAACATTAGATCTTTCAAAAAATTTAAATACCCCAGCTGATATTACCGCTGGTATTCTTAATTTAACACCTTCAGCTTTAATTGCATCACAATACTTAGGTGGTAGAGGTTTAGACACAACAATTAATAACTTTAATGTTGTTAACCCTGGTGATGTTGTTACACAAGCCGTAACACCAAGAAATTTAAATTTTTCAATGACATTAAACACGCCAGTTGATGTTGCTGCTGGTATTACCACATTGTCACCAAGTGCGTCCATTGCTGCTCAGTATTTAGCTGGTAGAGGTACATTGGCACAAATAAGTACATTCGCAAATGTTAACCCTGGGGATGTTGTTACATTAGCTGGTCCAATAATGATCAGTTTGTTTAACAAAAACATGGCAAAGGATCCAACAGATCCAACAGATGCTTTTGCGTTGGCTAATCCAGGTGCTATACCAGTTGGTACAGCAACCTTAATAAACGATTTTATTATACCTAACCAAACTCAATTATCTAGTTTAACACCAAGCTACACAACTAACATAACAACCAATAAATATGGTGCTGAAAACACTGTTGTTTATGAAATTTTAGAAAATTTATTATTAAATCAAACACCAAACACACCGCAAAACCCATATCTTACTGAAGATAAGCTAAGTAATGCTGATCCAACAGAAATAAGAATGGGTGATTTTTTAAACATACCTACGGCATCAACTCCGTTGAGTGCTTTGTTGGGTGCTGATTTAGATATTGCAAATTTATTAACTGAACCTGGTTTAAAAAATGATACGTTATTAGCACAAATAGGTGCTTTACAGTTAAAATTTAATTTAAACACAAGATTGTTAGCAAAAGCTGCACAAGAAGTCGCTGGTTTAACAACCATTGATGATATGTTAACCAACCCATTGAAAGTTATTGAATTTATTAAAAACCCTGCCTCAATACTTGAAAGAGGTAATGCTGACATCACAACATTTAAAGGTGGTTTAGGTAAATTAGCTAGCTTTATTTCAGATATTGGCGGTTTAGGTGGTTTAACATCCGCTTTCTTTAAAGACGATTCTATTATTTTAAGACCAACATGTTTTGGTGATTCTCAAATAGAAGATAAATTAGAACATAGAGTTATTAGTAGATTAGATGAAACTGGAAGAGCACAAAGATTTTTTTTATTTTCAAATCTCGGTATTAACAAGTATTCACCAGATTATCAAACCAAATTAAGTGATGCTGATAATAGGTTATTTAGAAGAGCGGCTAAAGCTCAAAGGGGTACTGAAGATGTTGTTTTTACCCCATACATTATAGCTGGTAAAAATATTAGTATATTCCATTTATTACAAGATGACAATGGTTTGCAGGTTAAATCTAATAGTGAATTAACCAGAGCCATTAGAATAGGTGAAGATGGTACTGAAAATTATTACACTGAACCAGGTGTTGAGGATGTTTCAAAATATGGGTCAGTACAAACTTCATTTATTTGGAGAGGTGCGACCAATGAACGTTTTATGGATCCAGTAAATCAACAATCAACAATTGACAACTGGGATAGTAGGATTAAAAACCAAAATAGTTTATCAAACAATTCTACAAATCGTTTTAGAGATTGCTCAATACTAGATGTTACACAGAAATTATTGGAAGCAGGTGAAAGAAATGAAGCGATTAGATCTATCGACCAAACTAAAACTAAATTTTTTGATGGTTATAGTTTTGCACCAAAAAGTTCTGGTGTGATAACACCTTTTAAAGTTGAAAGAAAAAACAAAAAGGGTGAAGTTACGGGTTATAACTATTTAGTACCAGGTTTAGATAAAGGTGGTAAAAGAGATGATAATAGAATGTATAATGAGGTTGAGTTATGTAGAGCTTGGACAAAAGCAAAACCATTCTCAAAAATAACAGATCTTATTAGATGGAAAGAATTAAATAGAAAAGAAAGAAACTCTGTATTGGATAGATACGGAAACTTAAATATACACCCATCAGCACTTAACGTTAACGAAGGTTACGGTAGATTAGGCGATGGATTGGGTGACGCTGTTGTTGAAGCTTTTGGTGAAAAAAGAGCTAGAAAATATATGTTCTCACTTGAGAACTTAGCTTGGAGAGATTCTGCACAGTTTAACGAATTACCACCTTGTGAAAAAGGTTCTAACGGTGGTAGAATTATGTGGTTCCCACCATATAACATAAGATTTACAGACGATACAACAACAAACTGGACAACACACCAATTCTTAGGTAGACCAGAGGCAATATATACATATAACAACACCGAAAGATCTGGAACATTATCTTGGGATATTGTTGTCGATCACCCAACAATAATGAACTTATTGGTGGATAAAGAATTTGCAGCTTTAACAGATGGTGAAGTTGATGAATTATTGGCGGCTTTCTGGGCTGGTTGTTTGGATTACGACATTTTTGAATTGGCTAGAATTTGGGGTGTATTTAGTGATAGTGATATTGAGTATTTTAAAAAGGTTATATCAGATTTAGATATTAGATTACCAAATGATAAAATTAGAAGTAAAGTTGAGTCATCAGGTAGTTTCCAACAAGAAGGTGTTAAAATTGAAACACCAAGGCTTCAGATAGTACCATTAACTAAATTTGATTTATTTTTCGAAAACGATATACCATTACCTAAAGATTCTTATAAAAACCCTCTAACACCTTTTAATGTGGCTGGGTATGATACATATTACAATATATACGCTAATTTAGCTAGAGGTAAAAATCTGAATCAAAATTCAGAGTTTCAAGAATTAGCTGTAGGTGGTAACTCTGGTTTAAGTGAATCTGGAAGAACGAATTGGATTAGATATGATTATACTATAGGTGAAAATGCACCAGCAGATAACCAACATTTCTTTACAAAAGATAGGGTAAAATATGATAAAGAATCATATGGGTATGAACAACAGTATGAAAGCATTGCTTTAGAATATTCAGCAGACAAATATGCTAGTGTTAAAGACTATAACCTAAGATTTGCAATGGTTGCGCATGCATCACCTTCAGCACCTGGTAGCAATGATGCAGCACTAAAAGAGTATAACAATAAATTAGCGTCAAGAAGATTTGTTTCAGTTACAAAATGGTTAATACTTAATGTACTGAAATCTCCTGGTGATAATGGTGAAATTAAATGTTATACATTAGGTAACCAAGAAATAAAATCAGTAGAGGATGTTGATAAATTACATGGTGATTTAGAAATATCTAAATCAATTACAATATTAAGGGGTGACCTTAATTCAAGACAAGAAATTAGTTTTAATATTGTTTCAAGAGGCCAAGATATTAATGATTTATTTCAAAAAAATCCAGAATCAACCACCCCAGTTGATGTTATTCGGGATAGGAATCAGTATACTAGTTTATTCGGTAGACCACTTACAGGAGCAACCTCTGGTGTTGAGTATTTTCCTATAAGTTATGGTGCTAATGAAACTTATTATATGGTTAAAACATATGATGAGTTTAATAAACTTATAGTAGCTGGGTCACCTGATGAAACTACTTTTATACCTTCTGTACCAAAAGGTATTACAACACCAATAAAAAGTAAATATATTGGTACTTGTGTAGCTATACTAAGCAATGGAAAGCGACCAGAGACCAGAGAAGCGGACGTTATTTGTGGTAGCTTGTCCCCAATTGCATCATTTGCGAGAAGGGTTGAGATTGAAGCAAAGTTAATACCGAAGGAAATCCCATTGGAAAGAAAAAATCCGCCAGGTGAAACACCACCATTATATGTTGAAGAGCAGGTCCCAACAACCAATGTAACAAAAAGAGAGATTGCACAAAGAATACTTAATAAATTATTAACAGAATGTGATTATTTTGAATATTTGTCAAAAGAGTCACCAATTATTTTTGATAGTTTAAAACAAAAATTAAAATATTTTAGCCCAGCATTCCATGCAATGACACCTGAAGGGTTAAACGCTAGATTAACCTTTTTACAGCAATGTATGAGACCTGGTGATACAATCACTAAGGACGTTGGTGTTTCTGGCTGTGACGCTAAGAATACAGCGTTTGGTAGACCACCTGTATCTGTTTTAAGAATCGGAGATTTTTACCACACAAAAATCATCATTAATAGTTTAAATATTAGTTATGATCCATTATTATGGGATTTAAACCCTGAAGGTATTGGTGTACAACCAATGCTAGCAAAAGTTAATATTTCATTTAAATATATTGGTGGACAAGGTTTAAGAAGATACGTTGATCAATTACAGAATGCATTAACATTTAACTATTACGGTAACACAGATGTTTACGATGAAAGAACATTTGCTAATACAGATAGAAGAGAAAGGGACTTAATAAATCTTGAACAAGATTTCTTTGCTGAAAATTCGTTGGATTTAATACCAATCGTTGCGGCAGCTGAGTTAATAACACCTTCAACAGAAGGTTTACCAATACCTTATGGTACTATTGGGGTTATTAGTGAGAGATTGTTACCAAAATTGGCTGGTGGTACGTATTACCATAATTTAACTGGTGCAGCAACATTTGACCTAACAAAAGAGTACATAGCGGAAACATGTGTTACATACCAAGGTCAATACTATGTTAGAAAAAACGTAAAATACCCGATAGCAGATGGTTTATATACTAAAACATTACCAACAGACACAGCAACTTGGACAGCAATAGACCACTCTAATTTTGGTGAATTTGCATTTAGACAAGAATACGGTAGATTATACTTACAAAGATATGATATACAATATTATGACCTATTTAGTGAGTTGTATTATAGCTTTGGTGATTATGTAAATAATTTTGCTAATTACATAGGTAAAACCGAAGACAAAACAATTGGTAAATATAAGGTAATTAATAACGTATTAAAAAATAAAAACTATAAAAAACCTTTATCAACTACTGGTACAACCATTAGTGAAATAATCGGTAATATATCTGGTACAACATTACCAAACACAAATCTTAGTGGTTTAACTTATTCCGAAATTTTTAACACCGTTGCTAATGAAAGAAGATATATTGGACTTGGTGATGTGTTTAAATATCACCCATTCTTTTTAAGTAAAAATAATAATAAAGAAGAACCTTTTGAGGCTTTAAAATTAAATTTACATCCACAAGAGTACATGTTTAAAATTGGTGACGGTAAAGGTTTACCTTATAATTTCACAGCTTTAACAGGTGCAACTAATAACGGTAGAAGTAGCAAATATTTCCAAGGTAACTTTACAAACGGTTATACAAACAATGTAGATGGTAATTCTGAAACTGGTGGTATTTTCTTTAGAGACACAAACGGTATAAAAATATATAAGGATATTGAATCTAATTTTGTCAATGAGTTTAGAACAAAAATTGCGACAAACACGTTAGGTTTTTGGTTTGATACAACAGATAATTTAAAAGGGTTTAAAAACTTTTATAAAAATCTGGAAACTAGTCACATAAAAGATTTTACTAGTTATATTGATACACAATTTGTTTCATTCTATTCTAAGAGAGATTCTGACACCGATTCAACAATAACAGCGTTAAACGATTCAATCGCAAGAATGTCGGTTATATTGGCTGGTTTATCGTTACCATTGTATGGTTACGATGCAACGCTTTCAGAAGGTAGGGCTAAATTATACGAAGTAATACCTAACGCTAAAAAATTAAGCACACCAGTTACTGGTAGTACCATGTTTGGTTACAACCCATACGAAAAATACAAAAAACTATCGATAGATGGTGGTGAATTAATTAGTTTAAGTGATGTTTATGGTATTTTAACTGAAGCGAACGGTATTCAAACAAGTGGTTTCACAATAAATAAATACGCATCACTTGGTAACGGTATGTATTTCTTTAAACAACTTAAAAACAATTTAAATAACACAACATCTGATAGTGTTATTAAAGAGTATGTAAGAAATATGACCTATATTAGTAAAGTGTTTGGTTATACCACTGTTGGTGATTTACCAAATCAATATGATTTTGATAATTTCTTACCAACGAATAATAATTTAACAGCGTCAATTTCAACAGCAAACACCTTTAAATTTGGTCAAATAAATCCAGCGGTAAGCGGAAACCCAACAGACGAGAATTTCTCACTTAACCCTTATGAGTATGGTACTAGCTCAAGCGCTAGATCTTTGGAAACAACATCATACGCATTGGTTAGTAGAGATAGTAGTAATATTGTAAATAATACAGCAAATAATGTTTACCAACAAGGTGAGTATCAAATGAAATACACGTTTGAAAAAATTAATTATGAGTTGTTAGATTTTAGTAATAAAACTTTAGAGTTTATGTTATCAGATGAGTCTGAAACTAAAAACAATGATATTGATTTAGTTTATACACCAAACTATGAGCTTGATTTACAAATTAATAGTTTAACTGGTGTAACTTTAAACCCAACGGGTTCAACAAGTGGTGTAACAACCTCAGATGTTTTATTTTACTACGGTTTAAATAAGAAAACCAATTCACAAAATAGCTTTATAAAAGATATAAATTATTATTTATTTAACGAAAATAACCCTAATTTAACAGGGACTACATTAAATACACAATTAAAAAATCTTAATACTTTAATGATGTATGATTATACCATAACAGAGGAATACGTAAATTCACTACCAGATCAGCAAAAGTTTAAATTAAACGGATTTGTCAGTGGATCTACAAGCGGTACAACAACTGGTATAACATATGGTGAAACCGTAAAAATGTCAGCAATGCAAGATGTTTTATTTATAGAATTTTTATATAACTTATATGTGAGTAAATCAGTTCATATTGAAGCTATTATGGCTAAAATAGAAAAAACTGGTATCAACCCACCAGCAAGTATTAAGAATAACCCAATAAGGGTTGATAAATACAAAAAAGACCAAACGGTTAAAATTAAAAAATCAATTGAGGGGGCGTTCAAACTTATTGAAACTTTTGTTAAAAAATACGACTCTGATTTGGCTGATGTGCTTAGCTATACATCAAACCTGAATGATAACACCATAAAAAATATAAATAAAAATATTTTTGGTGTTAATAATTCAGCTAAAGTATTAGACAAATTTGAAATAAAAAATAAGTTAATTAAGGGTAATTTTGACGATTATACGGTTACATTCAGGGAGACAAGTAAACTAGACAGTACGATCATTAAAAACTTAAAACTCTTTACAAAATATAAAAATGAACCTATTATTAATATATGTTCAACAAACGAGGCTGAATCGATTAAAGTAAACACCGAAACACAATTGGCAATGCTTTACCCAGAGCTTTATAATTAATTATTGATATGGCTAGATATTTTAATAGATATAAAACGTTAGATAGTGATTCAAAGCACATATCCCCACCGTTTATTAAATTGATTGAAAAAACAACCGATTTATTCACTGTTTATAATACGGGTAAAAGTAGGTTGGATAAAATTAGTCAACAATATTATTCTGCACCATATTATGGTTGGTTAATTTTAATGGCGAACCCAGATGTGGCACCTAGTGAATGGGAAATACCCGACAACACAACACTTAGAATACCTTACCCTTTGCAAGATACTTTAAAGGAATATGAAACAAAATTAAAAAACAGGGTAGAATATTATGGCTAATACGTATGATGAAAAAATACTATCCAGTTTTGGTAAAAGATCAACTGAAGCAAATAGTTCCATACCTAATGGGATTTTTGTAGTTGACCCAAATAAGGTAATTAATAGCGATAACAATATTATTCCTAGATATGTTAAACAGGAAGATCTTGTAATGTACGCAAATCTTACCGCTCGTTTAAACCCTGACAGCGCTATTGTAAATAATGGTGATGGGGAAAAATCTAAAATTATTACTATTGGTCAAATAGGGGTTAATTTTATGAACCCTTTAGAAAGAGCTGTAAAAAATAATGATGGTACTATAGATTTTTCTAAAAAAAGAAATAAGGGTGTTTTTACAACAGACTGGAGTGATTTTTTTACAACAAATAGTGATCAGGAAGGTTTCTTTGACCCAGAAACATTTGGTATAACAAGCATTGACGTTTCTCATAACGCATCGATGACACCTATCATAAAAATAGAATTCGTTGACGTACAGGGTAGAACATTGCTTGAGAGAGGTAATGACCCAACAAACCCATATAATATTTTTTATAGGTTCCCGTATCCTTTATTTAGTTTAACGATAAAAGGTTATTACGGTAAAGGTATTGAATATCCTTTGTCAATGACAAAAACGTCAACAACTTTTGACTCATCAACGGGTAATTACATAATTAGAGCTGAATTCTTATCAAGAACGTTTTCAATATACAATAACTTTTTAATGGTATATGCTTACTTAGCACCTTACATGTATCAAATTGGTGATGCAAATAGTGGTGATTATCTCGGTAAAAGATTATTAAAAGGGTTGTACCAAAAACAAAACAAAAAATATGAAAAAAAATATGGTGTAACAGCCAAATTTGTTGATGGTAATTGGGTTGTAACTGGACCAAATGAAAAAAGTATAAATGAGTTTAAAAAACACCAATTTGTAAAATACCCATCAATATTAGATATGATTAGAACAAGTAGTGTTCTAAATAAAAATGAATTGGCTTATGCGAATGAATTAAATGAAACAAATAAAGATAGGGGGGTAGCTTTAGAAGTATACGCTAAATTAGAAGAAAAATTTGATCAGGCAATAAGAAAAGAAATACCAGTGTGGGGAAAAAAATTAGTACAAGATAAAAGAAACACTGGTGATTATTACCTTAATGAAAATCTTTTGTCTAGGTTAAATAATGGATCCGTTGCCAATCTATCTAACCAAACAATGGCTAATGAGACTGGCGCCAATAAAATTGATCCGTATCTTTTAATAAGAGAGTATTCTGAAACAGTCACTATAGAGCTGGAAAAGTTTTCGGGTAGCGATTATAAAACATCTGAAGGTGTAAACGTTAATTTAAAACAAAATATTATTAATGATATTAAGTTAGAGTTGACAGCAGCTAAAGGTTTTAAAAACGAAACTTCATATATACAAAAACTAAATAGCAGTAATTTAAAAACTATTTTTAATGATGATTTAATACTGTTTAATAACACTTCATTGAGGGATAGTGACAGCCTTAAAAATGTGTATTTTAGTGAGGTGTTTTTTAAAAAGATACATAAAATTATAATTAAAAATCTTATTAATTTTTTTGAAAAAGCAGATTCTGTTACTGAAGATCAGTTATTTTTTAATTTAAAAGAAAAAATAGGTTTTGTACCTAATATTGACAATGTTATTCGTATTTTAATGAATAACATGCAAGTATTCTTAACATTATTAAATCTATCGGCATTAAACTCATTTAGGCAAATTAAAGATGATGATAGTAGGGAAAAAATGCAATCACTTTTTGGTGAGTATGAAATCGATATTGATAACCCAGACATAAAAAAATTCTACCCATTCCCAAATTATTTTCAAAAAGAATTGGATATTGAAAGTAATACATACGTTTTTAAAAAAACATACCCTGGGAATAAAAATACAAAACATTGGTTTGAGGTTCAGTTTACCGAGGAAATTTTTCGTGCACTAACAAGAATGAAAACTGTGTATGGTGGTGAGAATATTAACAATATCGACCCATACGATAACCAAACACAAATATACTATGAAAATTTAAGAAATCAAACGGTTTTAACCGCTAGTAATCAAATTAAAGGGTTGATATCATCGTTATTGGTCATAAACAATCTTAACCCTTACGATACACAACAAACCCCAATCGAAACAGTTTATGAGTTTGTTGATAAATTGATGTTATTTTCTGGTTTTGCAAATACTGAAACAGAGAAAATAAACCCAAAATTAATTGACATGTTGGCCACACATGAATTTTCAATGTTAGAGGATTCGGTTAGAAATGCTGATAAAACAAGTCTTAGTGTTTTTTATACCAATATAAATAATAAAATAAAAACAGCTGCTGGTACAACAGAAACATATTACGATGCTTTTGCAAGAACAATGGCGGGTAGCGATACAAATTCAACTGGACTTGTTAATAACATTAATAACGTAATTGTACAAATAACACAATTATTGAATAAGCAATATACTATTACTGAGTTAAATATGACCAAACAAAAAATAGAGGGGTACATTAATAGCGCAACGAATTTAGAAACGTTTAAAACATTATATGATTATGACCCTTTAGAATATAAGAGTCGTAAAAACCCCAACACACCAGAAAGATTACATGCTGTGTTTTTTAACGGTTTAAACATGCATGATCAGATTGAAGGTAATGACCCTAACCTAAGTACACTGGCGGCAGAAATTAAAGCTAATTATACTAAACCAACTAAAAATACAAGTGGTTATCTTCAATCATTTGATGTGGATGTGGAATCATACCCATTAGATTTTAAAATAGACAATAAAGTTTCGACCAATAAAGAAAATTCAAACGCTTTAGCTATATCAGTTAAAACTGATGCAATAAATCCAGGTCTCATACCTAATAAAAAAATTAAAGATCAAACTAAATATAGTAAAATATTAATATAAAAGATGCCATCATATAATCAAAATTTTTTAGATAAAAGATATATATCAAATACTGATATTGACATAAACGCTATGATGAGTAGTGTTACAGGGGAAACTATTGATGGAACTTTTTTAACACTCAGAAAAGAATTAGAAGATACTAACGCATACCCAAATACTATGCTAGATGCTGGTGTGAATAATCACGCTATTTTTGCACAAAACATGGTTAAAGAAACAACCACTGGTAAATTTTTTAAAAGCGGCCAAATGTTTTTAAATACCATCAAATGTGAATCAAATTTTGGTTCTTTTGGTTTTTTGGATACATCTTTCCTAAGAACAGCTTTTAAAACAACACAAGGATTAGTTGAATTACCAATACACACAATATTAAAAATTGGTGGTATATATGATTTTTATTATTATAATGATTACGAAAAAGATACTAAAATTGATCTTGACATTGTAAATGGTTTAAAAACAAATAACGGTTATGATTTATTCGATGACCCTATTGTAAAGAACAAACATTACGGTACCTATGTGTTTGATGATAAAAACCTTATTTTAGCGACAGCACCATTTGTAAAACCAATTACCCCAAGGCATATTGATGACTCGATTGGTAATGGTAGTGATTCTTTTAGTAAAACTAATATTAGTAAAAACTATAAAGAAAAATATTACGATTATAATTATGGTCTTGAATTATCTTTAAATAATAATATTTCATCACACATGCCATTTAGTGGTTACGGTGTATTGAATAATTATATGAATTCGATGTCCCATTTCTTTTTTGGGGAAGGTCTTGATGGTGGTACTGACATAACTGACACGAGAAATAATAACGGTATACCTTATCATATTATAGGTAATTTTAAAGGTAACCTAAAAACTTTTAAAACTTATAACGACACTCAAATTAATTTTTTAGCGTCATACAACAATTACGGAACCAAAATTCAACATGACCTTAACGGTTTAAAAGCAGCGTTAGATACATTAACAAAAACAATAACCCTTGACACTAATTTTGTTTTTTCAAAATCACCTAAAAAAACTGAGTTTTTTTTAATGCTGTCAAAAATTAAAGCTAATTATCTTGGTGGGTACATCGCAACAGATTATCTATACACAGTAATAAAAGATTTATGTACCGTTAATAATTTAAAAGCAAAATCTAATGACGTTCCTTTATCCGATTTTGCCGCATTATTAATACATTTACTTTTTTACCCAGATGGTGCTGAAAAAGATTCTAGAAGACCTAACAAAACAGTTAGGGTATTATCTTTATATGATGTGGACCCAAATTCATTCACGAATGTTGTGGAATATGAAACAAATACTCTTTACACAACTATAGATTTTTTGTTATTTATATTAGGAGAAACCCAGGAAAAACAACACGAACAAGTTTCAAAGTTATTATTATCCTTATGGACAAAAGAATTTAACACAGAAAAGGGTTCTAGGTTATCACCATTAGATAAACAAGGTACATATGTTGTTTACCCAAGCTGCGGTGGTGAGATTAATATTAAAGAATTATTTTCAAATAAAAATCATACCTATCATAAAACAAATAATGTATCAACATTTATAGAAACACCTGATTTAAGTAACTCTTATGTTACAGGTTTAACAACATCATCATTTACTAATACTGATACGGATGGTAAATATTATGATAATATAAGCAATGATACATTAAGTGCTTTAAATTTTGATTACAAAACTTTTTATGGTAACTTACCAAACAACATTTCAATTAATAACCCATTTACTGAGTTTTTAAATTTAAAAGGTTTAGTTAGCACGCTTAAATATTCGCAAAAGAATACGGTACCAAAATCAATACCAGATAACGATAATTTCTTTTTGAGTAGATATAACCAGTCTTTATACGGTCTTGGTTTAATAACCACAAATATAACAAACCCAATGGTAACGTCAAATCTTGATAGATATGATGACTTGTATATTATTGCAAATACAACAGATCCATCTGGAGTTAAAGAATTATATTTTGACAACAGAACGCTTATTAATAACACATCCAAATTATTTTGGTTTGACCAAACAAGAAATGTTTTCCCGTATACTGAGATTTATAGATCGCAAAATGGTGAACATTTAAAAGATATTAAAGTTGTTGATAACCGTGAGGTGGCACAATATGGCTATGGTGATAACGTAAAACAGTTATATGAATGGGGTGATCCATTAGATGCTGAGTCTAACCTTTGGATTTACGACTACTCAAAATTTGAAAAGGATAGAACCTTTTATTTCGATGGTTATAAGTCTGACATTGACATATATATTGATATATTTGGTGTTGATAAATTAGAAGATTTTAGGGCTTTATTTAAAAATTTTGTTGATAAGGACACAAAAAATTATTTTACAGAAGCATTTAATACATTTAATTTTCAGTCGTTAATTAAACACACAAATATTTTTGGTTATACACATTTACCAGATAGCGTTACATTAGATAGGGTATACACAAAAGAAGAAATATCAGCTTTTTTATGCGGTTATTCTGGTGATTTTATTGAGTTTGCATCCAAAAACGATGTATCTAAAATAATAAACTACGCTTTAACAATTGGTCAAGAAAATAAGGCTAAAATTGTTATTGATGAGTTTATGAACGCAAAAATAACAATCAATAACTATTCAACAACAGGGCCTTTATATGTAGATAATACTGGTGATAACCCAGAAGGTCTTAGGTTAAATTCTAACATATTTAACCCGATAATAATGTATGCTAGTGAAACAAGAACAGCTGATAGTATTATTAGTAAACTTGACTATAGGTTATTATTTAGAACATTATTATTTGGTGACCAACCAATTAGCCCGTATGATGTAAAAACAATACCAGATAATTTTAACACTTTGGTTGATAAATATCTGGATGTTTGGCGATTAAGAGTTGTTAACCCAGAACTTCGTAAAACATTATTACCTGAATTAACAAGATTATTCTTTAGTACATTAAATATTGAAATTACCGAAGGTAATTTCAAATTATTATTAACATATTTAAAAAGTTATATAAATAATTTTGGGATTCTAAGTGGGGGTAAATATACAACAGGCGTTATTTTTTTAGCAAATAGGAATGCAACAATATTCCCATCAGCTGAAGGTGCGGTTGATAAAGAATTTGATTATACTATTGACGATTTTATTATAACAAATAAAGTTATAGGTGGTGTTTTAACAAAAGTTGGAGAGGTTAAATATGAATTTAATACCATTGACGATCTTAAACCAGTTGATAAACTTAAAGAATTTATTGATTACACCAATAAAAATATTTTAACAAAACAAATAGAAGCGTTTAACACGGGTTTAAAGAAATTTTCAGAACTAACAAAATCAAAAATTGATGGAGTTAGTACGTTAAAAGATTCTAATTCTGTTGATGAGTATGAAGAAGATTTAGACAAGGGTGAGATTGAAAGAAGAACAGGTACCTACTATAGGATTAAAACCTTATATGATAGAAGTGTTTCGTTTAACAATATAGATCTAAACGATAGTAGATTAATTAAAAAAAGAAGTAAAGATTTAGCAACCATAAATGTAAGCGATATATTAAATCATCCATTATTCTTCAATTTTAATATTGAGACTGATGATACTGATTATGAAAATTGTATTGATAAAAAATTAAGCGCTGACAAAAGTCTTATTGATGGTAAATTAAAAGATCTTTATGATTATGCATCGGTTCTTGATAGAGGTAATAATGATTACGGTACTAAGGTATTAGCAAATATTGATGCACTTAAAAAGGTTATTGCCGATGATTTAACAAACGTTACACAAGTTGAAAACACATTAAGGTCAAAATCAATGTGGTCCGTTTTATCTACTTTAGCAAGTGACCATGAGTTTCTGTTATTACCTTTAACATCTTATGTTAACTTAAACGGTGCTGTTAAAAACAGTAAAGACCCATTTGAAGTGGCCCATGATATGTTTGGTGTTTTTAACAATCTTGAAATGTTTGATTCAAACCCAGCATTTATATTCCAATTAGGTTCATTAACATCAAATGTTTCTGCGGGTAATAAACAAAAGAAAAATAGTTTATCTGAATTTGATTTAAGTAACACCTTTTGTATGGACATAGAAACAACCCAACTGGGTCCAGACGGTAGAGGTAAAATTTTAGATGAGGGTATACCAAATGACATCGTAAACTCAAATGTTTCGTCATTCATTGTTGATTTTGGAAATAAGAACCAAAATATGTTCCAGAACATCCAATTATCAACGGATGAATTTGCTAATACAGAAGAAAGTATATATACTCAAGTTAGTTTAACATCAAGTGATAATATAACTCAGTTATCAAGCGGTAAATTATTTACCGCAATGGAAAACAGATCTTATTCTTGTACCGTTACAAGTTTAGGTAATGCTGGTATACAACCATTAACATATTTTTATGTTAAAAATGTACCGTTATTTTACGGAAGTTATTGGATTACAAATGTAAGCCATAAAATAACACCTAATAATATGACAACAACGTTTAAAGGTGTTAGACAACCAATATCAAAAAAACCAACGGCAAACACCTCTATATTACAACAATTACTTAAAACTGCACAAGCTAATGCTGAAGCTGCTGGTTATATTGATCCTAATAGTAGATTACAAGTACCAACAAGTGGACAAGTTTACGCATATAACAATAGAGAAACCAACGGTACTGATAATGAATATGGTATATTTTCACAAGCAACAACAGCAAATCCTGGCCTTTATGTAAACTATAGCGGTTTATGGGTAACAGCTGCCTATCTACGTTTAATGACAAATGGTGATCAGAATAATAAGTTATTAATAAAAGCTTTAATTGCGTACCTATATAATAACGCTTACACATTATCTGGTAGTTCAGATCCAGCAACAGCAATTAAATATTTTATGGACATTGTTTTATATGATATGTCTGTTAAATTAGGAGTTGATACATCATTATATAATTTATTAAGCGAATACTCAACAGTCAACACAGCATATGAAGAAATACTATCTGAATTCGCAAAAACAACTTTAGAGGGGGGTGATAACAACGTTTTTAAATATTTAGAACACGACCAACCATTAACAGGTATTAAAACAACATTAATTACAACAGCAGCTGGTGGTGTTATAGCCGAAGATGCAACTGCCACAATAACTGGAATAACCATAACATACCCTTCTGATATCGAAATACCAAGTACACATTCTAATGAAAGTAAAAATGATTTTATCGGTTCGGCATATTGGGTTTCAGATAAACCAGCAAATAATTTTACTGAATTACAAGGTTTTAGTAGATATCGTTTAACAAATGATGTGTTTAAAACAAAGGGTTCAGTACCGAGTAAAATAAACCCTTCCTTGTTAAATTTATTAAAAAATAACCCTGGTGATCAATTTGTTGATTTTGACGCAGCATCAATTACTGGTATTAAAACTGATCAAAAATATTTTGCTGTTGTTAAATATTTAAATAGTGCCACAAATAGGTATGAAGCTATTGATGCGCAGTACAATGGGGTTTCTGGTTATCAAATAATTAAAAGCCCTGTTAATAATAGTAGATCATATTATGGTAATAATCCATTGCAGGGTAGTGATGGTACTTACTTTAAGTCAGGTGTTCAACCTTCAACTATACCTACTAATTCTGGTACTATAAAAGAGAGGTATTCAACATTTTATGTGGGAAATAATGGTGTAAAACCACAAATAATAGTTAATGGTTTAAAATTCCAAAACACCACTGAAATGATTGTTGAGGTTTATACCCCTTATGTCACAACAGATGGTTATCCTATAGTAACAACAGATAGAGATAATATTGGGGTTATTAACAATCTTGGTATCTATAAAAAAATTGGCACCTATAATAATTATAAAACTGGTTATCTGGATAATAATGATAGTGTACCTGTTGTACTTGGTTTTGGGACAGCAACTGGGACAACACAAAGTCAAAATACTAATGGTAAACTTAAGTATCTCACAACATATGGTGACCCTTTTATACCAACTGGTGAATTATCTGGCTCCACACAATATCAAGCGGATGTATTGGGTGCTATTAGTAACGGTAACTCATACATTAGCTTTATAGCCATAGGTCTTGAGGATCAGATAAAATCAAAAATAGTTTTAGAAAGAACTGTAAGGAGTTACATTAATAAAGATGTTTTGGGTACTAAAGAGTTTCCAAAAGCTTATACGATACTTGATAAAGATATTACTAGTAAAGAAATTTATATACCACCAACTAAAAAATTATCAAACGGTAAAAAAACAAAGGTAAGTGGATGGGTTGATCCTTTAAAATCTATTACCATTGGTTCTGGTTACGGTAATAGGGTTCTTAATGGTGAACCAGATTTCCATAGAGGTATTGATTTATCCACACCAGTTGGTACTCCAGTGTTCTCAGTTTTACCTGGTAAAGTGGTATATGTCGGTGACTCAACTGGTTATGGACAGGTAGTTATAATTTCACACCAAGATAAAGGTATATCAACGTTATATGGCCACGTTTCATCAATTAATACAAGCGCTGGTGCCACTGTTAGTGCTGGTGATATTATAGCTAAAAGTGGTAATATAGGTAAAAGTACTGGTCCTCACTTACATCTTGAAATTCGTAAAGTTGTTGCGACTAATAAGGATTCTTATTTTGCAATTAATAAAGATGGTGATGAAGACCCAGAATCTTATTTAAGTTTTAACAGTGCATCCCCTGATGTAAAAACAGTAACACCTGCTGAAACTGAGGCTAATAAAATTGAAATTAAAAATTACCTAAAGGGTAAAGGTTTTTCTAAAATTGAGGTAGCAGCTGTTTTAGGTAATATACATAAAGAAACTGGTGGTACATTTAACCCATATTCCACAAACCCAAAAGATGAAAATGGTTTTGCATCTTTAGGTTTAATACAATGGAACGCAAAATATATTGGTGGTGGAATAAAAGATACTGAAGAAGCTTTTAAAATTATCGGATTAACCGTAGCTGCACAGATGATTTATATGACTGAAGGTGCTTGGAAAAACAATACAGATAGATTCCGTGATGCGTATAAAAATAAATTGTCAACTATTGATACGTCAGGTGCAAAAGTTACAAAGAGAGGTAAAGAGGGTGATAAAGTTGCAAATTTAAAACCAGAAGAATTAAACGCTTATTTAGCAGCATTTCTTTTTGCTAATATTGTTGAGGTTTGTGCTGGATGTAATGATAAAAAAGGTGACAACCTGAGTGAACAGTTTAAAAATTATCATATTGGTGCTAAAGCTGAACAATTTGAAGTATGGGTAAGAAGCGAAACAGCGGTTGATTATCTTAAACAAATGAATAACTCAAGTGATAAGTTAAAATGGTAAAATAAGGTAATTAGAATAAGTTTGGTGTAATACCAACTTTTATTAAAATATCAGATATTTATAGTAAATAAAAGCGTATGAGCAATTTTAATAGTAAATTAGACCAATTTTTAGGTAAAAAAATTGAAGAGGCACAAATCGGTGAAGAAGTTTGTGATATTAAAACTGGTGTTTGTTATGTAAAAACAAAAGACGGTTTAATTGAAAGAACATTGATTGAGAAGAAATTAATGATGGAAGATGGTAGAGAATTACTAAGAGAAGAATCACCAATAAGTCACAGTCGTAAAACATATTTAAGATGAACAAAAATTTAGATAAAGTATTATCCGAAGAGGTAAAAAGATTTAATAGCATTATGGCTTACCAAGAAAAATTGGGTGAAGGTCATCATTATAAATTCTATGAAGCTGAGGGCGATGCCCCAACTGAAGAAGATCCAGCTACAGATGCTGGTGTTGATACCGCTGTTCCAGATGCTGAGTTAGGTGTAGAGGCACCTGCTACAGACGTTGGTGTTGATACAGCTGTTCCAGATGCTGAAATGGGTATTGAACCAGGTATGGAAGCAGCTCCTGTTACCCCAGAAGGTGGTGAGATGATTCCAGATGCCGCAGCTGAAGGTGACACCGAAATTGATGTGACTGATTTAGTTAATACAAGCAAGGAATTAGCTGGCAAAACAGATAGTATCATGCAAAAAATTGTTGATTCTAGTTCTAAAATTGAGGCTATAATTAATAAAGTTAGTGGTGTTGAACAGGGTTTACAAAAAATGGACTCAGTTATCCAACAAATGAACGCTTTAACAAAACAAGTTGAGTTGATGAGACCACCAACCGAAGAGGAAAGAAGAAAAGCTTTGGCTAAAGATTCTTACCCTTTTAGTGTTACACAAGATGAGTATATGGGTGGAAACTCAGCAAAAACACAAACTGATCTTGAAAATAGACCAGATAAATTATCTATGATGGACAACCTTATGAACAATTATAATGAAATGGACATTAAAAATAGTTTCTATAATTCTAATAATAACGAAAAACCTGTAAGCAATTATTAATATGAATAATATACAACAAGAATTAATTACACAAAAACTAACTGTCGGTGATCCAGCAATTGGTTTTGTAAATACAGCTGACTATACAATAGAATATTACGGTTTTATAACATTAGGTAATACAAACGATACAATAGTTGCAACAATTAACGGTGTTGATGACATAACGTTCTCAATGATGGGTATGATTGAAATACCATTACAGTCTTTAGAGGTTACAGCGGTAAACGCAAGTCTGAATGAAACTACTAGTGTTTACAGAGGTTTATTAGTGTTTGGTATCAAAAAGTACAAGTCAATTTTCTAATATTTTAAAAATATTTCCCCAGAAGTTTGTTTTTTGGGTTTTTTGTTCTTAATATTGTACCATAAAATTTATATATTTATGATTGACTACAAAAAAATCGATTGGTCCAAGGCCGCAACAGACACTCTGGCCGACTATGAAAAAGCAAAGTCGAAAACAACACAGACTACCCAATCTAGTTCTGTCGACTTAACAAAGTATTTCACAATTGCACTTGATGAGGGTGCACAAAGTGGTGAAAAATCAGTTAGGATTCTTCCTAACCAAGACGATCCTACCAAATGGTACAAAGTTGGTTATTTCCACAACCTAAAAATTGGTAAGAGATGGACAAAACTTTATGATCCATCACAAGATGGTGACGAATCTCCTTTGAATGAGATGTACAAATTCTTAATGAAGAGTGCGGACAAAGAAGACAAGAAATTGGCCATCAACTACAAATCACGCCAGTTCTTTATTGTTCGTGTTATCGAACGTGGTAAAGAGCATGAAGGTGTAAAATTCTGGAGATTCCCAGCAGTACAAGACGGTTCAGGTATTATGGACAAAATTGCACCACTTGTTAAAAAATACGGTGCATTCTGGAACCCATTCGAAGGTTTCGACATTACAATCTCTATGCTTAGAGATAAATCAAAAGACAGCAAAGTTGGTTTTACTAAAGTTGCATCTATCATCCCTGATAGAGAGTCTAAATTGTCTGAGGACGAAAACCAATCAGTTGAGTGGTTAAGCAATCCAATGGCATGGACTGATGTCTTCAAGAAAAAATCTGTTGAATATTTAAACATTGTTGCGGAAGGTAGTGAACCAATGTGGGATGCTGAGCAAAAATGCTTTATCGCTAAAGTTGAAGATGGTGTTAGTACCTACACAGGAACTTCAGCACCAACACCTAAAGCTAAGTATGAGACACCAGCACCAGTTGCTATGTCTGAAGAAGATACTGATATTGATGGTGGTGTTGAAGAAGAAGAAGAAAGCGCACCAGCGGGTCAGTTAAAGATTGACGATTTACCATTCTAAAAATAAAACTTATAAACATGGACATTAACATGGACATTATGTCCAAGTACTTGTCCATGTTTTTTTTTAAACATTAAATATTATATGGCAGTAAAGAAAAAAGAATTTTCTTTTGATGATCTCAAAAAGAAAATGAGTACGACAACTAAATACAAATCAGACTTATTTCTGAGTTGTGGTGAAGCCTTTTTAGAGGCATCTGGCGTTCCAGGTCCGTGTATGGGTCACATTAACATGTTACTTGGTCATACCAACACTGGTAAAACAAGTGCATTAATTGCAGCGTCAGTTGATGCCCAAAGAAAGGGTATCTTACCAGTTTATTTGGTAACTGAAAAGAAATGGAGTTTTGAACACTGCCAACTTATGGGTTTGGATTGTTCAAGAAACGAAGAGACTGGTGAATGGGATGGATTTTTCCTTTACCGTGACGATTTCAATTACATTGAACAAGTTACAGATTACATCAATGAGGTTTTAGACATGCAAGCAAAAGGTGATTTACCTTATGATGTTTGTTTCTTCTGGGATTCAGTTGGTTCAGTACCATGTAAAATGACATGGGAAGGTAAAGGTGGTAAACAACATACCGCAGGTGCGTTGGCTGAAAAGATTAATATGGGTATTAACCAAAGAATCAATAACAGCCGTAAAGAAACATCACCATACTTAAACGGTTTTGTTGTATGTAACTTACCATGGGTAAGACTTCCAGATTCACCAATGGGTCAACCTAAGATGAAACCAAAAGGTGGTGAGGCTATTTACCAGGCAGCTACATTAGTTTTCCGTTTTGGTAATGAAGCTGATGGTGGTATCAACAAAATTGATGCAACAAGTAAAGGTAGAAAAATTAACTTTGCAACAAGAACCAAAGTTACTGTAGACAAAAACCATATCAATGGTCTTGGTTACGCTGACTCAAAAATTATTGTTACACCACACGGATTCATCACAGATGACAAACGTGATAATAAAGTAGCGTTAGACTTGTACAAAAAAGAAACTTTTGAGTACTGGGCTAGTAAAATAGATGATGCTAACTTTGAGTTAGAGGAATACGAGGTTAACCAAAAAATCTCTTATTCCGATGAAGATTAATAAACCCATAAGGCGTAATAAAGTTAATACTACTATTAACTCATTACTTATAGATGGTGAATATTTACTAAAACAAGGGTTTCATGGTACCAAGCAACTTCAAGGAAAAGAAGGTAGCGTTGGTACCATATTCCATTTTATTAATACCATTAAGAGGTTCTATCAAGATTACGCAGTTACAAAAGTTGTTGTGTTTTGGGAAGGTAAAGGTTCTAAAGAATATAGACAAGGTTACTACCCATACTACAAGCAAAACCGTGATAATAAAGTAACGATTGATGAAAAACACGATTTGGACCGACAAAGAATCCGAATCAAACAATACCTAGAGGAATTATCAATTAGACAGGTTGAAATTGATGGATGTGAAGCTGATGACGGTATAGCATACTATTCAATGAACTCAGTTAATGAGAGTAAGATTGTTTACACAAATGATCGTGATTTACTACAATTATTGGATGAAAATACAAAAGTGTGTTTGACAATAAAAGGTGCTAAGGTTATGATCAATATGGATAATTTTGACACCTATTTTGATTACCATTATTCAAATGTTGGTATCATTAAAATGATTGCTGGGGATACAAGTGATAATATATCTGGTTTACAAAATATTGCTGAAAAAACAGTATTAAAATATTTTCCAGAAATAAAAAAACAAACCGTTAACCAGGATTGGGTTATTGATAGAACAAAAGAACTATTAATTGAAAAACCGAATGATAAAACGTTAAACACGATTATTAACGGTGAAACTAAATGGGGTACATACGGAACTGATTATTTTTCGGTAATGAATAAAATAATCAACCTCAAAGAACCATATGTTACTGAAGAGTTAAAGGAAGCTATTAGTGAAATGGTTAACGAAACTTTATCACCTGAAGGACGTGGCGGTATTAAAAAAATCATGGAAATGATGAAAGAAGATGAATTATTAAACTTTTTACCAAGAAATGATGACTCATTCTTTGTTTTCTGGAGTTCTTTTATTACTATTATAAAAAAAGAAGAAAATGCATACAATACAAAAAACAAATAACATGGAAGAAAAAAGAGAACAACGTAAATTTGAATTTACACTTTATCTAAACGACAACATTATCGTACAAAGATTCTTTAACATTATCGGTTTTAATAACAAAGCGATAAACTCAATGAACTTTAAATATGCAGTTGACGAAAACGTTGAGTTAATTAAAAGTGTCCTAAAAGACAGAGCATTAGACTTCATGACTGAACACCAAAGATATTTTTTGGAAACACCAGGCTACGAACAAAATACCTCTAAAGACATGATGAGAATTGTGGTTAAACACGATGGTAATGTAATTGCCTACAGAGAGTGGGATGCGACAATTTATCCTGTAAAGGTTAGATACACAGTTGATGTTCGTCAACACATCTATGAATTGATTACACGTATTCAAAAATGTTTATGTACCCCAACAAGGGAGTTAGATACAGAATACCTTGGGTACAATTTACAGTTACAAGCACAAACACAAGTACAAGCACAATAAAAATAAAATTAAATGGCCAATATAATAAGCAGCTTTGAAGATTTAGGCAAAGACTTTCAATTACAATTAATTAATGAAATAGTTACAGACCACAAATTTGGTGAATCAATAATTGATATTATTGAACCAAAGTATTTTCCGTCTGAGGCTTTCCAAAAGATTGCTCACATAATTAAGAATTACCATAAAGAACATGATGTGTTATTAAATTTCCCATCATTAAGACTTGAGGTTAAAAACGAAATTCCTGTTGAGCATGAAGCGTTTAGAACGCAATTAGATGATACTATCAACGATATAGAAGATTGTAAAGTTGGTAATTTAAATACACAGAATAATGCTAAAAAATTCTGTAAATTACAGTCAATACGTACTGCTGTAAATGAGATAAAAACAAAATTAGACCGTGGTGTTATTTCAGACTACGATGAAATCGAAAAAAAGATTAAGGATGCTATTACCTTTAAGGAAGAACAAGATCCTATTTTAGTATTTGATAACATAGACAAGGTATTATCAGAAGATTATAGAGATCCAATACCAACAGGTATTCATGGTATTGATAGTTGCACAAAAGGTGGGCTATCAAAAGGTGAGGTTGGTTTAGTTATTGCACCACTTGGTGTTGGTAAAACGACTTTCTTAACAAAAGTCGCTAGTAGCGCATTTCTTAGCGGTAAAACTGTGTTACAAATATTTTTTGAAGATAAAGAAGAAGCTGTGCAAAGAAAACACTTTTCAGCTTTAACTGCTATACCTCTTAGTGAGTTATCTGATAATAAATCTTTAATACAAAGTAAGATTAAACTGATTAAAGATGAACACAAAAATAATTTGTATTTACAGAAATTACCAGCCGATGGTGTTACGATAAATAAAATCAAAAACATAATCAAAAAAATCAATTCTAAGGGCACTAAAGTAGACATACTCGTCTTAGACTACATCGACTGCCTTTCTATGGAGAAAGAGCACTCAAATTCAGAGGAGTGGTCAAATGAGGGTAAGATCATGCGTGCATTTGAAAGTATGGTAGACGAGATGAATGTTGCTGGTTGGACCGCAACCCAGGGTAACAGAAGCTCAACGAGTGTTGAGGTTGTTAAAACTGAAAACATGGGTGGTAACCTTAAAAAGGCGCAGATTGCTCACTTTATTATGAGTATCGGTAAAACCCTTGAACAAAAAGATCAAAAGGTTGCAACAATATCAATCCTTAAAAACCGTATGGGTGATGATGGTATGATATTTAAAGATTGTTTATTTGACAACTCAAGAATTTTAATTGACACAAATGATATGTTAACTGAAAAAGGTTTTGAGACCCAAAAACAACAGCAAAGCGTTGAAAGTAGAAGAAAATATCTTGAAGGGTTGAAAAAAGATAAAGAAGAAACGACAGAAATTAGTGCAGATTTAGGATAATAATTGTATCTTTGCCCATATTTATTTAAACAAGAAAAATTAAAGATCAATAAAAAATTATGCAAGAAAAAATTTTACAGGAAAATCCAAATAGGTTTGTTATTTTCCCCATCGAACACAACGACATTTGGGAGTTCTATAAGCAACATCAGGCCGCATTTTGGACGGCAGAAGAAATTGACCTATCTAACGATATTAGGGATTGGCAAAACTTAACGGATAATGAAAGGTATTTTGTTAAAAACATTTTATCATTCTTTGCCTCATCGGATGGTATTGTAAATGAAAACCTTGCTGAGAATTTTTTAAAGGAAGTGCAATACCCAGAAGCCAAGTTTTTTTACGGGATTCAGATTGCCATGGAAAACATCCACAGCCTTATGTATTCTTTGTTAATTGATACTTACATATCAAACGCACAAGAAAAACTAGAAAGTTTCAGGGCATTGGAACATTTACCAGCGGTACAGAAAAAAGCTAAGTGGGCTTTTAATTGGATTGAAAGCGCTTCTTTTCAAGAAAGACTAGTTGCATTTGCAGCAGTAGAGGGTATTTTCTTTTCAGGATCCTTTTGTTCAATTTTTTGGTTAAAATCAAGAGGTTTAATGCAGGGTTTATGTAACGCAAATACGCTTATTTTTAAAGATGAAAATTTACATTGTGATTTCGCAATACACCTAATCAACAATCACATTGAAAATAAACCATCAGAAGCTAGAATCAGAGAGATTTTATTATCTGCTTTGGAAATAGAAAAAGAATTTATCACAGAGTCATTACCAGTGTCACTTATTGGTATGAACTCAAACTTAATGAAACAATATTTAGAGTTTGTTACAGATGGTTTGTTGGTTAAATTTGGGTGCAAAAAAGAGTTCAATGTTGAACAACCTTTTAAATTCATGGAACAAATTGCTGTAGAGACAAAAGGTAACTTTTTTGAGTCAAGAACAGTAGAGTATCAGAAAGCTAAATTGAATGAGAAGCTTAGCTTTACTGAAGATTTTTAAATTAAACTAAACAAATAAAAAAAATAAAATGATCATACAAAAACGTAATGATGAGCAAACTGCGTTTAATCCGTCAAAAATTTTGACTAGGATTAAGAAAGCCGCTAAAGGGTTAAAGGTTAGTTCAGACGAAATTTTTATAAAAGGAATTACCTCATTACCAAATGAGGGTGTTATAACAACAAAAGAAATTGATAAGTTGTTGGCTGAAATAGCGGCATCATATACTGGTAGTCATTACGATTACAGTAAATTGGCCGCACATATCGCCATATCATCTTATCACAAAGAAACAAACCCAAGCTTTACCGAAACAATGAAATTGTTAGCTGAGGATAGTATCATCAATGAAGATTTAATAAAAATGATTGAAGAGTATGGTGCTGATGAAATAGATGCGGCTATCGATCATGAAAGAGATTTTCAGTTTGACTATTTTGCTTGGAGATCTTTACATGAGATGTATTTAACAAAAACATCACAGGGTAAACAAATTGAAAGACCACAACACATGTATATGCGTGTAGCTTTATGGGTGACTAAATCGTTTGAAGAGGCAGTTGAGTACTACGAAGCATTATCTAATCAATTCATTTCACCCGCAACACCAATCATGATTAATTCAGGTACCAAAATTCCTCAATTAGCATCGTGTGTATTGCATTACAATAACGATGACTCAAGAAACGGTCTTTTAGATAGTTTGAGAGACATCTCAGTTTATTCTGCTGATGCAGCTGGTATTGGTTTATGTATGTCAAATATCCGTAGTAAAGAAAGTAGAATTAAAACATCTGGTGGATTTGCTGGTGGGTTATTAAAATACCTTAAAATCGTAAACGAATCACTTCGTTTCTTTAATCAACAAGGTCGTAGGCCAGGAAGTGCTGCAATTTATATTGAACCATGGCACAAAGATATTTTTGACTTACTTGAACTTAAAAAGAATACTGGCGCTGAAGAATTAAGAGCAAGAGATTTGTTCACAGCGTTGTGGATCCCAGATAATTTCATGAGAGCGGTCCAGGATGATACTGATTGGTATTTATTCTGCCCAAATGACATCGTTAAGAACGGTTTAAAACCACTTCAGGAGTGTTTTGGGGATGAATATGAGGATAACTATAACAAAGCTGTAGAAATGGGCTTAGGAAAGAAAATAAAGGCTCAGGAAATCTGGATTAAAGTTATTGAATCGCAAGTTGAAAGTGGTGTACCTTACCTTTGTTCAAAAGACAATGCTAATAGAAAAACCAATCACCAAAATATTGGTGTTATTAAACAATCAAATCTTTGTAACGAGATTTACCAGTTTACGGACGAAAAGACAACAGCTATTTGTACATTATCATCTGTAGTTGTTAAAAACTATGTTAAAAACAAAACATTTGATTTTGACCGACTTTATGTTGAGGTTAAAAAAATTGTTAGAGCACTTAACAAAGTTGTTGACATTAACTCATACTCGACCGAAAAAGGTAAAAAAGGTGGCTTAGACCAAAGAGCAATTGCTATTGGTGTGCAAGGACTTGCCGATGTATTCTTTTTAATGGATTATGTATTTACATCTGAAGAGGCTAAAACCCTTAATAAAAAAATATTCGAAACAATTTACTTTGCTGCTATCACTGAAAGTAATGAGTTGTGTAAAATTGGTGAATACAAACCTTACAAACATTTTAAAGGTTCTCCAATGTCAAAAGGTATATTCCAATTTGATATGTGGGGTATTGATCAAAGTGAATTGATGTGGGATTGGGACTCTTTAAAAGAAAATGTTAAAACTTACGGTGTTTGTAACTCATTATTCACGGCACAAATGCCAGTGGCATCTTCGGCTAAAATTACTGGTTCATATGAGATGACCGAAGTTATACCATCTAATTTATTCAACAGAAGAGTTGTTGGTGGTGAGTTTTTAATCGCTAATAAATATTTAATTGAAGATTTTGAAGATTTGGGTATTTGGTCAGAAACATTTAAAAACGAAATAATTATGAACGAAGGGTCTATCCAAAATATTAATTTTAATAAATTTTTGGATACAACTGACAAACATTATGAGAAAAAAATTAAAAGAATTGAACATTTAATTCAAAAATATAGAATAATTTGGGAAGTTTCACAGAAAGAATTGATTGATATGGCGGCTGACAGAGCACCTTTCATTGACCAATCTCAGTCTATGAACGTTTATTTCCAGAATCCAACTGTACAGAAATTGTCATCTAGTCACTTCTGGGCTTGGAAACGTGGTCTTAAATCACTTTGTTACTATGTTAGAACAAAAGCTATCTCAACAGGCGCAAAACACTTGGCAATTAGCATTACCAGTGCTGAAACACCAACCGCTGTAATCACACCTAAACCAGAACCAATGCAAGTTCAGGAATCGGTTAAACCAGAAAACAGTCAATTTGATTGTTTTGGGTGTAGCGCTTAATTAACCTTACTTATCAAACTGGCAAGATAAATCCCACCTAACTAGTGGGATTTTTTTATTTACAAAAAATAAATTATTACGATATTTATTTATAAAAGAATATGGCAATTAAAAAACAAACATTTGGTATTGATTTCCCGTTTACTGAATCAAGTAGTGGAGATTATGTTGGTTTGACCAGTATACCAGAAGCTGAAGTAAAATCTATGCTAATACATCTTCTTTTAACTAAAAGGGGTTCCAGATATTATTTACCAGATTTTGGTACAAATTTATATCAGTATATATTCGAACCATTAGATGAAACAACCCTTGGTAAAATTGAAAATGAAATACAGGATGCTGTTGAAAAATACATACCAAACCTAAAATTAAACGCCATCAATATTACAAAAGTTGGGGATGAGGCTGAGTTTTTAAATAATACAGAAAAAGAACACCAAATTAGAATAAATTTAGATTACACAATAAGCTCCAAGACATTCTCAACGAGCGATAAATTATCAATAACAGTATAAAATGGCAAATAGACAAATAAATTATAGTAAAAGAGATTTTGCTTCCTTAAAAACGGAGCAAATAAACTATATTAAACAGTATTACCCTGAAGTTGTACAAAGTTTTAATGACGCATCGATATTATCGGTGTTCTTAGATTTAAATGCCGCTATTGCGGATAACTTAAACTATCAGATCGATAGAGCCTTACAGGAGACTGTTTTAGACTATGCACAGGAAAAACAATCATTGTATAACATAGCTAAGACTTATGGCCTTAAATTGCCCACAAAATCGTCTGCTGTGGCTGTTGTTGAGTTTACAGCTCAGGTACCTGTTTTTGGTGATCAAGAAGATATTAGATACCTACCTATTATTAAATCTGGTACGCAAGTATCAAATGGTGAAAATACATATGAGTTATTGTATGATGTTGATTTTACCTCAGCAACAAATAGTTCAGGTAATGTTGATAGAACAAAAAGACCTATTTTTATTAATAACAAAATTGCAAGTTATTCAATAACAAAAACTGGTATTATCATAGCTGGTACAACAAAGGTATTTAATCAAACTTTTGTTAATTCAATACCTTTTTATAAAATAATTTTACCAGAAAATAATGTTTTATCGGTTGAATCAGTGATTCATAAAGCTGGTACAACATTTACAGCAACGCCAACTGACAGCGAGTTTATTAACAGCCCAAATAGATGGTATGAGGTACCTTCATTAGCTGAAGACAGTGTTTTTGTTGAAGACACAAACTCCCCTAGAGTAAATGGTATTGCTAAAGGTATTTATCAAAAAATAGATAAAAGATATATAACCGAATTTACACCAAAAGGGTTTTGTTCAGTAACATTTGGTGCACAAACAGATTCATCTTTTGATATTTTAGATGATTTCTTAGACGGTGGTACATTTAACCTTAAAAGTTTTTTGAGAAACGGTAGTTTAGGTATGGCACCGATAGCAAATACAACATTGTTTGTTAAATATAGAATTGGTGGTGGTGTTGGTACAAACGCTGGCCCTGGTACTATAACAACAATCAATAGATTGGTTGCAAATATAAATGGCCCAGATTCAGCGATTAATTCAACAGTACAATCTTCGGTAGTGGTAACAAATACAACCCCAGCTGTCGGTGGATCAGATGAACCGACTATTGAGGAGTTAAGAAACTATATCGGATATAACTTTGCAGCTCAAAATAGGGCTGTAACATTAAACGATTATAAAGTTTTATTACTAAGTATGCCAAGTAAGTTTGGTGCACCAGCAAAAACAAGTATAACACAAAAACAAAACAAAATTGAAATAGGTGTTTTATCATATGACGCAAATGGTGATATATCAAACACTGTTACATCTTTATTGATGGAAAATATCGCGGCATACTTATCAAAATTTAGAATGATAAATGATTATGTTGTTGTTAAACCAGCTGAAATAGTTGATTTAGGGTTCGAAATTGGTGTATTGGTTGAAAACGGCCAACAAATATCCGCAGTATCAAACATAACAACAATTGTTAGTAATGAATTTTTGGATGCTAAAAAACAATTGGGTAAGAGTTATAGTGTTGGTGAGATGATTAAAAAAATGACACAGGTTGATGGTGTTTTAAATATAAATTATGTTAAAGCATTTAATAAAACAGGTGTTGGTTACTCAACCAATACCACTAGTCAATCTTTAATTGATTCCGTAACTGGTGAGATGGATATAACAAACAATTATATTATTGTTGATGAGTATCAAATGTTAAATATTAGAAACAGTGATGTTGATATAAAAGTGATACCAGTTATCGCAACGGGAATTAATTAATTATGGAAAAAAACATTAGAATAGTTTTAAATGATAGCCAAACAAATGAAAGGATACAGGTAAACTTAGAAGACGATTTCGATAATCTAGAAATTTTAAGTTTAAAGATATCCAGCACAGATGTTTATAGAAAATCATCATCTGATTTTGGGGTTATTGTTGGTAGGGTTCAGACGACAAATGGTTATGGTTTGCAAAATGCTAGGGTATCGATATTTGTACCTATAACAGCTGATGACAAACTTAGACCTGAAATAACTGAATTATACCCATTTGAAACTGTTAATGATCAATTTCCTAATGGAGTCAGATATAATTTATTGCCTAGAAATAGGAATCAAAACCCAAGTCATAGAGCTGTGGGTAATTTACCAAACGCAAATGATTTTGTTCACTATCCACAATATGTTGAGATAATGGAGAAGTATTATAAGTATACCGCAATAACAAATGATTCTGGTGATTATATGATATTTGGTATACCCGTTGGTTCACATAATATTATGATGGATTTTGATCTTTTTGACACAAAAAGTTTTGAGCTATCCGCTAATGATTTGGTCGAAACAACAACTCAATATACGAGTATACAAGCTATAGCAACATCAACAGGCACAGCAAATACCGCAGATATAAATCAAATACCAAATTATGTTTATCAAAAAAATGGTACCTTTAATGTTGAGGTAAAAACAAACATTAATCAAATGCCTAATATCTTTAACGAGGTAAAACAAATTAATGTATCACCTTTTTGGGGTGATGATGTTGAGCATGATGTTGGTATCACAAGATGTGACTTCAAGGTTAATTACAAATATACACCGACTGCAATATTTTTTGGCTGGATTGGAAGCCCAAGCGCTGGTTATTATATAAACGAAAACCATAATTTTTCACTTTATGGTGGCGAAGAACAAATAGAAGTTTTTGGATTTGATAAATTATTAAATCGTGACACATGTGAGATTTGGCCTCTTGATAACATGGTGGTTGTTGTTTATAGATTAGATGATAAACTAACACCAGGTAGTAGGGTTAGAGTTGGTGCTTTTAAAGCTGAAAAGGGTACAGGTATATTTAGGGTATCATTACCAATGTACATGGATTATTACAAACTAACTCAATTTGGTGATCTAGTACCAACCGATGATACCGAAAATAGCATACCAACAAAAGGTTATTACGCATTTGAGTTATATGAAAACGGAGAAGCTTTCCAAACCAGAATACCTTGGGGTGGATTTAAATTAGCACTAACACCAGGTATAAGAATACCAGCATCAACAGCTGGCGAGCCATTAACTGGTGGATGGGAAGGCACCAAAAACGGTTTATTTGAATATGATTTAATTAATAAAAGACGAAAATTTTATACATTAAAAACTAGGTATAATAAACATAGAAACGATAATGTTTCATTGGTTGGTAGTGAATTAACATATTTTCCGTCAATAAACATTAATAAAGATGTTGAATGGAATTTTCCTTTAAGTAGGGAAGAAGCTATTTACGTTAATACTGTTGAGATAATTGGTTCAGCTTTAATACCAAGATATCTTATTGATGTCGCACCTGGGTTTGATAGAGATAAGATTGATTACACAAATGAGGCTTATGATAAAAATTATGATCCAGCTATGATTTTCCCTAAAAACGTATTGAATTTAATATGGATACCGCCAGCCAATTCTTATAGCGAAAAGGTTAGGGACCACGAATACCACACTGGTATAGGTTCTGGGTTATCTGGTTTAAATCAGGGTAACGTGTTTAGTGAAATATTTAATGGTAATGATTTTGTGAACCAAGCTACCAATGAAAATTTTTATGGTGATAGCAGAACCTATAATTTTGGCGATAATTCAGACGGGCCTTTAAATTTAAGTTTATTTGCTGTTGAGCTAGCTAAAAGCGATGAAGCGACAACAAACGATGGTGGGGTCCACAGAAGATTTACGCAAGCATATAGTCCTAACTTTACGTTTGGGTCATTTATATCGTCAACAGATTTTCAAAACAAATTTCCTGTTTTAGAAACCTCAATATATGATATTACAGATGAATTAAAAGAATTAATAGATAATAAGGTTTATACTTCATACGGTTTTTATACTGGTAATGCAGCGCCAACAACATTTAATCCAGATATATCAAATAGATACAAAGGGAATTATTATTATTTTGGTTATTGGGATGGTGCGAATGGATTAAGATCGATAGAAAAAAATTATTTTACAAATAATGAGTGATATTGTTGAAGTATTAGGTTCAAAAAAGTTTTTTGGTGCAACCAACGAAACATTAAAATCTAGAATTATACTGGAACAACCTGCTATGGTTAGAAATGAATATAATTTATTTACTAACGTATCACAGGATGACCAGTTTGTTAAAGAAAAGAATGAAAACCTAAAATATAAAATTTATGGTACAATATCACCTATTGTTTCAAAAGAAATACACTATAGGCGTATAAAAATAAACGTTGATAAAAATATTTTTACTTTTAATAAAAATAATTGGTCTGTTGTTTTAGCAATACCAGTTAAATTTAATTCAGCAAAAGGTAAAAAGGAGTATGCTATAAAATATACTTCAGCAAATGGTAATACAAGTAAAATATTTAATATTGATTTTTCAAAAGGTTTACCAGCTAGTGTGATGCACCCTAACCCTAAAACATCTGACAAAAGAGCATCTTTTTTATTGCATTTTGAACATAATTTTTTGGTTGGTGATACGGTTTATATAAGAAGTGAGGATACACTTAAATTAGCGAGTGGTTCATATAACATTGTAAATGTTAATGGTAATAAAATCACAATAGATTTTCCGATGTCAAGTAATACCTTTTACACATCTGTGGCACAGGAAAACCAATCATTACCTAACATTAACACCGCAGCAACTTTAATGGGCATTGAAACAGCAACAGCAACAAATTCGTATACTGGGGTTATAAGAAACGTTCAAACAACTGATAATACAACATTATTAAATGCTCTAAAAAAACCAAGACCAGCACCATATGATTTAATACAACCAAATTTTTTTATATCTAAAGTTGTTGACAATGAAGTATTAGAATATTACGTTAAACAAATAAAAATTGTTAAAATAGCGGATGACCTAGATCAATGCGGTTTCTCTAACAACCTTTTTAATAACGGGTTGGTCAATTACTATTTTACTGATGATTTAGATATAAATGATTTGTATGATAATAAAAATGAACCAATAACTGAATGTTATCTTGGTATTATAAAAAATGGGCCGACAAAAACAAATGCGTTTGAAGCCGTTGAATCTAATTTTAATTATTTAATTGATTATACAAATACTGGTGAGGGTATAAAAACAGTGGCTGAAAAATCAACATCTGATGTCTCAGATAAACCAGATTTAAATAATGTCTTAGATTATGGTATTTGCGAATATTCTTCTGAGTCATTAACCGAAACCTTAATATCACCAATAATGCATAATTTTTTCCATAATGATATTATATTCAAATATCAACCATTTTATGAGATAAAATTAAGGTTAAAATCAACATATGTGGAAGACTCCACATCAAATAAATTTATACCAACGTATGCTGTTTACAGTAGAAAAAATGATAAATTTATTTGGAAAGATATATTAGATCTTGGTTTTTCTAATGATGAAGGTAATTTAATAGATTTTCCCTTTTTAAATGGTAGTAGATATGTTTACCAAAAGTTAAATTTCCATGTTTTAAGTGAAAAAAATAAAACTAAGAAATATGTTTTAAATGTTAATGATATAACAAATATTGATTCAGTTAATGTTACCGTTGATTATATTAGAAATATTACTGATGATTTATTTGGTGACAATAATGACGATACTAATAATGATTCATTCCAAACTTATACCGATAAGATATGTTAAAAAAACCATTTAAAGAAAACACATCGTTAGTAACAAATTTATTTGCCTCTTCAGAGGATAATGCTTCTGACACTGATTTTGTGCTTCAAAAAATATTAGATATTGAGTCATTAACTAATATTAACAGCGTTATTGATTTTGAATCTATCGAATATAAACATGTTAATAATAATGTTGAATTTGATATCTTTTTTTTACGATATCTTTTAAAAGATGAAATTAATGAAATAAAAAAGTATATTGAGCCATCTTTTACTGATTACAGTAGTAAAGTACTTTCAATAAATACATCTGTTAAAAGCGAATTATTTGAGATAAGGGATAATAATGATTTAATAACCCCACAATTTGAGGGGACACTTGAATCAACTAGAACTGAAATAAACGATAGTAAACCATATGTTGTTACCGATCCATATGTTGAGTTAAGAAAAAATTACCCAGCAAAATCAGGGTACCCACATTTTTATAACACATTTGTTTTCCCATTTTGGGAAAAAAAAGATGTGTGGGTTGATTTAAAATACGGTTTTAATAACAAAACATATGCATATAATTCTTTTTTGATTATTGAGATATATGACACCTATGAGGTTGAGACACAAAAAAGGGTAACAACAATACCCGTATATGTTTCAGACAGATACCTGTTTAAGGAAAAAAGAAAAACAGCCGATGGTATTACACAAAAAAGACCAGTTTTTAATTTATCAGAAGGTATTGATGGATATTCTTTTTTCTTCCTAAAAAAATACATTAAATCTGATTTTTATGCAAAATTTTATTTTTGGGATGCTTTAAGTGGTAAAAAAATACAATTTATACCGTCAGGAAAAAGTAACAATAAAAAGAAATGGTTACAGGACGTTGAAATTTTCGATCAAAAAGATTTGTATTTAAAATATGAAATTGATTATACAAATAAAAAATACAAAATTTTTGATTTAAATAATACAACAGGTAATTTTGATGTAGAAATCGATAAAATTGATTTATATGAATTTTCTTATGACGATTACTGGTCAAAGGTTTTTGTTGGAAATACACAACCAACAAATACAACAACAACACAAACTGTTCCAGTGTATACGGATATACTACCCTTTAAAGATAAAATCTTTGGTAAGTATTATTTAACAGATACAAAGTATCTTACAACAAAACAAGGTCTTATGAGTGAACAGGAAGTTGTTGAAGTATCTGTTCAAACAACAACTGAGTATGATCCTGAAATGGGGTATACAACAACATATGTTCCCTACGGTAATTATTATGGTTATTTTCTTGAAATAGCTAATAATATTAATGTAAAAACAATAGGTTTATTAAACATAAGGGAAGTAAAGTGTGGTGATACGGATATAAAAGGATCTAAAAAAACAATAGAACCTATCAGATTAAAAAATATAAACTCGACCAAGGGCTTTTCAATTGACAGTATTTTACTAGAGGGTGTTAAATTTACATCAAATGAGCTGAGTGTTGATTTATCAAATACAGGTACATTATCGTATACAAACCAAAATTTATATACGGAAACACATGTCTTACCAAAAACAAATAGTAAAAAAACTTTTAGTTATTTTGATAATTTATTTAGTTACGCTTTTGACCAATATAAATTAAAAGTTCGTGGTGAACAACAGACCTTTAATCAGGATATTTACAATAATTTATACCAAAGAATTTTTGCTAATATGAGTGTATTGGAAAACCGAATTAACCCACCCCAAAATACTTCAGGTCCAGGTGATGAATATAATTCACAAAATCTCGTACAAAAATTAAAAACCGACCCCTCATTTAAAGAACAAACCTTTGCCTTAACAGCTAGCACTGGATCGAAAAAAATATTATATAATGAGGAAATGGTAATATCACTTGATCTTGTTTTTGGTAAATTAGGCCTATTTTATTCTGGTATTATTAAGGAGATGAATATTAAAGGCGCATTGGTTATTAACTACAGTGAATTAAATAATGAGGATTCATTAACCTACAAAATAAGCATACCAATTAATATTGACATAAAATAATGACAACAATTTTAATTAATGGTGAAAATAGGGTTATTAACCTATACCTTGAGTCAAAAATTGACCCAAACGGATCCTTTGTTTTACCCTATTATTACGAATCAAGCGATAAAATAGCACAGATTGAATCAACAATAGTTGATAATAAATTATATGCGTCTGCTAAACCAACCAAAAATTATGTTAGTAACACAACTGACATTTCAACAATTGAACAGGTTAAAACACATTTTTTACCATCCCCAGATAAATATTTTATTGAAGGTGTAACTGACACCAAATTTTCATTATTGGACCTTAGTTACCCTAAAAATGTGGCTTTAAGACAATATGAAAGTGAAAACGGAAAAAACTTCACTAGTACTGATTTAAATACGTCCACAGCAACCACACCACCAGATAATATTAGAGTTGGAAAAAGAATTGAGGTAAGTGGTACAAATGTCGTTGGAATGATTTTATTGGAATCTGCGGCCAGAATTGAATATGTTTTGTATTTAGATACACCAAATCCTATATTATATGTTGATAATGCTGTTGGAAATACTATATTTAAATATATGAGAAATAATTTGGGTGAAATCGTTAGACCAGGATTAAATTATTATTCTGACATGGTTGACGAACCAAAAGTTTTATCCGAAGTATTTATAGACAGAGGAACAAATAATGCGTTTGAACCAATGAGAAAACTAAAAAATATTAAGGATTTAAATGAATTGGTAAAAACAGGATTTGGATACTACAAAATAAACACAAGAGGATATAATTTTAAAGATCAATAAATATGGCAATTGGTGTATATGGTGTTAAAAGACCAGCAGATGTTGACCCTTCAGATATAGAAGTTATTGTTTTATATAGTAAAACAAGAAATTCAACTGAGACGCAAACTATCACAAAATTAAAGGGTACTGATGTTATCAAACAAGTATTCGACCCAACCAATGCCGTTGAGGTTTTGGGTGGTATGTATAATTTAGAGCTACCTAAAACAGTTTTTAATGCAAGAGGTTTTTATACTGTTTACATTAGACCTGCGCAAATAAGATTACAAATTGAAGATTGTGCTGAATTAGCAACTTTTCCAGACATAAAAGGTCTTGTATTTAATACAGCAAACGTACCAACTGAATTTAGAAGCAAATTCACTAATAACGGTTTAGACGGTTATAGAATAGAGTATTTAAACGAAAACGGTAGTAAACAATCGAATATTTATAGAATTGTTACATCTTCTTTTATTGTAGAACCAGTACAGGCGGACACACCAAATAGTTCTGTAAAAACAATTAAATATACCTACAATAATGTCGGATCACTATTGTTCTGCACGGTAACACCAAATGCGGCACCAAGTTTTAAACCTACGGCAACACCATTTATTGGTTATAAAGGTCAAAGTGCTATAATAACAAGTACAAGTTTTACACCACAAATACTTGAAGTTGAATTGGTTAACTATGACGCTGAAAGTTTAGCAATTGCTTTATATTCCGATCAAACCAAATCAATGGAAGATGGTATATACACATTGTATGATTTTGATGGTAATATCTACGCTCAATATGATTTATATGAGATTAAAGATAGTACAGATAAAAAATTGTATGAGGTTAGAACAAAAAGAAATAATATAGACACAACAAAAGGTTTAAATAATATAGTAGGAAATGGCTAATCTTAGTTACTCAAACACACCATTAATAGCCGATTTATACGATACTCCAGAAGCGGCAATCGCAGCTTCGGCTAATCTAGGTTGTAGTGGATACAGAACGTATAACATTAACGGTCAAAATAAATATGTCCCTTGTTCGACATATTTGGCTTATGAACAGGCTTTAAAGTTTGTAAAAAGACAGGGTGTTTTAAATGCGATATCTGGTAAAGGTAATATCGGTGATAAAGCCGTTGGTTTGCAATTCGCAAATAGCAATAATGAAATATCTGGTGACCCATTTTTTACGTTAGGTAATTTTTCGATTAACACTAGTGTTTCGCAAAAACCAGCTGTTGGTAAAACGGCAAAAATTAGCCCTGAAACAAGAACTTATACAGCGGCATCAATCAATGATTTAAATCCCAATAAAAATACGGATGCAACAACCAATTTGGTTGATACGATTAACGCTAAAATTGAAAATAATTTAACAGTAACAATTCTTTTTGATAAGAAAAAATTAGAGAATTATGTTTTATATTCTCCATTAAAAGAAACTGTTAAAAATACGATTGTTGAGATTTCACAAAAATACCCAGCATCCCTTAAATTAAACGTAATAAGTTTATTATCACCAACAGTAAGTGATTATAGTTATAACACTGATAAGGACACCTCTGAGTTTAAGATAAACATAAATAATATTGAAAACCCGTTTGGTATTGAATATACCGTAATTGGTACCACAATAACTGATGACGCTAATATAACCCCACTTAGAAATTTTTCTAAAAAATACAGTGATTTTGTACTTTATTATAATGATACTGAATATAAGATATTAAATGTAACCTTACCGAGTTCAAAAACTGACACCGATAACGGTATTTATTTGGTTGTTCAGGGTAACCCATTTGATGGTGTGGCTAATAACGATCAAACTGTTAATACAACATTCTGGTTAAAGCCATCGTTAAAAAAATTCGATGAATTCCAAAGTAGTTTATCTGACATGGGTAAATTTTTAATGGATTATGATTATGAATTAAAAAGATATATTTCAGTTATTAGATATACAAAGGTAACAGATTCTGGAGTTAGAATAAATACTGAAGAACAATTAATTTTCCCGCAATCGGATAAGCATAACATTGATATTTTTACTTCAGATTTTGATGCGTATCTAACAAAATTAAATCAAATATCAGATGATTTTGATGCAACAAAAACAAATTTAATTACTAGGTTTTTAACAACAGATTCATTAAAAGAATTTGATACTGATGATAGGAGAATAAATTTAATGTTCGGACTTATCGGTAAGAACTTTGATAACATCAGAAAATACATTGATGGTATAACCTTCATGACAAATCTTACGTACGACAAAATTGAAAACATACCAGATTTGTTGGTTAAGAATTTTGGTAATATGCTTGGTTTTGAAACATATAATGTTGAAGATGAGAACACAATCATTGAATCACTATTCAGTATAAAAGATCTTAATGTTGAACCTGGTTTAACCCCAGCTGAAATTGACATCGAATTATGGAGAAGAATCTTTATAAACGCTTATTATCTTTGGAAATCAAAAGGTACTAGAAAATCAATTGAATTTATTTTAAATTTGGTTGGTTTACCTGATTCTATTTTCGAGATTAATGAACATGTTTACATGGCTAGAAACCCAATTAATTATACTGATAAGTCATTTGAAATATATGGTGGTAATTATTCTGATGAGGTTTTATTAACTTTATTACCTTTTGATAAAGACGGATACCCAACGGTGCCATACGATGTTAGATACCAAGAAAGTGGTTTTACAACAACAAATGATGGTAGAAATTTTGGTCCATATGATTTTGGTAAGCAATATATCCAGGCGTTTGAAAAAAGAGGTAACGTAAGTATTTTTACAGTTGACAGATATACTGATAACGTAAAATCATGGGTTTATAGTACTGAAGAAGTTTTAAGATTATCAGAAGATTCTGTTGGATACACGGAATACTATGAACCACATTCTAAATTAGTTATCAACTCCAAAGAGCTAGAAGTTTATTTAGCGTCTGATAAAATATTTGATTTATCGGTTTATAGATATTATAACAGAAATGCTGTTGATATTAATAGTGATTTAACGTTCACTTTTGTACCGACAATAAATGGTGGTGATTTAACTTTTAATCAGTTTTTACAAAAATCACTTGATAATTACATCAAACCAGATAACAGAAAAACAATTAAAACGTATCCAACGTTAACCAAGATATATTATGATTATCTAAACAGTGTTTCGTCACCAATGACAAATACAAAAGATTTAGAGTTCTTAAGTTATTTTGATTCATCTTGGGTTAAGTTAGTACAACAATTTACACCAGCAACAACAATATTAAACGCTGGTAAAAAAATACAGAACTCCAAGTTCATGGATAATAAATTTATCTATAAACATGGTTTAAATAATAGTCTTAGTTGGTTAGGTACAGACGGATCTGAGTTTCAAGATTTAGCTAAAAAAACGGTTAATCAAGGCTTAACAAATCCTTTCAGCCCGATTGGTATTAAAAAATTACCAATTGCTGGTGAATCGTCAACATTTACGTTGGTAGGGTTAAAGGGTAAAAATTACTTGGGTTATGACCCAACAATTAGTGAATACTTTGGTTTTTATTATGGTATTGAAGAAGCTTGCGCTTCTGAGGTTCAAATATATAAATGGGAAAAAAATGTAAACTATGGTGATGATGCTATTTACGGTGGCAATATAAACACTGGTTCTGGTGATAGAAAAGGCGTTTATGTTACATATGATAATAATCTTTATAGATTAAACACTGATCAAATGCATGTTTCTGGATATACAATTAACACAGACCCAACCCCGTATACAGATAATTTTATATATTTGGAACAAGGTTTAGGTAATCCTGACACAGAAACAATAACATTACCTAACGGTCCAGGTAAATATTTAGTTGAATTTACTATTTATGGCCAAGATACTATAGTGATATATGATGGGTTGGTGTCTGGTACTGAATTGGACAGCATCAACGGCCTATCTGGTAGTACGGTAACATACTCAGACACTTTAACATTTACGACTAATCAGATATCGATTTGGAATGCGTTATTAAACCCTAGTAACATTTCGGTGACTAACCTAAGTATTGGTTTGGTGAGTAATATACCAAACTCGTTTGATGTTTACGATTTAATACCATTAAACGTTGACGCTAGTACGCTAACATTTAAAGACAGTACGCTAACACCAATATCAATAGCTGAAAGAAACTATTATATTGAGGCGATATCTTTTGGTCATGCTCACTTAGTGGCTGATGTAGATTTTGTATGCCCAATACCAAAACCACATACATGTTATTTTAATTTTAGCGGTAACACAATATCAATGACTGGTGCTACAAGTTATTATGATGAATCTGGTAAATATTTGACAATTGAACAATCTAAATATTACGGCTATTCAAAATATACTGGAACAACAGAACCAGATAATGCTGTTTACGGAACAGCATCTAATTGGGTTATACCATATCAAAAACAAAATGCTTGGACAAATGGGGTTATTTATTACGCTGGTGATGTTGTTACAAAATCATCGGTTAATTATTTAGTCACTGGAGCCACTGTGACAGGTTATACAGTAACTGGTACACCATCTGGTACAACGTTAACAAGTATTGTTCCTGGTTTATATCAAAACTATACGAATAGAACAATAACAGATCCGTATATGCATATAAATTCTGCATACCTTAAAAAGATTTTGGTTAATCCTTTATTAGATAGAGTATCTTTTAATTTAACAAAATCTTTATATCTATACCAAGTTTACAGTGGGGCGACAGATCAAGAAACTTATAAAGTTATTGATAATTTATTAAATGACGAATTATATATTACCGATTCAAATACACTATCCTTTGACGGTTTTTATTCATTGGATGAAGATAAAATTGGACCTTTTTATACACCAGATGCCGATCCAATTGGTACCCAAACATTGGTTGAATCAATAGATTTAGTTCCAAACAAAAATAATTACGTAGATTTTGAGTCGCTTAATACTAATTTTAATATTGTTAATAGTAATATTAGTTTAGGTCAAGGTTTTTATTTGATAAAAAGAAATAAGTATTTTAAGTTTGATATCGATTTATTCTTTGAGTCAGAACTTGTTGCGCAGCAATCTGTTATTATTAAATTAATTAATAAATTCGGGGCTCTTATATACCAACAATTATTTACATTTAGTGGTGGTGATGAAAGTGCTCTTAGAGTTGTTAACTTTACACACGAAGGTGTATTTTTTACGGATACACAAGTTTATTTAGCAATTGAACCAGTAACACAACCATGTAAATTATCTAGGTATGAAACAATTGATGTTGATTATGCTGATGGTACAACATATGATTCATTAGATGACCCTAGATTTAGGGTTTATTTCAATGGGGGTAGATCATTAATCAACAACGCTTATTTTGATGATGCCTTATCAATAGAACCAATTGGTTACAATGATGACCATACGGTGGATAATTATTTATTAAAAATTGAAAATTTTACGGATACACACCAATTTATACCAAAATTAAACATAAATCAATCGTACGATGAGGGCTACAATTTTGGTTTATTATATGGTCAATATTTTGAAAAGTATAAAAACACTTCGCAGATTGGTGATGTAACATCTTATGAGAAGAAATTTAATAATGATTATGTTGATTTTGAATTAACTGTTAGAAGTAAAGAATTAAATGACACACCGCAATATTATGCTAGCAATCTTCAAATTTATAATTCATTTGCTGGTGCTGAAAAAACATACACAATTTCATCGAGTAAAAATTATCTAGGTAACACACCACAAGCTGTTGAAAACACCAGTATAACAAAAAATATTTTTATTGGTAAAACACCAAAACCTAGAACAATTAGTCTGAATAAACCAGATTACCCGTTTTTAAAATTACATAAAAACGATGTTGCAATAACTGGTACAACAATTGATTTTATGGGGTATGATGATGGTCTAATTGATTATAATCATTTAGATTTTAACAGTAATTTAGCTAATAGTTTAATATCTAAAAAAAGGTATAAACTAATTACTGGTACAACATACGGGTATTGGAAAAAAGAAAATGACGTTTATAAAACAAAACTATATCAAGATATTTTATCTGCTGTACAATATTTTAGTACAAGTATTAATAATTACGTTATTAATGATATTGTTAAACTTAAATTAAGTGATTACAGAAAGGTTGTTGAAAGCACTACGGGTACAACAGTAGTAACAACTGATGTTGATAGATTATATGTTTGCGTGGAAGATATAACAGATGATCATTTATGTAAGATAACTGGTGCCTCAAGTAAATTTGAGATCCACCCAATCTATAGACCAAATGGTGCTAGAACTTGTTTTATACCGATAGAAAATTATAATCTAAAAAACTTCACACCAATAGGTTATGATAAACAAATTATAGTTGACGCAATAAAGTCAAACGTTGCCCCTTATAGATACAGAGAACCAATTTTATTGGATGGATCACCAACACAAAAATTAAACTTAGGTGATATTGTTAAAGTTTATGCTAGCGGTACTGGTACAACAATTAATTATAATTTATACGAATATATTTACAATAAACCATTAACTTGGGATTCAACTAATGATTATTTTTACGGTGAAATAGTTTACCACCCAAATACAGGTGGTACAAATAGTTTTTGGTACGCCCCAAGCGGCATCACCGTTGGAGTATCACCAACGGGTGGTACAGGTGCTTGGTATGAGATGCCAATCACTGGCACAAACGCTAACAGCCCATTCTGGTTTAAAGATATCACTGGTGTAACTGCGATTTCAACCCTTTATTTTAGCGGGCCAACTGTTTATAAAATTAAAAATTTATTACCAACCGTGGCTAGCTCAGCTGGGTATAGTTATTACCTACCACTAACAGGGACAACAAATATTGTGATTGCTGATTCGTTCTATACGACCTTACCTGGTGAAACAAATGGGATTACCGAAAATAGTGATATTACCGCGTATTTTAGAGTAACTGGATCAACATTAAATTATACTGGTACATCTAATAGTTTAATGACTTTTAGTGCTACACAAGATACCAATTTAATACAGAATAGTTACAATTATACACCATCAGGTGGGTTTTTAGATCCACAAACAGTTGGTCAAGTAATTTGGATGTACATTAATCGTCCATATGGTATCCAACCATTATTTTATAATGTGGGTACAACAGCAACTGATAATGGGATATTAGATTTTATTGCCACTGGTACAACATATAATAGTAGTTCTAATTATCATAGTAAAAAATATACCGTTAGTAGAAACGTTTTATATAGAACAGTTGCTGGTATAGGTACATTTACAGGTGCGACAGAACCACATTTATCAACAAATTGGGAAGAGCGCGATTTTATGTTAGTTAAAAAATTCACATTTAAAAAAGATAGATGTAGGGTTAAAATTTATCAAGGTACAATTGAATCTGTAAATACAATAACAAAAAATAATCTATATTTCTTTGATAGTAATTTAAGACTAAAACCAAGTTTTACAGAACAGACATTTAGTGGTGCAACAAAAAACAATAAACTATTAACTGGCGTTAATAAACTTTTTGATGCTAAGAATACAAACCTTAGAAGTGTTAGAGATTACGGTTTAACTGGGTTTAGAAGGGTTGGTTCAGACATAATCATGGATTATTATTACGAAAAAGATGACAGCGGTTTACCATTAACTGGTGAGTTTATTGGGGGTTTAACAATAACAAACCCTTGTGGGCACACAGCAAAAACAATATTCGGTGCTTTATTTGAAGCTGATTTAACCAAATTGGATCAATTAAAACCTAGAGTTATGTCATCACCAGCTTTACCAGAAAATACTGAGTTAATAACTGGATTTAAACCAGAGGTTAGGTTAATCATCAACCAAAATGGTGCATCAAACGTAACTGTTATTGTTGAAAATAACACAGCTGGTACCACAGTGTTTAATAAAGTGTTGACTAAAAATAAATATTTTGATGAAAATATTATTGTTAATTATGGTGAATTTGTTACAATTACTATTAAAACTGACGTAACAAGAAATCTTACTAGATACGCATCAGGATTTATGGATAATTACACATTATTTGATGCAAACGACAATGGTATTGAAAACGGATATTTTGCGTCAACAAAAACAAACGTAGGTAGATTAGTAACAAGAACAATAAAATTAAAAGATATAAGTGAAGGTAGGGTTGTAAAAATTGACTTTGACGGTGCAACACTTGTAACCCTTGAAACGGTTGATCCAAGAGATTACATAAAATTACCAAAAGCTTTATAAATTTATAAAATAACGATATTTATATAAAAACAAAAAATGAGCTATATAATTAAGAAAAACGATCCGTTGGTTAACGTTAAATTAACCAATAACGGTAGGAGAAATCTAGCTGAAGGGACCTTAAATTTTACATATTTTGGTCTTGGTGACGGTGAAATGGATTATTCCAACGACTCGTTCCCAAATGTTAACATTTTAAGACCATCTGATAATGTGTTAGGTTTAAGTTTACCATTAACATCTGACGGTATTAATGTTTTAAACCCAATAACAATTGTTAACGCAATACCAAATGAGATTTATACATCGGCAATAGAAAGAGGTTTTTTTAATTACGATACAACTGGCTCAACAATAACAGTTGACTCTGATTTGTGGTTAGCAGGGCCATTAACTGGTACAACAGCTGCGAGTGCAACATCACTTGATTTAACATATAGTGGTGGAACAATAAATTCATCATACGATACAACAATAAAAGAAGGTGACTATCTTTTTGTTAAATTTAAAACAAGTGGGTACACAACAAATTATACAGCAACTCAAGTACCATCTGATGAAATAACAGTGGAACCAGTTCAATATTTAATGTATGTTATAAAAACAATTGAAGGCTCTAGCACATATAATTTAACGGGATTAACCAGTGGCACAACAATTACGGTTGTTGTTGATCGTGATTTACCAGCATTTGATTCTTACGAGCTTGACGCTTTTATTTATCCAGGTAAAGATACAATCAAAGATTACTACGATGAACAAAGCCCAATGGCTTACTGGCAAGGTGGGTTATTAGATTTCTCAAATAATAATACCCAATCAGCTTTAGATGTCCCAGTTTGGAACATGAACATCATTAATATTGAGGATATTATTGGTTTAGATTCTACAGTTGACAAATCAAAATATGATGTTGTGTCAAAAGATTACTTAGGGACTGCAATAAATTTTGGTTATTATGATACAAACACCAAAATTGGCGTTATACATTATACTAATAATACGGTTTCAAATTTTTACGGGGAAGGTTTTTATCGTTCAACGTTTAAACTTAAAATACCGTATTTAATGTGGCATAAACAACAATTTGATTCTGGCGTTGCAACAACAATTGGTTATACATTTGTTGCTGACACTGAATTACAATATTTAATAGAAACAACCGAAGCTGGTTTAGGTACATCTAAATACCCTTATTATGATTTAGTTGATCAGGAAACTAACAAAACGGTAGTCGGTAAAGTTTTTACCGATGAAAAAGTTATTGTTATTGAACACCCAGAATTATTATCAGCTTTATCATACAAAGCCAATAGAAACTGGACATTACCAAAACCTATGTTAAACCTAACAGAACCAGGAATTTGTGGTAATACAAGTACAACAGGTATCCTACAATCAGGTGAGTATTTGTATGTAACTTATATGTTACTTGATAGCGCTGGTATAACAGGTATGCACTGTGAAGATTACACAACGATACAAAATACGACAACAACAGCTAAAGACGTTTTATTCCAGTTTAATAAAAAAATAGAGGACCCAAATTATACTGAATTCCCTTTTTTAAGAGATTATGATGATGAAACAGGTATTGGTTATAAAACTAACCAGATATTAATGTTATGGCAAAAATCTACAACAGCTATAAAACCAGACCCAACAAACTGGGCTTATATCGATGTAAGTGAGTTCTTGGGTACAAATGGTTGTGTGACTGGGGTTATGAACCTTAATGGTACTAATTTCGAGTTACATGCTGATATAATTGACTATAATTCTGATAAATTAGGGTCACATACGGTAATTGACGTTAACGCTTTTGATGTTTTTGAGTTAGGAAGTACACCAGTTGGTGAAATAATCGTAATATATGGTGGTATTACCCAAACGCAAGCATCAGACGACACATTAAGTGACGGTACATATTATCCATACCCAACAACATACGCTGTTGGACCTAATAATAGAAGAGTTATTGTTTTTGGGCAAGGTTATGGGGCTGACCCAGATCTTTTACAAATTTACTATTTAACTGGTACAAGTATTACTTCTAGAACAATTAAACAAGTTATAACGGTACCATCATTGGCTACAATCAACGCAAATACAAACGCTAACGCAATTTATAAATCAGCGATAGCACCTAATAGAGTATCACTTAAATTGGACAAACAACCAAATAATTCAACAGTATGGTTATTCTATAAAGGTATGTTGTTAAATTCAACAACATATGGTGTATTTGTTACAAATGAAACAATTGATGACAGACGTGTTGAATTAAATTTCCCATCATTAACAGAAGGTAGTGAAATAACAATGTTCTATTTAGATAATTCAGGTGCTGGACAAACGGTATCAACAAATGTTTTAACAAAAGACACTATTTCAGCGCTTAGAGTAAATATAGATCAGTTTATGCTTGACAATAGTGACACCGATATTTATAATTTAAGTGATTATATTACCATACCAGGTATTTCGTCAACGGATTTTACTTTTGGTGATGAGGTATTTTTCTTTGGTAATGTAGAGACAGATATTAAAGCAACAATATATAAAACACAATTAACTTGTAACGTGTTACCTAATCAATACATATCAACAGATAACCCAACATTTAATTCTGATCAGGATAAAGTTGCGTTTACTCAAATAGGTATTTTTGATACTAATGGTGTATTAGTGGCAATTGGTAAATTTTCAGAGCCAATAACAAGAAAATATAATTCTGATATGGTAGTAATACAAGCCACAATCGATTTCTAATGGGATTCATAAAAAGAAATAAATATACTTTTGAAATATACCTTACAGACAAGGGTAGAGAAACATTCATAAACAACGGTTTTCAGAATGAGGTTAAATATTTTTCATTAATAGATAACTCAAACTACAACCAAATGAGTGGTATGGATCCTCATGTTTTAACAGGTCAGACAATACCAACAATAAAATTTTATGATACGACAGAAGTTAATAACACGAGTGAGGTCTATGTACAGGACTCTAAAAGAGGCTCTATTGATAACAACATACATTTTACTCATGGTTTTTTGGGTGTTAACCAAAGAGCTGAAAATAATTATATCGCATACGATCCAGACCTTTCAACGGAAACGATTAAAATAATGACATATAAAGACTAATGGCTAGACAATACAACCTTAAAAATTTAAACGGTATACATCTTAAAGCACCTTATGATTACACGTCATATAGTACTAATGGGGTTGTTAACGCCTTGATAGAAGATTACGATTTTCACCCCTATAGATCAAATGATTTATCTGATTTTGAATTTATAAATGGTTCTTATAATTTGGTTGATAAAACTTCCATATATGATAATATGCCAATGGGTAATGGTTTTATTGGTGACAATTCAAAAGCAACAAGAAACATTGCTGTTGATTATACACAATTTAAGAAAAACAACATGTTAGTTAAGGGTGAGGTTTATTATACAAGTTTTGATATGTACTTTAACTTTAATGGTGATGGCCAGAATTATGAGGTTAGTACAACAGGTTATACAATTAATGTTGACATCTACGCTATTTTTGGTAATAATAAGAAAAAACTTAGATTATCAGATTTAAAAGTTTATGATTATGCTTCCGCTACTTACAGTGGGTCAACATCTAACCCAGTTGTTGCTGGTTATGTTGATATCAGCGCATCTTTTTTTAACAATTGGATTAATATAAGCGGTACTGGTACGACAACTGGCGACACGATTAACGTGTCTTATCTACCTCACCCACATGTATATGTGATTGAAAATACCAGTGCATCAAATATTACTTTTCAATGGATAGAGGGTGATGTTGGTCAACCTTTTTATGGTACATCAGTCTTTTCTACTGTTTCCCCTACTGGTAATCTTTACATAACATCATTTACCCTACCAGTAGTTACCCCTTTTGATGTTGGTCCAGAACCAGAATATGATATACAAGATCGAGGTCTTGCAGAAGAACCAAACATTAGCCCATTCAACGTTATGAGCGGATATATGTTCAAGGTTACGGCTGAATTGGATACGAGTACAGAAGAATTATTTAATTCAAACATATGTACTGGTAATAAAGATTTTAAAATAATGGTTGATTATAACGGAAGGATATCACAAACAACGGTTGGTTATTTGTATGACGATATCGAAGTTGATAATAACCCACCACCTTTACCAGCTTAAAAAAATAAATAATGGCAACTATAATACAATATTACGGAACAAGGGTTGAATATAAAATGCCCGTTTTTAGTTTTAGCGTACCTAAAATTAATTTTTATATAAACACCCCAGGTGTTAGTGTGGTTGGGCCAGATAAGTATTTAACCACTGAATCAGATGGTAAATTTAAAATATTAAACTCAAACACAACCTCAATATATTTTAATAATTTAACATATGTAAAGGCGCAATTTAGGGATTCTAAGATAAATTCGACTTTAAACACGTTAAAATTAAAATTGGTAAATGAATACGATGAAACTGATTTAGTTGGTAGTGAAAATATTATTGGTACAAAACATTATCAAGAATATCAAGTAACAAATAACGGTAAATTGATCGGTAAATTAACTTTGGTTATACCTGTTGGTTTATTGGGGTCAAACAAGATTTTATTACCATTAACGACTTTAGAGTTTTCAGCTTTTTATGAGGTTTTAAATCTAAATGTCTTAGATACACATTATTATGGTAAAACATCATTTGACCCAGAAAAAAGAGTTGGCGTTATTGATTTAACCTTTAATATAAAATGCTTTACCGATAACACATTCAATAACGCTGTTAATGAAGAAGTTGTTATTAGTGTTATACTCGTTAAAACTTAAAATAAAAAAAAAACAAAAGAGTCGTATATTTATTATATAGGAATAATAACTTGATTTGTAGAATAAAATTAATATATTTAAATAAACTAAAAACATGGGGTTCGTACCACAAAGCGGAAGCACCGAAGAAATTAAAGTTTACCTAACAGAGTTGGGTAGAAGAAAACTTTTGGAACAAGGTTTTAAACCAGTTACTTTTTCTATTTCAGATGAAGATGGTAATTACAATGCGTTATCAACTGTCGATCAAATAGTTACAGATATTACTGGTGACTATAATGATAATGTTTACGCAATATCAAAAAACATAACAATAAAAGGTCAAATATTAAGAAAATAACATAAAATGAGTGCGATATTAAAAGTTAGAATTCCATATTATAGTAGAACAATTTCTAGTGGTACAGACGGTATTGCTAGTTTCTATTTATTAGAACAACCACCACATCTAACAATTTTAAACCAAAATGTTGTTATTACACATACAGAGGTTTCAAGTAGTTCTGGTCTATACAATAAATTAAACTCTTTAGGTGTAAACACGGTTTTAGGTAAAGCTCAAGGACCACCATTAGATCTAAGCAATAACCCAACAGCTGTTGCGGCAAATGGGGGTTATAAATACATACTTTCAGTTGCTTATAATGATAAAGAGTTTTCACAACCAAATAACGCTGGATCTTGTCGTGGTTACATTGAATACGATGTTAACCCAACAAATTATAATGTGCTAAAACCAATTGAGAACGCGATTTTAGTTAATGAAAGTGTACCTTTTGATTTATCAAACGGTTTTCAAGAATTAAACCACACATTTAGTGGTACAACATTAAATAGCACCGATATTTTACCAGGTTTCTTTGTTGGTAGACAGGATAATAATACTATTTTTGCTAACTTATTAAAGTCACTTAATTTACCCGTTACGGATGAAGAATACAAAAAATATTCAAGATCCGCTTATGGTGTTTTATCTAATGCGGGTACTAATGATACTGTTGCAGCTGTTATTGGTGGTGTTAATAAAAAATGGACCGCAATTACAGATTCATATACTGGTACAACTGACGCATTGTTGGTTCACCCAGCAACTGGTTATACTGGCGAATACTATGATACTGTTATGCAAACAATTGGTTGCAATGAGTTTGAAACAAACAAACCTTGGAATTTACCAGTTCCAAATGATTTATACATGATATTTGAAATACCAAATAACAAATACGGTGAAATTATTGATGGTAAGACAATTAAATTAGAATTACCTTATTATACTGGTGCTTTATCATCCACAGCAGACCCAAAACGTTTGGGTATTATGACTGGTTGGACAGGACCAAGTACTATCGAGTTATACGGTACCTACAATACAGCTGGTATAAACAATAATTTAGATAAGAAATTATCTGAACCAGATATTAGTGTTAACACACTTGGTGTTAGACCTGATTTAGCCACAGTAAGTTCAACAACATATGAGAGTAATGTTGTATTGTTATTTACGGATGCAGTACAAACACCTTCTGTTAATTTTAGTAACTGGGGTGATGCTTATAGTGAAGTTATAAACGGAACTAGAGTATTTTCACCAACAGCCCAAGAAAAACCAACATACAACTATAAAGATGATGTTTGTGTTGGAGTAGCTTATTTGGACAAAGGTTTTATAGTTATTACACACCCATTACTTGTTGATTCATATTTCCACAATATTTTTGATGGCCGTATCTATACAAGTGGTACTTTAACTAGTATGGTTAAAAACTATGACGCAACCGTTGACTCATCAAACACACCTGTAATTGCTGAATGGAGAGGCGATGTTAGAACCACAGACTCTAACGATACATATGAATTGATTGTCACTAAAGATGTTACTGACATCCTATGGGATAGCACACAATTTATCTATACAGGTACAACAGATTATACATTAACATATAACAGTTACAACACTGAAAAATCTTTAAATATTGTTTGTTTGGCATCTTCAGATGAATTTTTTAAATCAACAAACGATACCGCAAAAGATATGATGGGCGTTGCCCAAACGGAAGATGTAGCATCGTTTAAATCAACAAATGGTGATCTATTCCCTGTTATTATTACACAATTGGGTATCCATGATGCTGATGGTAATTTATTGGCGATTTGCAAACCAACACAACCAATTAAAAAATATTGGTATGACGTTGTGTCGTTCAATATCAAAATAAGATTATAATTAAGATTTTATGATAAAAGAGATACAAGAAGAATATTACTTACTTGGACTAGATGTTTCAACTAAAACAATCGGAATTTCATTATTCAACAATAAAGGGGAGCTTTTGGAGTTAACACACATTTCCCCAAAAGCTAAACCCGAACCTAAAACAAAGACTGAGGAGCTTATCAAAAAAGCTGATTTGTTTTATGATTTCGTACAAAAGTACAAAACACTCAACATTAAACACGTAGTTATTGAGGAACCATTATTAAGGTCAAACAACGTTAATACCGTTGGTACCTTATTACGTTTTAACGGTATGGTTACCAAAATATGCTATGACGTAATGGGTATTGTCCCAGAATACGTTTCCACTTATGAAGCCAGAAAAAACGCATTTCCTGAGTTTATGCAACCAGGAAGTACTGGAAAACCTGTTTTATTTGGTGGATTACCCAAAGACGTTGATAAGAAAAAACTTATCTGGGATAAAGTCTCTAAAAGAGAACCCCAAATTAACTGGTTATTAGACAAAAAGGGTCAATTAAAAAAAGAAAATTTTGATATGTCAGATAGTTATGTGGTTATGCTTGCTTATGCCAAAATGAAAGAAATTTTCAAATAAGTTTGTTTGTAAAAGAATAATTTCCTATATTTGTGGGAATTATGGATTTACTAAATAACGAATTAGAAACAGATAAGCTAATTGATTTATTGGAATCCTTTTTAGGTGAGCCTAGAAAGCACTATAAACGTAAGAAGCAAATTAGTTTTGACTGTCCAAACTGTTCCGCTATGAAAGGAATGGAGTTTGATAAAAAGGGTAATCTTGAGATTTCCTATAAAGACGGTGTGTATAACTGCTGGTCATGTGGTGAAACAGATGGTACCAAGGGTAGATTATCTTTTTTGTTTAAAACATACTCCGACAAAAAAACATTAGACCAATTTTATAAACTTAATTTTAAATTCATCCAACAAAAAACTGTTGAGGAGAAAAAAGATGAATTAAGGTTACCTGATGAGTATATACTACTTGATGGTAAGATAGGTAACTCCAGGTTTCATGGTGCCTTTGATTATCTCTATACTAGAGGTTTAAACGATTCCCACATCAAAACATACAAAATAGGTTTTTGCCTGGAAGGCAAATATCAAAATCGTGTTGTTATACCATCCTATGATATTGACAATAAACTAAACTTTTTTGTAACAAGATCCATCAACCCAAAAACAACCAAGTTCAAATACTTGAACCCATCGGTTGAAAAACAGACATTAATTTTTAACGAAGCTTTAATTAACTGGGAAAAACCAGTGTTTTTAGTTGAGGGTGTTTTCGATCATATCGTTATACCTAATAGCATTCCATTGCTTGGTAAAAAAATGTCTGAAAAATTATTTAAAGAATTATATTTTAAATCAAAAAATTTCATTATTATTGCACTCGATCCAGATGCTTGGAATGATACCGTTGGAATATACAATAAATTAGATGCTGGCCGACTCTATAAAAAGGTGTTGGTTTTAACATTACCTAAAGGTATTGATATTTCATTGTACTATGAGAAGTATGGAAAAGAGTATTTAGGTAAATTATTACAAACAAGTAAAAGAATCAAAGAATGATAACATTAGATCACGCAACCCACACGTACACTAACAGTGAAAAAACTACCGTTAAGTATACGTCAGTTACTACTGTATTGGGACAGTACAAAGAAAAGTTTAACGAAGATTACCACGCTGAAAGGGTGGCAAAGAGAAAAGGTGTAACCAAAGAAGAGGTTATTGCTGAATGGAGAGAAATTAACCGCATGGCTAATGAGTATGGAACCGCATTGCACGAAATCCTTGAAAGGTTTTTGTTAGCGCCTGGTAGAATGTACTCACCACGAGACGAATTTGAGAAAGTTGTGATTGGTGCATTTAGAGATGTTTGTTACGAAGAAGGTTTGGGTTTAATTGATAGTCCTTTTTTAAAACCAGAGCATATCATGTCGATTGAATTTAATGATGAGGAAGGTGTTGCTGGTACTTCAGATATTATTGAAGATTTACCAGGTGATGCATTCTTTAATGTGTGGGATTTTAAGACAAACAAAAAGTTTGAATATGAAAACAAATATGGTGAATTCTTACACTTCCCATTAGATCATTTGGCTCACTGCCAGTATAATGATTACACAATTCAATTATCGGTGTATGCTTTGATGTACGAGAAAGAAACTAGAAAAAAGTTTAATCGTGGTGGTTTGTTCTATTGGGATAAAAACATCCAAACTTTTAAAGTAATCCCAATCTGTTACATGAAAAAAGAAGCTGAAATGCTTATTCAACACTATAAAATGAAAAGACTTATATTATGATAGAAACAATTGCACACATAGCGGATATCCATTTTAGAAATATCCAAAGACACAACGAGTTCAGAGCGATTTGCGAAAACTTTTTTGATCAAATGAAACGAATCAAACCAGAAAGAATTGTTATTGCTGGTGATATCGTACATTCAAGAAACCAAATTAGCCCAGAATTGGTTAGCGAAGTATCATGGTTCTTAAGTGGCTGTTCTAAGGTCACTGGTAAGGTTATTATCATTCCAGGTAACCATGACATCGTTGAGCAGAATAAAGAGCGTATGGACGCTCTGACACCCATCATTAACGCTTTAGATGCTGATAACATTGTTTATTACACAAAATCAGCTTTATACCAAGACGAAAATGTTGTTTGGTCTGTGTTTAGTATCTTTGATAATCATATGGCGCCAGAAAGCTTGGAAATGAGACCATATAATGGCACTTACATCGGTTTGTACCACGGTACAATTGTTGGTGCTGTAAATGAACAAGGGTTTAAATTTAGCCATGGCGCTGAAGTAAACAAATTCAGACATTGTGACATGGTTCTTTGTGGTGATATTCATAAAAGACAAGTTTTTATGCATGATACCACACCAATCATAATGGTTGGGTCGCTTATTCAGCAAAATTTTGGTGAAACGGTTAGCGAACACGGTTTTAATGTTGTTAAAATTCAAAATGATAAATTGTTATCATATGAGTTTTTTGATATTGAAAACCCTGTTAAGTATTTGACATTTAAAATAACCGATATGAGTGATATTGAAGAAAATAACGAGATTTTGGTAAATGCATAGTGTTAATATAGAAAAATCTTTACATGAGGATATAGTTGACTTTTGTAAGGTAAATCAAATAACTGATGTAGATGATTTTATAAACAAAACACTTAGAAAAGGTTTTGATTTAAAAAAATATGGTGAATCGTTTGCGATGTTTTTTAACAAGACTGAAGCTGATATGATCTTTAATGGACCACCTGTTGAAGAAGCACCTGTTGTAGAACCAGAAGTTGTCACTGAACAACCAAAGAAAAAAGGTGGTAGAAAGAAAAAGGTTGAGGAACCTATTGTTGAAAAAGAACCAGAAGTTGTCACTGAACAACCAAAGGAACCAACCTATGAGGTTAAACAAGAAGAACCAAAACCAGTAAAAAAACCAATAACATTAATCAAGAAACAACCAAGAGATAATTATGACGTATATGACGAAATCTAAAATAGAGTCAGCTGACTTGTACGATAGCAATAACCATATTAAGGTTATGTGGGAAGATACGTTGGATAACCATTCAACGCATAAGGAAAAGCAAATTGAAAAATACTTTCAAAATAAATATAAAACCACAAAAGTTAAGGTAATCTTTAAACCAATATCAATAAAAAATAGTGATGTTGTTGCCGAAGGAACTGCTGATGCTTCTGAAATTATTTTGGACGAAAACTACCAAAAACAATTAATAGAAAGTTATTTAAAAGATCAAAACGTTGACGTTCCGATTGATTATTTAATGAAGCTTGATAATTCGGTAAATGTTGAGTTAGAGGATTATAAGGAACAAACAAATAGGTATAAAAAATTCAAAATTAAACAAATTCAGTTTTCAAATTTCTTATCATTTGGTGAGGATAACAGAATTGATTTTACTGATAAATTGGGTATTACATCTGTTGTATCAAACCCAGCTAATTTTGGCGGTAAAACAACAATGACGGTTGACTTATTATTATTCTTATTCTTCGGTGTTACATCAAAGACTGATAAGATGGAAGATGTGTTTAACCGATTCAGTGATGAGGATAATGTTAGTGTTAAAGGTATGGTTGAAATCGAAGGTGATAACTACATCATCAGTAGAAAAATCAACAGAAAACAAGGTAGAAATGGCGAGTATACTTGTAAAAGCGAATTAGATTTCTATCAGGTATTACCAAAAGGTGGTGTTAAACAATTAAATGGTGAACAAAGAAAGTTTACTGATGATTTGATTAAGACTTACGTTGGTTCATATGAGGACTTCTTAATTACCATCTTAACAACTGGTGATAACTTGGATGATTTAATTAAAACAAAACCAACTGAGCGTGGTAGAATCTTAACCAAATTTATTGGATTGGAATTTTTTAGAGAGAAAGAAAAAATTGCTAAGAAAAAACACCAGGAGTGGAAAGAAAAATCTAAATTGTACCATAACAACTCACAAGAGATTTTTGTTAAGATTGAAGTGGAGAATGATAAGATTAAAAATAACAAAGAATTTATAGACAGTTTAAATATTAGTCTTAAAGCCAAGGTTGATTTGTTAAAATCTTTTGATGAGGAAAGGGATGAATTAAATAAAATCCGTGTTAATGTTGATACTGAATTGTACAAATTAAATGAGGATGATATTGTGTCTGGTATTAATAAACTTAAAGGTTTTGTCAAAACAAAGACAGAGGAGATCGAGCAATTAAAAAAGGATAATCCAATGCCTAATGAACAATTTGATGTTGATGCGTATGCAACAGCTGTTTCAAACATTCGTGATGCCAGGGAAAAAGAAGTTGAGTTGAGGGTTGAGATTTCTGGTATTGAAAAAACAATCAGAATGCTTGAGGATGGTGAAATTTGCCAATCTTGCCAAAGACCGTTGGAAGGTATTGACCACAAAAAAGAAATTGCTGAAAACAATAAAAAGTTAAAAACTAAAACCACTGCACATAAAAAAGCAACGACAAGTATAGAAGAGTTGTCTGCTAAGATAGAAAGTTACGATACCATTAAAACTTTGTGGGATGCTTACAATAAAGCTGAATTGTTGTTGCAAAACAAACAAATGGAGTTAACTAACTATAACGGTAGTTTAGAGCGTGGTGAAGAAAAGTTAAAATCTTATGGTTTGGCAAAAGAAGCTTTGGAAAAAAACAAAATAATTGATACCGATTTACAAAGATTGAAGTTCAAAGTTGAAAATGAGACAAACGAGAAAGAAGGATTGATGTTACAAATCAACGGTTTTAAAAAGGATATTGAATTATCTGAAACCAAAATTGGTGAGTACAATAATTTAATAACTGAGCTTAAACGTGAAGAGGTTGTTGATAAAATTTTCAGGGTTTATTTAGATGTATATGGTAAAAACGGTATCTCTAAGATGGTATTAAGCACCATGATTCCGTTAATCAATAGCCACTTGAAAATTCTTTTATCGGATACTTGTGATTTTGATCTTGAAATGCGCATTAACGATAAGAACGAGATTGAGTTCTGGATGATTGATTGTGAAAGTGGTATTGAAAAACCATTAGCATCTGGCTCTGGTTATGAGAAAACCGTTAGTTCATTAGCGTTAAGATGCGTATTGAGTAAAGTATGTTCATTACCTAAACCAAATATCATCATATTTGATGAGGTTACTGGTAAAGTATCTAACGATAACTTGGATAGATTGGGTATGTTCTTCGAGAAATTAAAAACGTTATTTGAACACATTTGGGTGATTAGTCACAACCCATATGTACAAGATTGGGCTGATAATATTGTAAGGGTAGAAAAAACAGATAACATCTCAAAAGTAGTTGATGCAAATGGTTAGAATATTAGATTGGATAGTTTTTAAAATAAAATATGAAACCTATTTGTTTTTTAACAAAATATTTAGTAAAAAACCTAGAAAGTATATCATGTTTTTTGTTGGAAAATATCCTGATAACTTTAAGCACGGACTAAAACCAATATTAGATAATGAGCACCAGTTGAAATGGATTTTTGGCCCAGCTTCAATCATACTGATCTTTAACTCAAAAGAAAATATGAAGTTTCTGGATAAGTTTTTTAAGAAGATGTATTCGGAGTATACAGAATCATTCTTTTTATTTGACATAACAAAAGAAAAGTATTCAAAGCATGTTACAGATGAATATTATAAACACTTGTACATGGAAGGGCCTAAAAGACATAACGAGCTAACATTAAATAAAATACAATATTTTGTTGATTTGGTGGCAAAAGCAAGGGAACAATATATCGCTTTATTAGAAGAGGAGATAAAAAACGCAACCGAAAAAAGAGATAGAGGTAAAGAGGTAAGAATTAGTATGGATATTATTGATCCAATTTTGGATAAAATAATTGAATACGGATATGAAAGTTTAACAGAAGAGGAGAAATTAATTTTAAAACGCTATAATACAGACAATGACACAGAGAATTGACACATCACACTGGATCGATCAAAGAGAGATCGCAAATTACTTACAAGATGTAAGAAAACATGAACCCCTTACCCGACTTGAGGAACGTGAGTTGCTTAAAGAAATTAAAGCTGGGGATAGTAAAGCAAAAGAAAAATTGATTTACTCAAACCTTAGATATGTCATTACTGTAGCGAAACAATATCAGGGTCAAGGTGTAAATTTTGAGGATTTAATATCTGAGGGTAACCTTGGTTTATTAAAAGCAGCCGAGAGGTTTAATTACGAACAGGAAGAGGTTAGATTCCTATCCTATGCTGTTTGGTGGATTAAACAATCAATCATTCAATCGTTACATGATAATTCAAGAATGATTAGATTACCAATTAACGTAATTAATGATGTTCGTAAAGCCAACAAAGAAGCACAAAAGAATTTTGCTTCCATGACTGAGAACAGTGTTATTAACGGGTTCTCAAATTTACCATCAGTTGAAAGACTTGATGACAAATATGATGATGAAGGTTTATCTTTATACGATATTTACGAAGATAAATCATCACCAAGACCAGATGAGGCTTATGATAGTGACAGGGTTAATTTAGTTAACGCCTTAAATAACGTTTTAAATAATCTAACAGAAACAGAAAAACTTGTTATTGTTAGATATTTTGGTTTGGACGGTAATGAATGTACACTACAAGAAATATCTGAAGATTTGGAGCTAACAAAAGAGCGTGTTAGACAAATTAAAGAGAAAGCAATTAAGAAACTTAGATTTTATTCTGGGGGAATCTTTAATTTATTGTAATTTTAATTAAAAACTAAATATTTATAAGTATGAACAAAATCGAACAAATTTTGAACAAACATTTTACCAAGATAGTCTTGGTTATGTTAGTATTACTATTCATGAGAACATGTAATAGCGATGTAAGGAGTCTGAATAAAAGAATTGACAAGATGTCTAACAAAGTAGATTCGTTGGAAATGATGATAATCACACACGAAGATTTAAGACTTGAAGGTCTTAGAACCGAAAAACGTATGATCCAATCAACCGATAGAAAAATGTTAGATGTTACCAGACAAGCTGAAATCGATAAAGAAATAAACGCTTTGGAAAACAAATAATCAAATGTTAGTATTTAAACACACAAAATCATCAATTAATGAGGCTTTAACTTTAGCTAAAGTCGTTAAAGATCAATTCGGGTCAAACAGAGTTATTGTTGTCTCCGATTTAGAAGAGCCTAATGCTGCTACAAAAGAAGTAATCGCAGCTAAAGATATATTAAAGAGAAACGGTTTTATGTGGGACGGCACCAATAAACAATGGTGGTTGAACGATAAGTTTAAACCGATTGAGGCTGTTATTGAGATAGCTAAAAGAGCTGTTGCGGAAGCAAATAAATCTTTAGGTGGTTCAAACGAAGCTAATGAGTTAATACAAAAGCTCGAGGATGTTAAAGATGCTGTTATGTCAGCACCTATTGCACCCGAGTCTGATGTGTCAAAAGATGACATTATTAAAAAGATTGAGGGCTTTATTAATGAATTGGCTGATGAGGTTGATAGCGTTACTTTAACTGGGAAGATTAAAGAATATTTTGACTGGTTGGCTAAATTTCCAGGTTATTCATTCAATAACCAAATTTTGATTTATATTCAAAAAAGGGATGCGACAAAAGTTAATTCAAGATCTGGTTGGTCTAAATTAGGTTATGCCCCAAAAGAAGGTGCTCAACAAATTATTATTTGGAGACCAACACTTAAACCGCCTACGGCTCTAGATAAAAAAACTAGAAAAGAGGAATTCATGAAGAAGTTTGGTAAAGGTGGTAAATTATCCCCAGATATGCAACAAAAAATGGAAAAAATGATGAATGATCCAGTTGCGTCAATGCCGTATATACTATATCCTGTTTATGATACTGCCGATGTTGTTAATGATAAAGGTGAAGGTGCTTCTTCTGTTGAAAAACCAAAACTAGACTGGTTTAGTACTGAAGAAAATGAAGTTGCTGATAAGATCTTTGATGCGATGGTTAAAGTTTACCAAGATTATGGTATTGATTTCGCTGTTGAAGATTCCAAAGGTGGTGAAAAAGGTTATTCAGCTGGTGGTAAAGTTAGAATCTCTAGCGATGCTGTTGGTGTTGGTAAAGCTTCAACAGCCATACACGAATTTGCCCATGAATTAATGCACCAGGAATTTTTAAAAACAAAAGCCAAGGCTGAAGAAACTAAAGATGGTAATTTAAGTGAAAAATCAAAACATATTTTGGATGCGTATGTTGGTAGAGACCTACCTAAAGTTTTGGAATTACAAGCTGAATCAGTTGCATATGTTGTTTTAAAATCTTTTGACGTACCAGGTTTAAAATACGCTGTAAATTATATTGCTCTTTGGCAGGGTACTAAAGATAGTATCATCGGTAATTTGGATGTAATCACAACAACAGCAAATGTTGTTATCAGAAACATTAACAAACATGTTGTTATGGGTGAGGCTGAAGAACAAATTATTCACGGTGATTTGGTTACGCAAGGTGAGGTCGCTAAATTATTAAAAGCTCCTTTGGGTAAAAAAGAAGACTCACTTGATGAGGTTATGGAAGAAATTAACGAAACAAAAAACATATTTAAAACAATTTTGAATTAATGCGATCAGAAAATAAATTAACAAGAAACTTTATAATTGGAACGTTTGTCACATTGTATGTGATGGTATCTTTGATATCAACAATCCACGTAATTGATTTCTTTGAGTTATCAAACCCAAGATGGCTAGCCGTAACATTGGCGCTGGCCTTTGAGGTTGGTGCCGCAGCATCGTTAGCATCCATTATAGCCCTTAAGAAAATGAATAAGGGTATTGTATGGGCCTTATTTTTTATGTTAACGGCAATGCAGGCGATGGGTAATGCTTTTTTTGCTTATACCCATTTAACTAACTACCAGTCATGGATTGAATTATTTGGTTTAGTTGATAGTGACCCCATTGAACAAAAAAGAATATTGTCAATTGTTAGTGGGGCAATCTTACCATTAGTGGCTTTAGGTTTTATTAAATCATTGGTTGATTATATAAGACCAGATGACGAGACAACAACCGCAGTAAATGACCAAATAACCGATTCTGTAACACAAACACAAATAACTGATGCGGTTACACAATCAAATTTAAATGATGAGGCTAAAAAAGTTTGGGAAAAAGTTGATGAATTACGTAAAGAGGGTAAATTACCCGAAATTACTCAAGATGATTTAGAGGATGAACCAACAGCTTTAGCTTTCACACCATATGAAACTGGTGAAGATGTGGATGATGATCTGGATAATAATTTTGAAGAAGATTCTTTAATAGATATTCAAATTAACACAGAACCAGAAATTGTCGAAGAACCCGCTATTGAAGAAACCCCAACTGAAAACGATTTAGAAAACTATCCTGTTTACGATAAAACTGATGAAATTAAGAATAACGGAATAGAAAATATTATGGTTTTCACAAAAGATGGTGGTCAATAAGGAATATTACTTTGATAGTAATGAGAGCATACAGAAAAACAAAACCAAAAAGAAACAAATAATTCTTACACATACGTCATGTACCATTGGTGAGTACTTGGTAAAAATTAAAACACGGTACAACGGTAAATACAACCGATTGCCGTGTTTTTTTATTTCACAAAGCGGAGAAATTTACCAGCACTTTGATCCTAAATACTATAGCCTACTTATGTGGGAACAGCAAATAGAAAAAAATTCAATAACAATTTGTTTAGAAAATGTTGGTTGGTTAAGTAAAGACCTTGCTTTAGATAAATATTTTACCTGGAAAGGTTCTGAATATTTTGGTGATGTAGTTGATATACCTTGGAGAAATAAAAAACATTGGGCTACTTATTCCGATGAACAGTACACGAAACTTGCGGAATTAATAGACTATTTATGTATAGAATACGGCATAATAAAAGATTTTATAGGGAATAATATTGTTATAAATAAACCAAACTTACAAAAAGGGGTATTGAATAGGAGTAATTACACAAAAAACAACTATGATTTGTCACCAGCAGCCGATTTTAAGAAAATAAATGAATTAATAAATAAAGAATACAAACATGAACAATTACGATAAAAGCTACGATGATATTAAATCATTACTACACAAAGTAAGAACGGTTCAATTACAGGAATCGGCTAAAAAAACTAAATCATTATTAAATGAAAACGATGAAATGGTTAGAACAGAACCTGTTGAGGTTGAATCAAAGGATGGTGAGGAATTAACATTTGACAATATTAATACCGTTGGTTATTTAAGTAAAGCTGATGATATTCAGTTATCTGATGAAAGTAAAACTGAGTTTACAAAAGCTATTGGTGATTTTATTGGTGCCACTGGTTTGATGTTACCGTACGTTAATATCAGGTTAGAGAATGGTCGTGTAATATTAACAGCTGATGTCATTAAAAATCCTACTTTGGATGGTGTTAAAGAGATTGTGGTTGATACTGATGAAGAGGACCCTAAGATTAATTTAATTGGTGGAACCTTGATTTTAAACCAAGATTTGTTAAATTTATTAAACACAATTGGTAGATCATATAACGACCCACAAATCGGAAGAAATAATTTGATTAAGATCACACAAAACAAGCAATCACAAAACCCTTTACAATAATGAAAAAAAATATACTTTTTTTAATCTTTTTTTTGGGTATTGGTTTTTTAATCTATACGAGTGTTTTTAATAAAAAAAACAACGTAATCGATACAAGCCACTATCAAAAAACAATTGATTCATTAAATATAAAAATCACAAAAAGTAATCTAAGAATAGATTCTTTAAACAAATCCGTTGAGAATAGAAATGCTAAAATCGCAGCATTTAATGTTGAGTTGGCTGGTTTAAAAAATAAACTAAATAAGGAAAAAAAGGCACATGAACAAGATATTAATCGTATTAATGCTATGTCTAGCGGTGAGCTCTCCAGCTCTTTCGCAGACGAATTTAAGTGATTCAACCTGCTGCGTACCTTGTGCGGCAATAAGAAACGCATTGATCCTCAAAAAGGACCATAAGTTATTAAAAGCTGAAATAGGTGTTACAAGGGATAGTCTTAATTTAATAACCAAACAGTCGGTTGAAAAAGATAGTATCATCATTGACCAAAAACATATTATAACGGAAAAAGATACTATAATAACCACTAAAGATAAGGTCATTCAAACAAAAGACGAACATATTTCAGATTTAAATCATAATATAAAAGGTTATAAAAGACAAAGAAATATTTCCTATATAACTAGCGGTGGAGTTTTTATACTAACATTACTACTTTTATTGTAACATTTACGATTTAAAGACTATTTATATTAATAAAAAGCACCATGAAAGTTAAAATAACTGATAGCCAATTAAATCAATATTTGAAAGAATGTTTGTTTGAAATGGATGACAAAACACCAATTAATGAAGCACTTAGCCCAACGGATAAGAGTGATATTAAAGTTTTGATTAAGAATGAAATAAAAGATTTCTTAAACATAACACGTGGTTCTCAGTTTGAAACAAAGGTAAAGGATATTGTAAAAGATACTTTTAAAGGTAACAAAGATTTTGAAAATAAAGTGGTTGAAATAACAAGAAACGTGTTGGTTCAATTATATAAACAGTTATGGACCAGAAGAAGTTTCTGGGTAAATGACCTTAGAAATTCACCCAATTAATGAAAAAAGAGGATTTTTTAAAAAGTTTATTAAATGAAGAAGGTGAGGCAACATCAACAGCCTCTGTCTTAGGTGACCCAGGTAGCCCAAACTACGGTGGGTTTATTGGTCCTTTGGGTAGGATATCAAAAAAGAAATTAAACAGTAGACTTTTTCAAACATGGAAAGATTCTAGTGTTAAAAACGGTGTTGGTGTGGGTAGAATAGCTATACCACCACAAGGTTATGTTAAGGAACACATATATAGTACTGAAGGTGCTTTGGTTACCGAAGGTGATTTATTAGATTGGTTTGGTGGTGATTTAAAACAAAAACCAGCTTACAATGGTGGTCAGCTAGTTGCTATTGAACCTAAATGTCTTGCATTCCCATATTGCTCACAAGGCGCTATTGATAAACCAATCAAACTTATTGGTAAATCAAAAGAAGAAATGTGTGAGGGTTGTTATGGGTATTGCTCTCATATCGCTGAAGAAACTGGTAAGTCACCAGAATTTGTTGCAAAATTAATCAGAGAAAAATATTTAGCGGAAACAATTGATATGGTTAAAATGGAAAATATCAATGAATCCGTTATTGAACAATTAAACGAATCCATCGAATTATTGGATGAAAATTATACAGAAGAAAATAAAAACTTAGAAAATACAAATACTATGGAAAACATACAATTAACGCCCGAATTCGCATCAAAATGCATGAGCGGTATTATGGAAAATAAACAACTTTCAGGCTGCATGTACGAAACTTTGGTTCAAGAAGGTTTTTTACCTGAAACACTAAATGAAGGTGAGACATATGAAGGTTACTGTAAAACAATGATGGAAGATGCTGAAATTTGCATGGAGATGGTAAAATCTTGCATGATGAATGAAGGTTCTTCTTGTGCCAACGAAATTGCTAATTATATCTCAGAATCTTATCACAATAAAGGATCTATGGCCTCTGAACAACCAATGTACGAAGATGCTTATTACGCTGGTGTGGATCCAGAAGAAGGTGGTATATATTTAGAAGAAGAAGGTGAAATGGTAGATGAAGCTGAGGGTATTAACCCAGCTATCCACGACCAATTAGAATATTGCATTAAACAGGGTCATACTTATGATCAAGCCAAAGAACATGTTGATAAAGCTGTTAAAGAAAAAAGTGAGGATGGAAAAGGGGGATGGGATCTTTCAATGGAAGATTATCTTGAAGCCAAAGAAAAATTTGGTAAAGATAAAAGAGATGGTGTTGAATTGGAAGAAGAAGGTTGGATGAATGAAATGGATTTAGGAGAAGGTTCTTTTGAAGTAGACCCAAGTTATAACTATTTTGCTGTTAATAAAGCTACTGGTCAAATTTTTAATGGATGGGAATATAGCGCAGAAACCGATAAACAATCTATAAAAGATTATTGTGTGATGGATATTAAAGATAATGATTGGGCACCAAAAGACTTTAATTTGGTGACAGCTAGTTATTTAAAGAAAAAAGGTGTTGATCCATATGATTCAAATAATTGGGCAAAAAATGATGGTATTTCTAAATATATGGATAATTTACATGGTACTAATTTTGCTAAATATGGTGGATCAAACCCAGATTATATGAGCCCAGAAGATAGAGCTAAATATGAAATTAATGAATTAGAAGAAGGTAGTGAAGACAGTAGCAGATACATGTTCTTCTCTAATTTGGAACAAATCAAAAGACAAGCCGATGTTTTAATGAAATTTGACCACGGTAAGATTGAAGCTATTTTAAATAGCGGACATGATTGGGCTGCTGATCATATGGCTGTTACAAAAGAAAATTTGAGCCATGTGTTTGATTTCTTGATGAATGAGATAGAAGGTGAAGGTGCACCAGAAGGTGATATGACACCAGCTCCAATGGACATGACACCAGTTGGACCAATGGGTATTGAAGGACCAGAAGATAAACTTATGGAATATAGTGAAGAAGATGATATGGAAGACGATAATGTATCTGTTAGTGATCAATATGAAAGAGAAATGAAATATTTCACAAATTTCATGAACGCTATTGAAAAATCTATGGGTACGGTGGCTAAAGCTTTAAGTTCAGATAAAATTAAACTTGAATTTAATAAGTATTTTAGTGAACGTGCCTCAAGCAGAGACGCTAACGCTAATAATTTTATTAAATTTATACAAAAAACCCCTGAGGAAAGTTATTTAGAGTATTGCGACAGATTATTCGAAAGAGGGCCTAACGTAAATAAAGATGAGGTTAATCCAAATTATAGTATATTAAATTTATTAGTATCCCCAACTAAAAGAGGTTTCTTAGATAAGACTGGTTTAATGATGGATGATAATTTAACAGACGCTTTGGATACAGTTGCTGACTCACAACCTATAGTTATGAAAAAAGCTGAGTTTATCAAATCTTACACTGAAAAACAAGACAGTAAATACAAAGACACTGAAGATGATGATTTTTCTGACGAAGAGCCATCAACGGATGCTTTGAAAAAGATCGAAAAAAGTGGCTTAAAAAATATCGAAAAAATGGGTAATTTTGACGTTGACAGTGGTGATGATATAGATTTCTTAGGGGAAGCTGAGTTGGCTAAATTTGTTGACAAAAAAGGTAAAAATGTTGATTCTGAAAACAAAAAATCTTCTGAAAAAGAAAATAAAGAAGCTATGAAAGACGCTGAGGAAACACAAGAAACAACTGAAGAAAAAATTGACAATCTTAAAAACCAAAAATACGAAAACAATAGTTTCGAAGATGAAGCTGCTTTAAGACAACACGGAAGAAATAATATGTTAGACCTTGATTATACTAATGACGCTTCTGAGGCTTTTAAAAATAGAGTTGAAAAAGAAACAGATGGGTTAGCACCAAAAGATCATGCTAATGTTGACCATGAGTCAAAAGGTGGTAAAAAATTAAAAGATGCTGTGAAAGCAAGAAGACCTGAAAGAGATATGGATTACGGTTCAAAAGGACTTAACATTGATAAAGATTTTTCTTATGAAAAAAGTGATGCTTTGAAAGAAGATGTTGTTTCATTGGAAATACAAAAAATGATGAAAATGGTTTCTTATGATCAAAACGTAATTTTTGAAGAGAAAAAAGCTAAACAAAGTAATGAAAACGATGTTTTCTGGAAAAGCGTTAGCAAGAAAAAATTATTGTAAGTCATTTAGTTTACATTTTTTTTTTAAAATTTATATTTATAAGGGCTTCATCAACATGAGGCCCTTATTTATTATAAGGGATGAGTAGGGGACACATACATAAGTTTTTAGAATACTTTTCAAAACCATTAAGTTTTGAACAGTTAACCTATTTAAACACAATAAATAATATCACAACTGAAAAGGTTGAATTATTTAGAGACTTCTCCATTTCATTAACATACATAATCGAAGATACTTATCTTGGTGATGATGTTATTCTTTACCAAGACGACCAAGTAAATCATTTTAACTGGTGTTGGAAAAAAAACATAGACAACTTCAAAAAGGAAAATATCTTATTCCAGGAAAGGGGTGAGCATTATTACTATTTTTTAGCCTATTTTATGGACATCTATTATGGTAATAGCACTAAAACAAAAGGTTTATTTGCTAAGATCATTAATTTTTGGGATGACGTTATGTCAATTGAAATAACCAAAACAAAATCTGAACACGATCTTTTTTTTGAGGTATATAAAACACTTGATAAGTATTTTTTAAACAATTATTGATAATATCAGTTTTTATACCTATTTTTATAAAAAAATAAAATCATGGACATACTACTTGGACTAATCAATAAGGTGCTTTTAGCAGGCCTTATATTATCTATTTTGGTGATATTAAGACATATATTCCTATTCTACCGTAATATTGTTGATATTGAACCTAAAAAATACACATTGACACAAAAAGAGCTAATCTATCTCGGATTATCTGTCTCTTACATAATAACATGTATTATAAACGGAATTAACATATGAAATTAGACGAAATGTTTAAAAAATATCCTGATAACCTTATTGGTTTTAGGATTAACGCTGATGTTAGGGTTATTGATTTTTGGTTGGACCCAACCTGGTCAATACTTGAAGATCATGTGCCAGAAGAAATTAAATTAAAAAAACAAAAAGTTTCCGAGGATACTGGGTTTATCTACTATATCATGTTCAGTGATTTATTCGCATTTGAAGAGATGTATACCATCTTTAGTAGGATAATTGAGTATAATCTCGACCTACAAAAGAAACAGGATTTGTTCAGTGAAAAAATGACGGAACTAAAAGGGTTATTTGGTAAGTTAAGTTATGATGAACTTAAACAACTTTCTTTTGACACACCATTATCTATAATGGGTGGTGGTAAAAAAAGATCTAAGAAAGTTGAGGAACCCATCACTGAGGAACCTGAATTAAACACCGAAAATAATGAGGTTGAAGCTGATATAGCTAAAACTGAAGAATAAAATGAATTGGATAACCCTCGTATACTTTATTTTCATATCCTATGGTCTAACATCAATTGTTGTGCAAAGCAAGTTATTTAAACCATTTAGAGAAACCATAAAAGCCAAATCGGTTTTTTTGGGTTCTTTATTAAGTTGTATGATGTGTTTTGGTTTTTGGGTTGGTTTATTTGTTGTACCAGTTTTAGGGTTTTCACCAACAGTTATTCTTTTCGGTAAAATAAATTTAAGTTTGTTGGATAAGATTCTTTTTACTATCTTTGATGCGGCATTTATATCAGGGGTTGTTTATTACATAAACATTATTGAATTATACATTGAATCAAAATTACCAGATGAACAGTGATATTATTGGCGTATACAACATGTATCTTGAGGATTACCCAATTACAACACCAATGGCTGTTGGTTGGACAACCAAAGAAACGCAAGAGAAGCGATTTAAGGCCTTATTTGACATTGGGGTAGAAGATAACTCATCTTTGCTTGATTATGGCTGTGGATTGGGTCATTTAAACGATTATATGGCTAATAACAACCATAACAGTATAGATTACACAGGAATTGATATTAACCACAAGTATATTATCTACGCAAATCAATTATACCCAACAAATAAATTCATATGTTCTGACATAGGTGATGTTGAAGGTAACTTTGATTATATAATAGGGTCAGGTGTTTTTACCTGGTTTGTTGAGATGAATGAGGTTATTGAGAAAATTGAGTTGGCTTATAAAATGTGTAATAAAGGTGTGGCCTTTAATTTTTTAGATGAGAGGTCTGGTTTATCACCTTTAAATTTATATAACCCAGAAGACATGGTTAGTCGATTATCGCATATCGCAAAACCAGAATTGATACAAGGTTATTTGGAAAATGAAGATTTTACTATTTATATAAAAAAATAATATGGAAGACGATAGACTTTACAGGACATTTGAAAAAGAGATAAATAAAGATAATTTTGATATTGAAAAAGCTAAAAAAGCTTATGCTGACGCAGTAAAAAAAGGTTTAGGTAAAGAAATTAATAATTTTGACAATTACATTAAAAAAGAACCATCCAGATGGGCAAAATTTAAAAATTTTGTATCAAAAGTATTTAGATATATATGAAATTAGAGCAGATAAATAATATCGCAACAACGATCTCAAATACTGGTGAAAACAAAAATACCGAAATTTATGTTAAATTAAATGAAGGTAGACACGAGGTATTACAACAAGAGGTTTTTAGGTTTATAAATAAGACAATACATGGGTATGTCTCTAAAAAAACCTTTGAGATCATAATAAACGATGTTAGGTTTATTTTTAAAAGAGTTTAATTACCTTGTTGATGTTCTAGCCATCCATTCTCTTGAAATCCCATAATTAGCTTCTAAGGCATCATAAACCCTTCTTACAGTATCAATTGTTGGGTCATTAAAAAATATAAAGTTTGTTAAACCATTTGTTTGTGTAAAAACTTTAATGGTTTCATTCAATCTTAACGAGTCTTCTTGATTTTTAAGTACAAACACATCAAGCCTCTCATTTTCAAAATATTCAATAACAAGTTTATTATTGAAAGATAGGATAACTCTTGTGTTACCACTATTCACCAGGAAATTCTTAACTAAAGATTTAAACGTGTGCTTTTGATCAGTGTTCTTATGTTTAAACACTTCTTCGATGGGGTATGGGTTAATTTTCTTTATAACAAAATCACCCTTAGGTTTAACTTTAACGAGTGCACCCATATCATTCCTAAAATGACTTATTGAGGTACCTGTCTTTGGGCCTATCAAAACTAATTCATAATCAGTTTCTTTACCCAACCAATCGTATTCTTTTGGAAAAAAACATACATTGGCACCCAGTATTTGGTTATATATCTTAACGGATTCATTATACGTGGTGATCTGATCGATAACTTTAACACGTTTACCGTTATTATATAATAATATTTTATATGGTTTAGACACCCTATAAATATAGGGGGAATAGGATTAAAATAAACAAAAAAGCCCTCGGTTAAGAGGGCCCAAAGTTTTTAGTGAACAATTCCAAATTCTTTGATTAACTCAAAGATTAGTTTTTGTGTTTTTTCGTAATGTGCGTAGATCCTACCTTTGATGTTATCATCATCCTCTTTAGCAGCAATTTTGCTTAAAACGGATTTCGCTTCTTCTAGTTTATCTAAATAACCTAATAATTCTGAAGCACCTTTCATATCAGTAACTTTAATGGTGTCATCTCCATCCATTTCAGTGTCTGAATCTATACCACCTTCTAAATCTTCTTGTGAAGGATATTCAATTTTTTTATCTTCATCATCACCTAGGTGTTTACTCAACATATCTTCAATACCCTCATTAACAGGATTTTTCAATTTTTGAGCCTCTACTTCCGCAAGCATTTTTATTTGTCTTTCTGTGAATCTTACTTTTTTTGTCATAATCTGATGTATTTATTAGTGAAGTCGTTTTATTATCTCCAGTTAATAATAAATAGTCTAAAAAAGGAAAAAAGATGAAAGACTTCACAATTAAATTAACGCAAATGAACAGTTTGTTTATTTGCAAGTACAGCTTGAGTGATTATGTAAATCACGAATTTAAAATTTACTACATCTCACCAGATGGTAATCATGAATACATGTCCGTAAATCAGATACAAGACGCTGATCACCAGCACAAGTGTTCGATAGGAAGCCTTTACTTAAATTCAAAAACAAAAACCATGTTTGAGGATACACACACCGAAACATTTATTATTAACAGAAAGAACTACAAAGATTTCATAAGGTACTTTAACATACTAAAAAGTTGGTCAAAGGGTTATATTGACGATATTGAAAAAATTTATGGTAAAAATTTGGTTATTTAAGGAATAGTCCTTAATATTGTACAATGAAAGAAATAACAGAATACGTAAAACATATTATGTATGTTTTGGACTCAGAAAACTTTTTTAAAAAAGCTGGTTTGTTTATGGACCGAAAAATTTTAAAAAAGTTCATAACTGAAACCGTAACAGAAAATTACGAAGAAACTGGTTCTTGCATTTTAATGGAAGGGCAGTTAGAGTATTTAATTGATAAAACCAATAAGTATATCATATCCGAGACTTTTGAAGATTTATTGAAAGATGATCTGATTCAAGTTAAAGGCGTGGATGAAAACGGTGAATTTTTGTACGGCCCAAAAGAAATTTAAAAAAAACTTTTAAAAAAATTTGGTTTTTCACAACTCTATTACTATATTTGTAACAGATTTAAAATAATAAACAATATGACACGTTTCGTTGACGCTTTAAGAACAGAAAATACCACCACAGAAAATGGTATGGTTACTAATTCATCATCTTTGAATGCATGTGTTGACTTATTCTTTGTAATAGGTGCAATGCGTGGTCAAGATGTCGGCAGGTTAATTGCTAAATATAGCAAAGCCTTTAACGAAAACCCTGTAACCGCTTTAAGAATTCTTTTTTGGGCTAGAGATGCACGCTCTGGTGCTGGTGAAAGAAAAGTATTTAGAGATATCCTTAAATATCTTGCTGAGAATCATTCTGAGTCTTTGGCTAAGAATATTCAGTATATCCCTGAGTTTGGTCGTTGGGATGACATGTTGTCATTATTTGGTACTCCTTTGGAAGGACAAGCTAAGGGATTGATTGAGGTTGCTTTAAACAACAACGATGGTCTTTGTGCTAAATGGATGCCAAGAAAGGGTAAGCAAGCAATTGCTTTGGAAAGACATCTTGGTTTATCCCCAAAAGAATACCGTAAATCATTGGTAGAAAAAACCAAAGTTGTTGAGCAGTTGATGTGTGCTGGTCAGTGGTCACAAATCACTTACAACCACGTACCATCTTTGGCTATGTCAAGATACACTAAAGCGTTTGTTAAAAACGATAGCGTTAGATTTGATGAGTTCAAAAACACCGCAAAAACAATTAAGGCTGGTGCTTTGTACCCATATGATGTGTTAAAGTCGTTGAGATACGGTGGTGACAAAGTTGTTGGAACTAAACAATGGGAATCACTTCCAAACTATTTGACAAACACTGAAGAAAGAATTTTACCAGTGTGTGATGTATCGGGTTCGATGAGCACTCCAGCAGGTAACAACCAAAATCTTTCTTGTATGGATGTTTGTGTTTCTTTGGGGTTATATATCTCTGAAAGAAACGTGGGTAAATTTAAAGATGCTTTCATTACGTTCTCATCAAACCCACAGTTGCAATACTTAAACGGTAGTATTGTTGACAGAATGCTACAATTGGAAAGAGCTGAGTGGGGTATGAGTACAGATCTTGAAGCTACTTTCAAAATGATTTTGGATCAAGCTACTAAACATTCTCTTCCACAAGAAGAAATGCCAACAACTATCTTGATTATGTCAGATATGGAATTCAATCAAGCTGTTCGTTCTAATGAAACGGCTATCAAAATGATTGAAAATAAATACAGCGAAGCTGGATACACAATCCCAAAAATTGTGTTCTGGAACATTCAAAGCAGACATGATAACGTACCAGTTAGCTTCGGTAAAAACGGTACTGCACTGGTAAGCGGATTCTCTCCAGCGATCTTAAAGTCGCTTTTAGCAGGGGACGACTTCACACCAGTTGCTATCATGAACAAAACAGTGAATAGCGAACGTTATGCTTGCATAACAGCTTAAAAATATTGAACGGTGGGAATACTTTCGGCAAGTTTTACAAATATACAACTAAGCCAGAAAAAACCCCACCACAAGGTGTAGAGTGGGTACTAAACCGTAGGTCGAGAGACGCTGCGTAAATGTAAAACACCATGTTACAGGGACATTAAAACCTGGGACCTGATTCCGATACCGTTCATGACTTTAAAAGGTGAGATTTTTCTCACCTTTTTTTGTTTGTTAAGTTTTTTTGTTTATCTTTGCCTAAATCAAAATAATAATATGGTTAATACAATTCATAGATCAATAGTAGAAAAACTTCAAGTTGAGGTACCTGATACCTTAGGTAGTGATGAAATTTTTGGGGTGTCATCCAAACTAGTAGAAACCAATGAAGAACATTTTAAGGAGTCTTTGAAAAATAACACCCCTTGTTATGTACATAGAGAAACATTTGTTGTTGAACATGACACTGAAAAAAATAAAATTATTTTTAAAAAATATTTTGTTAGAAAAACTTCTGTTGAAATTAAGAAATTAAAAACCTTAAGACTCAAAACGTATAAGAGCTACGCTAGTTTGGCGATTGACATGGCAACAGGTGAATTTTCTGTGTATAAAATAGAAAGTGGGACAAGAAAAAGAAAACCAAAACCAATTATTAGACAAACTGTTTTTACGACTCAAGTACTGTCAATTATTGAGGGGATTTTTGATCTTAATTTAATAGATAAAAATGCTATCTACGAGGGTATTAATAAATCTTTAAGTGTTTTAGGTTATAACGAAAAGATAAATGAAATTATTACTGAAGGTTACCTAAAAAAAGTTTTTCGTGATGATAGCAAGAGATTAAAAATAAGTGATTATTTTAGTGTTTTTATAATGCTTAATTACTTTAGAAAACTTAACCTAATCTTACCAGAAGCTTGTAGTGTTTTAGAATACGCAAGAAATTTTAGGGATGATAAGAAGGATTATAGGGGTAAAACCATGTATGCTTATTACGCTAAATATTTTGATACCGATGAAGAATTTGTTGCTAACTTAATTGGTTATAAGGAACTACTAAACACCAACATATACTACCACAATAAAGGTAAGGAAGAAAAATGTGATTGGTTTAGTGAAAAACAAACAGACAGTGATATTAAAGAAATATATTACACAATAAATGAAAATGCTTTAACAGTTTTATATAAACTTGGTTACACAGCACATGAAATAAAGAATAGCAAACTTTTTAAATTGGTTTATTCTCGTGATAATACAACTGGCTTTTATCTTAACCCATCAAAATTACCTTTGGACATTTTAATTGAAAATAAAACCTTTTTTAAGTCCGTAATAGAAAATACTAATGAGGTTAACCTTGATGGTTGCATCCACTCAATCACAAACATGCTTAATGTAATGCGTGTTTTACGTGATGTTTATTGCGTTAAGATTAATACTGATATTATGTATTTTGGGTCAATATCAATTGATGGTGTTTTATCATCATTAGCAAATGCGGTTGAAAGAACTGGTTTGTATACGGTGTCCCAAACTTTTTTAAATCGTTTAAAGAAACAATTACCAAAAGGGTCAAAGTGCTCTATTACCAAACACATAAATAAAAGAATCACGACAAACTCAGAATCAATTTTTTGGAAAGTTGAGCATGATTATGATGATAAAAGATTTGCAACAATAATCTTAAGTCACAGAAAAGAAAAAATGAGATTAATGGTACATGAGAACTTTATGAATGATCGTGTTTATAATAAAGGGATTAGTTTATCAGCCCTTGATGAAACAAAAAATTGTGTTTTAAAACAGCATTTTTCTAAGTTTAATCGTAACTACAATAAAAACAAAAACAAGGCAAAATATGTGGGTCTAAAAGCTCATTACTCAAGAAAAGAATTTGAGAGATTACTTAAAGAAAAGTATTCAGAAAAAGATTTGAAATCAATCATGAAAAATCTTGTTTATCTAACATAATATCATTACATTTGTAACAAATAAAAAATAACATATGAATTTAGGAAAAGAGTTTAATCAGTACGCTACAAAGCACATGGGAATTAAATCTGAAACACTTATCAGATTTAACAGTTCAATAACCCCTTATATTATTGAGGAAAGAGAGATGAACGTCACACAGATGGATGTATTCTCACGTTTAATGATGGAAAGGGTTATCTTTTTGGGTACTGGCATCAACGATCAAGTATCCAACATTATCCAGGCGCAATTACTTTTCTTGGAATCAATCGATAAAGAAGCTGGTATTCAGATCTACATAAACTCTCCAGGTGGTTCTGTTTATTCTGGTTTGGGTATCTATGATACAATGCAATACATTAAACCAGAGGTATCAACAATATGTACAGGATTAGCCGCATCAATGGCCGCTGTATTACTTTGTGCTGGAGCTGAAGGAAAACGTTACGCATTACCGCACTCAAGAGTGATGATTCACCAACCATTAGGTGGTGCTGAAGGTCAGGCAACTGATATTGAAATCACAGCAAGAGAGATCGGTAAATTGAAGAAAGAATTGTATGATATCATTTCACACCACACTGGACAAGAGTATGATAAAGTATATGCTGATTCTGAAAGGGATTACTGGATGAGAGCTGATGAAGCCAAGGAATACGGGATGATCGATTCGGTCATGAATCGAAAACCAAAGAAATAATAAACTAAGCCACCTTCGAGTGGCTTTTTTTATGCCCTATTGCTATTTATATGCACATTTTTCAATAAATTAAGTTTTAATCGGTTTGACTGACATTTTCTCCTATTAATAACTATTTATATTAAGTAATAATAAAATCAAAGAAATTTTATATAAAAAATGTCAAATTTAGTATTAAGAGCGAATCTATCCAGACCATTAACACATAATGAGTTAGATGCAAATATGCAGTTCCTTGAGATTGTCGAATGGTCGGCAAAAGACTTCAGGGCTGATCAGTTTGCATACGTAACAGTAACTGGGACAACAACATTATACTTGTGCCTTCAGACACACACTGCGTTTGTCTATGATAATAATAGTGGTGATTTCGCTGAAACAATAACAGTTGACGGTACACCTATTACTCTTTGGAGAAAAATCTCTGGAAGTGGTGGTGGGACTGGCGCTGAATTTGTTAACGCTGAATTTGATAGTGGTACAAATATTATAACCTTCACAGCTGCTGATGGCAGCACGGTTGATATTGATTTAAGTTCAATAGCTGGTGGCGGTACTGGTACTTCAGGAACATCTGGTAACTCTGGGTCTTCAGGTACATCTGGTTTAACTGGAACAGCTGGTTCAGCTGGATCTTCTGGTTTATCATACGGCACATCTGGTTCATCTGGTTCATCTGGAACTTCAGGTTTTACTGGTTCATCTGGATCTTCGGGTGCTGATGGTCTAAGTGTTGTAGGTCCCGATGGTTCTTCGGGAACATCAGGTGAATCTGGTTCTTCGGGAACATCAGGTGAATCTGGTTCTTCAGGATCATCAGGTTTTACTGGAACAGCTGGTGTAAGTGGTTCTTCAGGATCGTCAGGTGAAACAGGAACAAGTGGTGCCAATGGTGATTTATATAAAACAACATCCTCAACATCACATACATTAGGTCTTCCTGGTACGATAACAGTTGGTACTGGGTTAGCTTATACCACTGCTCAATCAATTGTAATTACATATGATATAAATAATTATCAAGAATGTGAAGTTATAACTTATGACGGTACAATAGGTTTATTAACATTCGGTGTCCCAACAAGAGTTGTTGGCGCTGGTTTACATACTAGCTGGACTATCAACTTAGACGGTGCTTCTGGTGGTGATGGATCTTCAGGATCTGCTGGTTCTTCAGGAACATCTGGTTCATCAGGAACAAGTGGTAGTACTGGATCATCAGGATCTTCTGGAACAGCAGGTACTTCAGGAACAAGTGGTGGACCTGGAACATCAGGAACAAGCGGTGGCCCTGGAACTTCTGGAACTGATGGTGGCGGTGGAACTTCTGGAACTGCTGGTGTAAGTGATAAATATCTGGGTTCGGTACTAGCCCCTGTTGATTATTCATCTTTAAGTACTCCAACACCAATGACTGTAACAACAACACCTAATTTATCTTATTCGCCTGGTGAATCGGTTGTTGTAGCATATGATATCTCAAATTACGCTGAAGGTAGGGTTATTACTTATAACCCAGCTACTGGTCAATTAGAGATTACTTTAACAAATATTGTTTTTGCCACATCTGGTGGTGTAACACCTTCAACAAGCAACTTACAAGGTACAATTGGTGCAACAGGATCTTCTGGATCTTCTGGGGAATCAGGCTCAAGTGGTACTTCAGGAGAAAGCGGATCTTCTGGATCTTCTGGGGAATCAGGTTCTTCAGGAACAAGTGGATCTTCAGGTTTAACAGGAACAGCTGGATCTTCAGGAACAAGCGGTGAATCAGGTTCTTCAGGAACAAGCGGTGAAAATGGAACATCTGGTTCAGCTGGTACTTCTGGTGGCCCTGGTACTTCTGGTTCTTCAGGAACAAGTGGTGAATCAGGTTCTTCAGGAACAGCTGGGGAAAGCGGTTCTTCAGGAACAAGTGGTGAATCAGGCTCTTCAGGAACATCTGGTTTAACAGGAACATCTGGTGAAGCTGGTTCTTCAGGAACATCTGGTGAAGCTGGTTCTTCAGGAACATCTGGTGGTCCTGGTACTTCTGGTTCTTCTGGGGAAAGCGGTTCTTCTGGTACTGCGGGTGCCGATGGTGGCATTGGTTCATCAGGAACATCTGGTGCCGCTGGTACAAGTGGTACTTCACCAGCGGGTGGTTCAGGTGTTTATATTATTAAATTAGAATATAGTGGTGGTAGTTTGATTGGGTCTCCTTTTGTTTTAGCTAAAGATCCTTCAGGCGCTACAATCGCATCAGGTTCTGGTGGTTGGATATTTACAAGAAACGGTGCGAATGAAATAACAATAACACATCCATTAGGTGTCTGGCCAATTAACTTTATGACACACGCACAATTAAGTACTGGTGATTTCATGAGTAGGATGATGCATGGTACAGCGACATCACAATCAGTGGTTGTACAGAACACAGCTAAAACAACAATGAACTTTAAATCGTTATCTACATTAAATATGGGTATATATGGTACGGGTACCGCATATGGTTATATAACATTTCAATTACCAACTAACGACATCTATATATAAAAATTAATAAATGGCTAATTTATCAACATTACCAATAACATTTGTTGCCAGAATTAAGTCTGGTACAGTTGCTACTGATACAACATATACAAATCCTAGTAGTATATACAATGGGTATGGTTATACGTTTACCGCAACATTAGAGGTTATACCAACTATCACATCAGATGATAGAATTACACCGAATGCTTATACATACGATGCCAACCAAGTAGTTGCGGGTATGTGGTTTGGTCAATCGAATAACGGTTTTTCATACGAAATTATTAGTGTATCATCACCAACAAGTGCTACTGAGATTGATGTTGTTTTAAAAGATGTCGGTCTATATAATTTATTATCTGATACTTCTTTAAGTGGTAATAACATACCAATTGATGGTAATTATGGTTTATTATTTAACCTATCTGACGATGGTGATCCAGTATTAAGTTCGGTTGAATTACTTAGAAGTAATTTACCAGATATTAACTATTGGGTAAATGACTTATACGCAAGATTTCAATATAGAAATTTAATAGCTTCTTACTATAATAATGATGATACAAGTTTATTATATGCAACTGGTTATACAGTCAGCCAATTAGTTTATTTAGATTCAACTGGACAATTTCAAGTTGTTGATGACACAAATCAATCCCAATTAGAAAAAGCTTTTGGTGTAATCACAAGTGTTAATGAACCAGAGGATGGTAACATGACAGTTAGACCATTCGGTAAAATTACTGGTGGTTTAAGTTTAACTGGTCTTGGTTCCATTGGTGATGTCTTATATTATGACATGACTGGTACAACAACCAATTATGTAACAGATGTAAAACCAGGTAGTAATCCATTACCTGTTTATATAAAGATTAGTAATACAACCGCTGCATTTTTAGGTTGGCCATTGGTACCAGGTACTGGTGGGGCTGGAACTGGCGGTGTCGCTGGAACTTCAGGAACAAGTGGGGCAACTGGATCTTCAGGAACTTCTGGTGAAAGCGGTTCTTCAGGAACAGCTGGAGAAAGTGGTTCTTCAGGAACAAGCGGTGAAACTGGATCTTCTGGTACTTCTGGTGAATCAGGAACAAGCGGTGAAACTGGAACATCTGGGGAAAGCGGATCTTCTGGTACTTCAGGTGAAACTGGTTCTTCAGGAACAAGCGGTGAAACTGGAACATCTGGTGAGTCTGGTTCTTCAGGAACTTCTGGTGAAACAGGGTCTTCAGGAACAAGTGGTGAGTCGGGTTCTTCAGGAACAAGTGGGGAAAGTGGTACAGCTGGAGAAAGCGGTTCTTCAGGTACTTCTGGTGAAACAGGATCTTCAGGAACAAGTGGTGATAATGGAACATCAGGTGAATCTGGATCTTCAGGGTCTTCAGGAGAAAACGGATCTTCAGGTTTGTCTGGTGTAGATGGTACTAACGGAACTTCTGGTGTTTCAGGAACAGCTGGGGAAAGCGGTTCTTCGGGTACATCTGGTGAATCGGGATCTTCAGGAACAGCTGGAGAAAGTGGATCTTCTGGTACTTCAGGAGAAAGCGGAACAAGCGGTGAAACTGGAACATCTGGTGAGTCTGGTTCTTCAGGAACATCAGGTGAAACTGGAACATCAGGGGAAAGTGGTTCTTCAGGAACAAGCGGAGAAACAGGAACAGCTGGTACTTCAGGTGAATCAGGAACAGCTGGAGAAAGTGGATCTTCAGGAACATCTGGTGAATCAGGTACAGCTGGAGAAAGCGGATCTTCAGGTACATCTGGCGAAACTGGTTCTTCAGGAACAAGTGGTGAATCAGGAACTTCTGGCGAAACTGGATCATCTGGTACTTCAGGAGAAAGTGGGACGAGTGGTGAGGCTGGATCTTCTGGAACATCAGGTGTTGATGGATCTTCTGGAACTTCGGGTGTTGATGGATCTTCTGGAACATCAGGTGTTGATGGTTTAAGTTGTTTAAGTTATACTGTAACCTATCAAGTAGGTGGCGGTGATTTATATTTTGATTACAATGATTGCTCGGGTGCTTTAGTAAGTGTGGGGCCTGTAACAAGTGGTTCTTTAACATTTTGTGCGCTTAGTTTCGGGAGTACTCCCAGCATAGTTATAATTTCGGGTAATGGTACGATTTTAAGTAACGGAGTTTGCGTAGGCACAAGTGGAACTTCAGGTTCATCAGGAACCTCAGGAACATCTGGTGAATCTGGAACATCTGGTACTTCAGGTGAATCAGGTACAGCTGGTGAAAGTGGTTCTTCAGGAACATCGGGAGAAACAGGAACATCTGGTGAATCTGGAACATCTGGTACTTCAGGTGAATCAGGTACAGCTGGTGAAAGTGGTTCTTCAGGAACATCGGGAGAAACAGGAACATCTGGTTCAAGCGGTGAAACAGGAACAGCTGGTACTTCAGGTGAATCAGGAACAAGTGGTGAAACTGGAACAAGTGGTGTTGATGGTTCTTCAGGATCATCAGGTGAATCAGGATCTTCAGGAACTTCTGGGGAAAGCGGTTCTTCAGGTTCTTCTGGTGAGTCGGGAACAAGTGGAGAAAGTGGTTCTTCAGGAACTTCTGGTGAAACAGGATCTTCTGGATCTTCTGGGGAAAGTGGTTCTTCAGGAACTTCTGGTGAAACAGGATCTTCAGGAACAGCTGGGGAAAGTGGTTCTTCAGGTACATCTGGTGAGTCGGGATCATCTGGTTCAAGCGGTGAAACAGGAACAGCTGGCACTTCTGGTGTTTCAGGAACAAGTGGAGAGAATGGAACAAGTGGTGTTGATGGTTCTTCAGGATCTTCAGGAGAAAACGGTTCTTCAGGTTTGTCTGGTGTAGATGGTACCAACGGAACTTCTGGTATTTCAGGAACAGCTGGTGAAAGCGGTTCTTCAGGAACAAGTGGTGAATCAGGGTCTTCAGGTACATCAGGAGAGAATGGTACAAGTGGTGAATCAGGTTCTTCTGGAACAAGCGGAGAAAACGGGTCTTCAGGAACAGCTGGCGAAAACGGTAGTTCTGGTACATCAGGTTTAAGTGGTGCCATTGTAACAGGTGCAACATTAACCAACACAGTACTTGAAATACAAAATAGTGATAGCTCAACAGTTCAAGTTGACTTTGACCCAACCAATGATGCTCAATCAAAAGAAGGTGTAACAACACACGGATTTATATTCTTAGATGAAAATAGCTTTACTGGTGACACTTTTAATCTTATATTTACAACAAGTGCTAATACAGATCCAATACAAGTTAAAGAGTTACAAATAACAGGTTTTACATCTAAATTAACATATGTTGTTTTGGATGTTGTTAGCACAGGATCAACAGAAAATTATATTGTTGTGTTACCACCATTTGTAAGTGCGAACGATGAGAGTAGGGTTATTAAATTTGTTACAAAAAGAAACAACTTAAATAACATAAATGATTTGATTGTTGCGAGTAAATGGGTTTCAGGTGGTACACAGGATAGAATCATCGCATCCAACATTAATACAAGACTCACTAACGCTGGTTATTTTTTCCCATTGGAAACTTTAGAAAGTGTTGAGTTATTATATGATGGTTTCGATTGGTTGGTTGTTAACACACAGAAACAACAATATGTACAAGCGCCATCAGTTAACTACTTAATGGGAACAAACGGAACCGCAGGTTCATTTAAGAATAGGGATATAAATAATTTATTATAATGAAATTACTAGAAGTCATAAAAGGTAAAGCACCGTCTTGCGATTTAAAAATCGAGGATGGTCTTGAGTTTCCTGAAGATAAGTTTGAAACAGCAAAATCTTTCATAGAGTTTTGTTGTAAGGAATTGGATTTATCTGGTGACTTCGAATGCTTATTATGTCATGATAGAGATAAAAACGGTGTTGTAACAACAGCGTTTTATCGTGATAAAGATAAACTTGTTTGTGTTTACGCTAAGAATAGAATGTTGGGTGATGTAATGAGAAGTGTTGCTCATGAAATGGTTCATAAGAAACAATATGAGGATGATCGTATTGTAAAACCAGTACAAGACATTGGTGGTGAAATAGAGGATGAGGCAAACGCAATTGCTGGCCAATTGGTTAAGAAATTCATCAAAACACAAGAAAAAGGTAAAAACCTATTCGAATCGGTTGATTATATCAATTCAACTAGAGTTCTTCTTTAATTTTAAAAATTTTATTCGAAACACTTTGTTGTTAAGGATTTTTTGTATACTTTTGTAATATGGAAAAGAAAACACGAGTTGAGTTTCTATATGAAAACTCATTTAAAGCAACATATGGAAAAGCTGTTAAAAGAGGACAGTTAGATAAGTTTAACCCAAGACACGAGGGTTTTACTAGTCTCCATGGTATGACATATAAAGAACCAGAGGACTTCTTTTATGATCGTTACTTATTTACGTTTTTGTCAAATATGCAAATTCCTATCTCAAACTATATTGGTGATGAAAATACACCAAGAGAAGTTGTGTTTAATTTTTTAGTTGAATGTGACCCAACACCAAACAAAGAAAATTTACAATGGTTACTTGGTTTATACAAAAATCAATTAATTTCCTACACACCAACAGATCGAGATGCCAATATTAATAGTAATTTCTACGAAGATCTATACACAACAGTTAAAGGTTCATTGGACACATTCTCTTTATTAAAAAAATCAAATGTTTTGAATGAAAGTAAGAGAGATATCAACAAATATCCAGATTACCAAACACTTAGTGAGGTTGTGTTGCCATATACGATGATGGATGATGACGGATCTTCCGATAATGTGCATACACTTGACCCCAAAGAATTAAATTGCATTAAGAATCACCAACTTTTTATTGAAAAAAGTAAAGATTATGATGAAACCGTTGGTCGTGCTGAATTAGTATTTGAAAATAAAGATTGGGTTATTGTTATAACTCACGATAAAGAAGCAAATGTTGAATTTGGTAAATATACAACTTGGTGTACAGCTGGTACAAGATATGGTAGTATGTTTGATTCATATCATGGCCGTGGGGAGTTGTTTGTTTTAATCAAAAAAGGTTATGGTTCTAAAAAAGCCGCTAAGAATGACCCAAATGTTCGTATGCAATTCCATTTTGAGGATCAGCAATACATGAACATCCCAGACAGGCCGATTGATATTAACGATTTCTTTTATACGAATAAAGATATTAAAGACTACTTCAAAAAGTACATCACCAAAACTGTTTTACCAAAAAGACAGTTAAAGAACAAAGTTAACGATGATATCCAGTTCCTATTAAAATTAGGATACGGTGATCAAATTATTAAGATGTTGAAAGAGTCTAAACCAAAAGTTTTAGATTTCAGTGGTAATAAAATGGATTCTGATATCTTGAATGAGATCGGTGACATAGAAAGTTTGGAAAAATTAGACTTTTCTGATTGCGGTTTAGAGTCATTACCAAACTCAATTAAAAATCTTAAGAATTTAAAATACCTAAAAGTTAGAAATAATTTATTAACTGAGGTACCATCTTGGATTAACCAATTAACAGATTTAAATTTTGTTGATTTTTCTGGTTGCAAGATTGAAAATAAATTTGATTTAACTGGTTTGATTAACCTAACGGATATTGTTTTGGATTATAACGCTAAATTAAAGGAATTACCAACTGGCATTAACACATTAACCAACTTGGCTAGATTAACAGCCTCTAACTGTAATATAAAAACGATTACAGATGAAATATTGGGTTGTGATAAGTTATATTTGGTGGATTTTCATGGTAATGAAAAATTATCGAACATTCCTGATAAATTAAGTTCACTACCAGAAATTATTGCAATTTGTATTGATGATACCGCAATAACAAACGAAAAAATATCCTCTTTAAATAAAAATAAAAGAGGGCCAGAAGTTACAATTATCAAATACGATAATTAATACGTCAATAAACGCTTTCTGTTACGTTTAATTGTTGTTATGGTGTATTTTCCCATAAGATCAATAATAAGTGAATTTAGAGCCTCTAAACTGCTTTTTATTATTGAAATTGGGCGTTTGCTAATACCGTCAATGACATGAACTTCAGCCATTTTTTTGCATATTCTTACCTCTAAAATCATTAATACAATAATATTAGTTTTATTTTTAAGAATAAAGCTAAAAAACAAGATATTTATATTATAATGAGAAAATCTGACCAATATAGAAAATTGATAGTTGAGCAAATCCTTAGTGAAGGTAAGTCGGAAAACAATCGTGTTCAATTATCATATAATCGATTAGAAAATACGGGTTTATATCGTGAAATCATCACAATTAATGAGATTAAAAAAGCGACAAGAAACTTTGATGAAGAAAGCTCTTTAGAATTTTTTCTAGAAGATTTCTTACATAACAGAATCTCAGAAGTTTTAGAAGAGTCTGGGTATTCCATTGACATGGATGCTGTTGATATTAATTCATCTGATTTTTATGACGGGTATCAAATGAAAATACCAATCTTAAAAGAAAATGAAGAGTTATTGGAAGACCTATTTAGTGAAATTGATGCTGAATTAGAACCAAAGCCTGTTCCAGCGCCAGCGCCAGCACCAAGACCCGCTGCACCAGCGCCAGCACCTGTTATTAACAAACAAATTAAAAATACGGTAAAAGATGTTCCTATTACAAAGGAACCAACCGCTGGGCAAACACCACACATACCAACACAAGCAAAGGTTAAAAAAACACAAAACCCAAGAAGGGTGGATTTGGTTTTAAAATCTGTGTTTGAAAGTAAGTTCAATGATTATAAATTATCAAGCGATCTTGGTGATTGGAAACCTATTAAAACTTTGAAAGAAGATGGTAAGTTAATGATTACATGGGAATCAGTTAAAGCACCAACAATACTTGTTGAAACAGTTTTATTTCCAGGTGATTCAAACAAAGTTAAGATTAAAGTTAAGAATAGACAAGGTAAAATCTTTATCAACCACTTCTTAGAAATCTACAGAATCCCAACGGATGCCTTTGTTGCCGAAAGATTTTTCCGTAAAACATATTTTAACCTACTTAAAAAATTCATTGATACTAGAGTTATCACATTAGAACCGTTTAATACTGAGTTTATTTTCTGGAAAACAGACAATCCAAGTTTCTCGTATTCTTTTAGTTCACCAAATAAGAACAAAATTATTTTAGACTTAATAGGTTTCATTAGCACAGCTAGAAAACCAATTCTGGACGACTTTTTTGAACAAAATAATTTAAAACATAAGCAAGGTTATTTACAAACATTGCTTGATGCAGCGGAAGCCGCTGGTATCTTCAGATTTAAAAGAGAAGGTAATGAGATTATTATTTTGAAAGGTCCTAATTATAAATCCTTCTTAAACGGGAAACTTAGAAGAGTAACAACATGAGTTATAGACAGATTGAAATAATATCCTGTACCATGGATATAGTTATCATTTTTTCACCATTTCTATTATTATTCGGTGGCGGGGTACCATTATTCTTATGGTCATTCTATCTGATTTATTTACCGTATTTGACGTTTAATGTTTACAAATACAGTCATAATAAAAGAAAAAAACATGAATTAGATACCGAATTGAAAAAAATTGACCATAAAGAGTTGGTTATTAACCAATAATTTATTATTTTTGTACCTATGGTACAGATATTAGGGGATATTCACGGTAATTTCCAAAAACTTTACATGAAGGCCATGGCCGTAAAAGACACCACCATTATACAGGTTGGTGATTTTGGTGTGGGGTTTCGTAATCGTGCTAGGATGGATGAAGAGATGGTTGACATCAATAAAAAACTAGCAAAAAATAACAACAATTTATTAGTTATTCGTGGTAATCACGATGACCCATCTTATTTTGATGGTAACTATAACTTTAGTAACATAGAGTTCTTACCTGACTATACTGTCAGAAACATTGAAGGTAGAAGTTATCTATTTGTTGGTGGTGCTATTAGTATTGACAGATGTCAAAGAAAAGCTGGTGTTGATTATTGGTTGGATGAACAATTTATTTTGGATATCGATAAGTTAAATGCGATTGAAGAAAACATTGATGTTGTAATTGCACATAGCTCTCCTAGTTTCTGCGAACCAGTTCATTTTAACGAGTTGGTTTGGTACTTTATAGCACAAGACCCATCATTACATAACACATTATTAGAAGAAAGAGAACGTTTTAAGGTTATGTATGAAACACTAAAACTTAATGGCAATAGAGTTGAATATTGGTTCAACGGGCATTTCCATTTTACAAAAGAAGAATTAATAGGAGATACCAACTTTATTTTGCTTGGTATCGATAAATTTTACGAATTTAATAATTAATATGAGTAACGAACAAGAACAAAAACCAAAAGGTGTTTTATTTAGCGTATTGGCTTATAATACCGATGAAGAGTATCAAACTTTTTTAACAAAAGTAAAAGAAGGTTCAGAAGCAGAAATTGTTTTAACAATAAATGCTGCATTAAGACATGCGCAATCAAAAGGCGCTTTCTCTCTTGAGGAGTCTGAAGTAATAATAAACGCACTTAGAATTTTTAGTTTAGAAAATGGAGAAACCGAAAGTAATTAAAACAAAAAAATGTTGGTTAGGATTTGTTTTTTAGTAAAAAAATTTTTATTATTATAATATATGGGATTATTATACAGTATAGCTAAATGGAGCGTTAATAAATTAATTAAACAAGGTGTTGATCTCACCGACATTGTTGAAACGGATAATTACACAAAAAAAATTAGAAATGCGGCCATTTCTTTAAATGAAAAGTTGGTATCCTTACAAGATGAATTTGCTTTGAAACGTGTTGAGATAATCGAACTACAGAATGAACTCATTGAGATAATCGAACCAACTGTTATGACTTTATTAGCTGAAACAAATGAAAATACGATCAAAACAACCATGACGAATATTTGGTATAATAAAATGACCATTATTAATAAAGCCATTGACGAACATGAGCTATTAGTAGACGATTTTAAAAAAACACACGAACAATTACAAAAACTTGAAAGTAAATTATGAAATTTAAAGACTTAACAGAACAAGAAATTGACAAAGCAAGAAACATCTACCTTAATAAGGAGTTATCTTGGGATGATAGAATGAACTCGCTTGTGGCTTTATTCGGTAAATCCGAAAGAACAGTTAGAAAATGGTGTTCTGAAAAATTAAACTTTAAGGAGAAGGTTGAGGTTGAATCGGAACAATATCTGACGGCCAAACAAAGACCGACTAATAAAGAACAAAAAATGTTCCTTATTACTTGGGCTCAGAATGACACACCAGTTCATAAACCACTCTTTGAAAATATTAAAGCGTATGCTGAATTTTTGGGTGCTGATATCCACGTAATTGCTGGACGTTATAAAAACCCAACATCGGTGTTCACTGATAAAGATCATGAAGAATGGGATAACGCTGTTGTACCTTATTTGGATGCGAATAGACATGATGTTCACAAATATGTGTCAATTATGTCAGATTTAAAAATTCAACCAACAGCAACAAACCCAATGAGTGGTTTGCAAGGTGTAAGTGGTATTAACTCATGCATCTTTGGAGCACCAAAGGTACAACTTGAGATGATCTCAGTTCTTGAGGGTAATAAACCTAAAATGATGCTTACAACTGGTGCGGTAACAAAGATGAATTACACGGATTCAAAATCTGGTAAGAAAGGCGAGTTCCATCACACATATGGTTTTGCCATCGTTGAAATTAAGGATGAGGATACGTTCTATGTTAGACAAGTAACCGCACATGATAAGACTGGTAACTTTACCGATCTTTGTCATAGAGTTGAGGGTGGAGAGGTAAGTAAGGTTGATTCATTATCAGCAATTGTGTTTGGTGACATTCACTATGGTCATCATGATCAAGATGTGATTGATAAGACACATGAGTTGTTAGGCAAGATGAAACCAGAGCATGTTGTATTACATGACGTATTCGATGGCAACTCAATCAGCCACCATGAAATGAAAAACCCATTCATTCAATTTGCAAAAGAAATGAACGGCACCAATTCTGTTGAGAGGGAAATAAATAACATGCTCGATGGGTTGGAGTCATTCAAAGATTATAAAAACGTTGTTATTGTTAGAAGTAACCATGATGACTTTTTGGATCGCTGGTTAACAAATGAGGATTGGAAAAGACAACCGACAAGCAAAAACTCATTGGTATACATGGAATACTCCGCAATGCTTTTGAGACAGCATGCTAAGGGTGAAATTAAAGGTGTAATACCTGAGGTGATCAACCAAAGATTCCCCAAGTTCATTACATTGAATAGGAACGCTTCTTACATGGTTAAAGATTGGGAGTTGGGTCAACATGGTGATGTTGGATCAAATGGCAGCAGAGGGTCTCTAAATCAGTTTAGAACGCTTAATACAAAGGTCATTGTTGGTCATTACCACTCACCAGGGAGAAAAGACGGTGCTTTAGCGGTTGGTACCTCAACAAAACTAAGAGTTGGTTACAATATCGGACCAAGCTCATGGTTACAATCGCATGTGATCATCCATAAAGATGGGAGAGCACAACATATTAATTTTATAAAAGATAACAGTGGTGAAACAGGGTTTACCACATTTAAAATGTAAGAAATGAAAGATTTTAGGACAAAAGATGGGTTGATTATTGAGAATGTGTCCGAATATGTATCAGAATGGTTGGTAAAACATCCAGAGTCTGAAATTTATATTGGTTGCGACTCACAAGAAGTTGGAAGCAATGTTAATTATGTTACAACAATTTGTTTATATGAGTTTGGTAAGGGTGCTCACGTCATTCACTGTAAAGAAATCGAACCAAGACCAAAGAAAGGTGATCCAATAGCGAACATGCATCCAAAGCTATGGTCTGAGGTTGTTAGATCAGTTAACGCAGCCGAAATATTGAAAGACATAGACACAAAAATAACTGTACACGTTGATTACAACTCAAAGCAAAGTGAGAAGTCAAATCAATTGTATGAAGCGGGTATTGGTTACGCTAAATCAATGGGATATGATGCCGTTGGTAAACCAGATGCGTGGGCCGCAAGCTCCGCAGCAGATAATTATTGCAGATAATTTTAAAAAAATATTTCTTTTTTTGAAACTTTTAGTAAAATTGAAGTATATATAGGAAAATAACAAGAATTTCGATGAGAAACTTTACAAATATAGGAAGAACATTTGGTGATGAGAATCGCCCTGGGTTCCTATTGTAAAAATCTCAAGTAAAAAATATACTAGATACAATAAGGAACCCAGGGAGAGATCTCTGGGTTTTTTCGTTTAAAAGAAAAAAAATGAAAAAAATTTAAAAAAGATTTGGAAGTATAGAAATTACTTCTTAGTTTTGTAACAGATTAGAAAATGGGGATGGTTACAGCACATTACATGTAACGGATAAATACAAACAAAATCCATCCCGAATTTGGTGCGGTAGCTCAGTTGGTAGAGCAAAGGACTGAAAATCCTTGTGTCGCAGGTTCGATTCCTGCCCGCACCACCAAAGATAGGTTGACGTTGTCGTAAAACTGTGGTTTCCTATTAAGTTCTTTGACATATTGGAAAATCAAAAATGGTCTATTCGTTCATCGGCTAGGATGCCACCCTGTCACGGTGGTGAGGCGGGTTCGATTCCCGCATGGACCGCCTAGAACTTTTTTGTTCTTTGGTACTATTTATATTAAAAATGTAGATTATGCCAAGGAAACAAAAAACAATACATTACTTGTATAAAACAACTTGTTTGGTAACAAACAGGTATTATATAGGTATGCATAGCGCAGATAACTTAGAAGATGGTTATATAGGTAGCGGTAGAAGATTAAGAAAGAGTATTAGAAAATATGGTATTGAAAACCATGAAAAACAAATACTTGAATTCTTTGAGAATAGGGATTTATTAATTGAGGCCGAAAAAGTTGCCATCACACCTGAAATGCTTGTTGATAAAAATTGTATGAATTTAATGGGTGGTGGTACTGGTGGTTTTATTAGTGACGAACAACAAAGACACCGATCAATTTGCGGGGGTAAAGCACATAAACAAAAAATGTTTGACGATCTTGAATATAGGGATGTTGTTGTTGAAAGATTGCGTAATACCATGAAAAAAAGTCACAAAGAGGGTAAAATTAAGTACAATACCTTTGAAGGTAAAACGCATTCAGAAGAAACTAAACAAAAAATGAGTAATTCTAGTAAAGGTATTGGTGTTGGTGAAAAAAACTCACAATACGGAACTTGTTGGATAACTAAAGATGGTGTTAATAAAAAAATTAAAAAAGAAAACCTTGAAGATTACCTAAATAATGGTTGGTCAAAAGGTAGAAAGATATAAGATAAAATAATGAGGATGGTTACAGCAATTTACTTCAGGCTTCTAACCTCGTGGTCGTTGGTTCGAATCCAACCCTGGGACAATGCTTCGGCATCCCAGGTAGCTCAGCTGGTTAGAGCACGTATAAATTCATCCTGTATTTTATCTTAACTTAATGGGAATGCATTCAGCAAATTTTACAAAATCAAACTTCTACTTTGAAAAAAACGCATTCCGAAATTATGTCTTCGTAGCTCAGCTGGATAGAGCAATTCACTTCTAATGAATAGGTCACAGGTTCGAATCCTGTCGGGGATACAACAAACCGAGGACTTTATCTATTGGACTTCATACAATGGAAGCTTTTTGGTGAGGCAAAACCATAAGATATTGCGGGGTAGAGCAGAGGTAGCTCACGAGCCTCATAAGCTCGGGGTCGCAGGTTCGAATCCTGCCCCCGCAACCAGGGAGTGTTCGCAGTATTGTTCAGCTTGAGAGGTGATGTGGAGCGCACTTAAAATTGAGTCCACAGAAGAGTCGAGCCGTTTATTCAGTTTTGGGCGTTAAAAACTGGCGTTTTTTGGTAATGGTTTTGTTGTTAAAACCTATACCCGTGATGTTAGTGGGTTTGATCACCCCATTCACGTTAATGGCGAAACTTCCCCAAAGGAGTAGCCAAATTGCGATAGTAGCTCAGTTGGTAGAGCATAATCCTCTAGGTTAGGGTCGCAGGTTCGAATCCTGTCTATCGCTCAATTGATGATGAAAGAGTAATTAAACGAGTATCCTGAGGGAACACTGCCAGAATCCCACAACAGATAGGACGGAGAAAAGTTAATGAAAGACAATGGCGCATCGGGAGACTCACGGGGCCGCAATCCCAATTGAGTGCATGAGGGTACAATACCAATAGACCCCTTTGTCCCGCTCTGGTAAGAAATGTGGTCGAATCATCAATTATTTTGTGATGTAGCTCAGAGGTAGAGCAGGGAGCTGTTAACTCTCAGGTCGGGATCTCGGAATTCCCCATCACAGCAAGACAATGGTTTTCCCCGTTCAACGGATGTCGACAATCCAGAGTGGAATCGGAATTCATCACCCTTTGCTGAGGCCTCATTAAAACTCAGGAAGCAATTAAGATTGGAGCGAGACGGGTACTCCATCATTGTCCTATTTGGTCCTTTCGACTATCGGTTAGGTCATCAGGTTTTCATCCTGAAAAGACGGGTTCGATTCCCGTAGGGACTACAATTGCTATGCTACCCACACCTAGGGTTAGTGAGTCACTTAAAGGGGTACAGTCTGTACTACGAGGCAGACCATGGCAATAATTAGTGGTATAGCTCAATTGGTGAGAGCACATGCCTTATACGCATTAGGTTACGAGTTCGAGTCTCGTTATCACTACAATGGGTAAGAGATACTCAGTAGACTTGTCAATGTCTCATTTAAACTTGATAGGGTATCGGACTGGACATCCTAATATCCACATAGAAGACTATCTCATGGGTAGAAACTGGGTGTGGCTCTATAAAACGCCAGTCTCGTGGGAATAAAGCTAGGTAACAGAGGCTCCCAGTAGTTTGACTTTTTTTAACGGGGATGCCCAGCAGGTTGTTTCAAAGTAAACAAACCGATATGACTACTCATCCATGATCTCAGGATGGGGACAAATGGCTGACTGTGTAATGCGGGATGGTGCCCAAACCCCCAAGGCCGAAAGGTTGTAAGGTTGCCCAGTGCAGGTTCGAGTCCTGTGTCAGCCACAAAAAAAAATAGTGTCTCGATAAGCTCTGACGAAAGTCAACTACGAGGTCTCGTCTGGCAGAAGGACTCTGATCCAGACCAAATTGCGGGTATAGCTCAATTGACTAGAGCACTAGCCTTCCAAGCTGGGGGTTGCGAGTTTGAGTCTCGCTACCCGCTCCAATGCCTTCTTCGCATAGTGGTTGATTGCACCTGACTTGTAATCAGGATCCGAAAGGACACGTTGGTTCGAATCCAACAGAAGGCTCCATTTATTTTCCAATATGTTTTTTTAAATACTTGTTTTTTCTATACATTTTCATATTATTATATAATAATACGAATAGATCATGGAAAAAGTTTTAATAGGTGGTGGTGGCCACTCTAGAGAAGTGATGGCTCAGATGGGTGTTAAATTAGATAGATTTGTTGATGACCAATATGTTAAACATAGTGAAGACGTATTACCATTATCATTATTTGACCCAAAAAAACATATCGCAATGATTGCGGTCGCTGACTCAAGAGATAGATATGACATCACCCAAAGATTACCAAAAGACACTCAATTTTTTACCTTCATTCACCCAACCGCTCTATTAATCGGTGATGTTAAAATTGGTGAGGGTAGTTTTATTGGTGCATATAGTATACTCACAACCAATATTAATATAGGTGAACACGCTATTTTAAATAGAGGTAATCAAATAGGGCATGATTGTATTATCGGCAATTATTTCAGCGCAATGCCAAACGCTGTTGTTGGTGGAAATGTTGAAATTGGTGATAGAGTTTATATGGGTAGCTGTTCTAATATTAAAGAAAAGATACAAATTACATCTGATTGTGTTATTGGAATGAATGGCGCTGTTGTTAATAACATATTAGAATCAGGAACTTATGTGGGAGTACCCTGTAAAAAAAAAATAATTAATAAAAAAATATATGGCAAACGGAATTTACAAAATAACAGAAGACTTTGAAAAAGCATTAAGTGATTACACTGGTGCTCCTTATGTGGTTACAGTTGATAACCAAAGTAATGCATTATTTTTAGCATTATATTACGAAAAAAACGTAAAAAAATCTATAACTGGTGATACAATCACCATACCTAGTAGAACATACCCATCTGTACCATGTGAAATTATTCATACTGGTTTAAAAGTTGGTTTTGATCATGTTGAAGGTAAAACTATTAAGGGTGCTTACGAACTTAAAGGTAGTAATGTATGGGATTCAGCGTTAAGATTTACAGCGGATATGTATATCCCTGAAACACATATGTGTGTTTCATTTACAGGTCCTTACAAACATTTTAAGTTGTCAAAAGGTGGTGCTATTTTAACAGATAGTCATGAAGCTTATCTTTGGTTTAAACGTGCGAGATATTCTGGTAGACGTGAATGTTCATACCATGATGACAATCTTGATATGTTGGGTTGGAACTATTATATGATGCCAGAGTTAGCAACTAGGGGTTTATTATTAATGGGTCAATTTTATGATATAAACGGTAAACCAAAACATAATGCTGATTTAGAATTACCATACCCAGATTTATCTAAATTTGAGATTTACACAAAAGCTAATAGATAATATGTTTTACAGTAGAAATGAATTATTAGAAATGGGTTTTAAATCGTTAGGTGAAAACGTTTTAATATCGGACAAAGCGTCAATATATAACGCTAAAAATATCGAGATCGGTTCAAATGTTAGAATAGATGATTTTTGTATCTTAAGTGCTGGTGAAGGTGGTATTAAATTGGGTAATTATATACATATTGCGTGTTATGCTCATTTAATAGGTTCTGGTGCTATAATTTGTGAGGATCATTCGCAAATATCAGGAAAAGTTTCAATTTACTCATCATCAGATGATTTTTCTGGTAATTATTTAGTTGGGCCAACAGTACCTAAAGAATTTACTAACGTTAGAAGCAAAACCGTGCATTTAAAGAAGTATGTTGTTCTTGGTTGTAACGTGGTTGTTTTACCAGGTGTAACAATTGAAGAGGGTACGGCAGTTGGTGCATTAAGTTTAGTCAGTAAAGATCTACCTGCTTATGGTATATATGGTGGTAACCCGATTAAATTAATTAAAAACAGGGAGAATAAAATGTTAGAATATGATTTATAATAATGTTAGTATAAAAGGTGTTGGCTCTTATTTACCTAATAAGATTGTAACTAATCATGACCTTGAAAAAACTGTTAATACAACACATGTTTGGGTTAAAGATAAACTTGGTATTGATGAAAGAAGAGTTGCCGAAGAAACACCATCCGAGATGGGTTATAAAGCTGCCTTAAAAGCGCTTGAGTCGGCTAATATGGGAATTGATGGTATTGATTTAATTATTGTTGCAACATCTAGTCCAGAAAAAATATCACCATCAACAGCATGTATCATACACAATAAATTTAATATTGATAGAGATATACCAGCTTTTGATATAAACGCTGTTTGTTCTGGTTTTGTTTACGCAATTAATCTTATGATACCACTTATAAGTCATAAGGTACATAAAAACGTTTTAATTATTGCAACAGAAGCTTACTCAAAACATACAGATTGGACTAACCAACACTCCGTATTTTTTGGTGATGGTGCTGGTGCAATTGTTTTGGGTTATGATGAAGATGGTTGGATGTCATTTGAAAGTAGTGCAAATGGTAAGGACACTGGTATGACTGGTTTCAACATGCCACTTAACGCACCTTTCATAATGAGAGGTAAAGAGGTTTGGGAACAAGCTATTAAGGTTTTACCAATATCGATAAAGAGTGTACTTAAAAAATCAAATATTAAAGCTGAGGAAGTTGATATGCTTATACCACACCAACCAAGTATCAATATATTAAAAATAGTTGCTGATGAAGTTGGTTTACCAATGGAAAAGGTTAAAACTGTTATGCATAAATACGCTAACATTGCTGGTGCATCGGTACCCATAGCATTAGATGACGCTGTTATGAATAATCAGATTAATAAAGGTGATATCATCGTATTCACAGCGATTGGTTCTGGTTGGGCCTGGGGTTCAACTATAATGAAATGGGTTAAATAATATGAAAGAAATTTATTTAATAACCGCCTATACCCCTACTTTTAAAAAACAACAAGTTTTAAGGTCTTTGGTTGATAGTATTAGTAAACAAGGTAAGGACATAATGGTTATATCACATTCACCAATACCAAAAGATATTGAAGAAATGTGTAAATACACAATATTTGATAACGAAAATAAATTAATACTTGATCCAACAATACAATATTGGTCTAATACCAAAATCGGTAATATAAAATTTACATTTATAAATTTAAAATCAGCCACTACACTTTTAGCTTGTTGGACATTACAATCTGGTGGTTTTGCTTACCTAAAAGCTCTTGGGTATGACATTGTTCATTATTTGGAATATGATTCTGAAATAAACGATTTTACACACTTTGAGGAAGCTAAAGCGTTAATATGTGATGGTGAATGCGATTTGGTTGGTTTTGAACCAGCAAGCCATAAAGAAACTAAACATTTACTTTTACCCATTAGCTTTAACTTAAAAAAACTATCATTTGATGACTTAAAATATGATGAGGAGTATTTGGTATCCGAATATAAATCAAGATATCATAAACAAACGTTTCCTCTTACAGAGGGTATGATATATGATACCCTATGGTCAAAACTAAAAATTAAAGTTGAGAGTACTGATAAGATAAAAGATGTAATGAAGATTAACACTAATCAAACATTTATTGGTTTATCTGATAAATACTGTTTACACACAGTTGATGGCGTGTTACATATTGCTCATGATAATTTGAGTAAGTTAGACGGGAACATTATTGACGTGGTTGTTATTGATAAAAACAAAAATGGGGTAACAAAAACTTTTATTGTACCTTATTATAGGTGTGTTTGGATTAACTTAAAGGTTAATTATGCGGACGCTGCTCACATAAAAATATTTGTCAATGGTTCTTTATTTAAAGAATTAAATCTAACCAACCCCAATGATAGGTTTTACATTGATTCAGCAAGAATTGTTGAGGAATAATTTGGTTTTATTAAAAAGTTTCTCTATTTTTATAAAAAAAATATGGCACACGAACAACAACAAAACTTCTTTAGATCAGTTAAAGAAAAATACCCAAACCTTTTCACTGATGTTAAAATACTGGATATTGGTTCATTAGATATCAACGGTAATGTTAGACACCTATTTCAACAACCATATTATTATATTGGTTTAGACTTAGCTAGCGGACCCAATGTTGATGTTATTTGCCCAGCTCATTTATATGACTCTGGTTTCCAATTTGATATTGTAACATCTGGGGAATGTTTTGAACATGATATGTATTATGCGAGGTCTTTAAATAACATGGTTAGGTTATTAAGATCTGGTGGTTTAATGGTATTTACATGTGCCTCAACAAGTAGACATGAGCATGGTACTTTGAGGACAACACCAGAAAACGCACCATTTCTTTCCCAATTTAGTGAAGAATGGGCTAACTACTATAAAAATTTAACAGAAAGCGATATTAAAAAAGTTCTTGATGTGAATAATATTTTCACCGAATATGAATTTAAATACGAACCAGAAACATGTGATTTGTATTTTTGGGGTATTAAACGATAATTAAATATGGTAACCTTTATCATACCAACCGTATATATGGCTGAAACAATGCCATTTTTATTGGAAATGTTAAATTTTCATCCATTAGTTAGTGAGATTATTTTAATTGAAAATTCTGAAAATCGGGTGAGACTACCTGAATATGAAAAACTTAAAATCGTAAACACTGGATCAAATCTAATGTGTAATAAATCTTGGAATTTAGGTGTATTATTAACCAAGTCAAAATATTACGCTTTATGTAATGATGATATATTATTTAATGGGAAAATGATTGATGATGTTGTTAGATTTTATAACGAGGATGATGAAGTTAATTTAATCGGTATGGATAAAACCCAATTGGAGATTAAAATAAAACCATATGTTTTCGGTTTAAGAGTTCATTATAATAGGGATTATGGGTGGGGTACACTTATTTTTGGTAAAACAGATTTATACACACCAATACCACAAGATTTAATTCATTATGCTGGTGATGAGTATTTACATCAGTACTCACCTAAACCTTGTTACGGTTATCTAGGTTTTAAGCTTTTTGGTAAAATGTCGACCTCAAAAAACTATGTAAGTAATTTTGATGATATAATAAATAGTGATCTAAAGGTTTATGGAGAAAAATATATTTTAGATAAACCAAAGTGGGTTTAAATTTGGTTTATACCAAATTAGTTACTACTTTTGTCCCATAACATAAAATAAAACAATATGACTTTATTTGACTTTGATGATGTGTTGTTAATGCCATCGGCAATAACCAGAATTAACTCCAGATCGGAAATATACCCCTTTGATGATAAAGGTGGATTACCTTTATTCACAGCGCCCATGGATACAGTTGTGAACATACACAACGCTCATTATTTTAAAGAGCAATGTATTAATGTGATCTTACCAAGAACAGCCAATACAGATTTACATCCCAAGACAAGTTTTAGTGAGTGGATTTCATATGGGCTTACTCAATTCGAAGATGTGTTCATTAAGAACGATCAACCAAAAGAATCAAAACATCACATTCTTTTAGATGTTGCAAACGGCCATATGCCAGCTGTACACGAATTAACCAGAACAGCGAAGGAGAAATATGGTGATTCATTGGTATTGATGGTTGGTAATGTTGCCAATCCAGAAACATACGCTTTATTATCTGATGCTGGTGCTGACTATGTTAGAATTGGTATTGGAAACGGTGGTGGTTGTTTAACAACTGTACACACAGGTGTCGGGTATCCAATGGCCTCATTGATTGTTGAAACATATAAAGTTTCATGCACTTTAGAAAAACCAGCGCAAATTGTTGCTGACGGTGGGTTTAAAAAGTATTCAGATGTAATTAAAGCATTGGCCCTTGGTGCTGACTATGTAATGCTTGGTTCAATCTTTAATAAAGCCCTGGAAAGTGCTGGTGATACCGTAGATGAGGATGGTGAACGTATTAATCAGTACAATTTAAAAGCAAAAGAATTTTTTAAAGCTGGTGGTAAACTATACAAGAAATTCAGAGGGATGTCAACCAAAGAGGTGCAAGCAAGTTGGGGTAAGACGGACGTTAAAACATCTGAAGGTGTTGTAAGGGTGCATGCTGTTGAATATACTATAGATGGTTGGGTTGATAACTTTAAACATTATCTAACATCAGCTATGAGTTATACGGATGCAAAGAATCTTAGTGAGTTTATTGGACGTGCCAAATATAATCTGATAACGGAAGCATCGTTTAAACGATTTAATAAGTAAAAGAAAAAGCCCCTTAAATTGGGGCTTTTTTTATTTCTGTAAGTTTTCTGGTCCTAAATATTCGTAAGGGAACTCTGAGTTGCTAAACGCCCTACCCCCAGCTTTAATTTTAAATATTTTTTGGACAATTAAAGATCTGTAATTAATATATGTTGATGTACCTGAAACGGGTTTTAAATATTTTTTTATTTGTTCTTTCGATACAACATCAAAACCACCGTTGTCATTCATTAACATGTAATTTGCGCTTTGATCACCTTTAGGGTCGTCTAATACAATAGGGAAATATAAACCTTTTGGGCCTTCTAATAACATATTGTAACCCTCAACATCTTTATAGACCGCTTGTCTAGATCCAACCTCATAATCATCACCAGTTTTTTCGTTTTTAATTTCAACAGCTCTTTTATAAGATTTATCAAATTGGAATTTAAATACGGTGTTTTTGTATAGTTTACCAACTATAGGGTTTGGTTTCTTAACACCGTCATCATCGATATAGTTTTTATTAACAGGGATTTCAGCTGTATAATAAACATAACCGTATGAACCTCTTCTTGGCATTTGCTGTAAGAAGTCAATAATGCTACCACCTTTAATACTTCTGATTTGTTCATCAGCTGACATTTCAGGTTCGTTTGACATCTTCTCACCATCACCAGACATTTCACCATCAATAGTTTCAGTCTCTTCTGGGTTATTATCTTCCAAGAATCTATAAGGTAATTTACCTTCATTGATTAAATTCTTTATTTGCTTTAAGGTTAATTTAATTTTCATGATTATATGATTTTGCTATATTATAAATAGTTTGTGTTTTTAATAAATACCTTTATTGTAGGAGTTTTTTTGATTTTAAACCACTTGTGTTCCAGATACATCCAGAAGCAACGTCCCAACCGTAATACCAGGCATGCTCATATCTAGCTTCATATATGTATGGCGCTATCTCTATACCATCATAATCTTCAGCAACTTTAGCCCAGTTAATGCTAAAGTTATTTTTTCTTGAGTAATTTGTTTCATCCTTAACCAAGTATCTATTTTCAAATCTGACCAATTGGTCATAATTTCTTATAAGAAGCACATCCAAACCATCAAGACTAATGTCAAAAGCATGAACACGGTTACCGATTGTATAAAAAGTTTTGAAATCGCTGGTTGTGAAATCTAACCAACCAAAACCAACACAATACCAAAGACCATTTGGTTTTGGCCCTGTTGCTTTTTGTGGTGTGTTAACTCTTTTTAATTCACTATCATGTGTTAGATGTAATCTTGTATTATCGTTTACACCAGCAGCAACCAATTCTTTCTTAAGGTCAGCTAGATCTTCTCTTATACCAAAAAAATCGTTATCATCATCTTCAACTTCTTCATCATCATTCTCCTCTAGACCAGACTCTTTTTTCCATTTAGCCAGTTTTTCAGGTTCATACTTACCTTCAAGTTTATCATAACCACAGGTATGACATAGATATGGATCAGGGTCATCATCCTCAATTTTCCATGAGTGATCACACTTTGGACAAGATACTGACACATGACCTTTTTCTTCATTAATAACGGACATAATCTGTCTCATTCTTTTTATTTCCTCAATTAACCCCATATATAGATAAATATCACAAAATAATTGAAAATTTTTATTAAAACACTTGTATAGTCCATATTTATTTACTACTTTTGTATCATATTTCAATGCCGAGGTGGTGGAATGGTAGACACGAGGGACTTAAAATCCCTTGGACATTACGTTCGTGCGGGTTCGAGTCCCGCCCTCGGTACCATAAATATGGGGATGACTGGAATTGATTGATAGATACGTTCTTTAATTTGATGCATGCAGTGTTAGTATTGGAAACACTTTAATAACCTATATACAGTTTTAAATGGCGAAAGCTATATCGATGCTGACGGAAACATCACGTTTAATGGTCAGTCTGTTGAGTTTGCAGATCTAGAATTAGTCTAAGCGAAAGCTTGGCTAACAACAGTCACCCAAAACTGCAAAAAGATGTGTCGCTATCTTATAAGCGAGCGGAAGATTAGTTCTCAGTAAACCGAACCGTCAAAATAAGGGAATTGTGAAGTTTGTCAGTTTAGAAAAATTGAATAAGCATGTGAACGAGGGTTAATTAATGGCTAGACAAGACAGGGGTTCGAATCCCCTCATCTCCACAAATTGGCGGTATTATTTTGGTATCGCCCTAATTTTTTAATTATGAAAGTATTAAGGCCAGAGGTGCAAGAATGTTTAAAAACAAACCAACCAGGACAACATGGTATGTTTGATTTAATGGATGATATGTTTTTATCATTTTACAATTTAACTGACAATGAATTTGATTTTATGTTAGAACATGTAACTAAAGAAGAAGAGGAAATTATCGCTAAGGCGGTTGATAGCGATTCTTTCAGTCTTAAAAGAAAATCTTTAGAAATTAGGAATAAGTACTTAAAATTGTTTAATGGAACAGATGGAATTAATAACGACTTACATTTGTAAGAAGGGTGATATCGGTGTACACGACAATATGTTCGGTGGTACATTAGTGAGTTTAATTGATGACGCTTCGGCCGCATACGCTGCACAGATTTGTGACACACCAATGGTTGTTACAATTAAGATCGATGAGTTAATCTTTAAGAAAGCCGTTAAGGTTAATGCGTTACTTAAAATCTACGGTAAAGTTATTGAGTTTGGTAACACATCAGTGTCCTTATACATCGAAGTTAGAAAACACAATGTGCGTACAGGTGACCAGGAAATCGTTACCCACACCAACATCAAATTTGTTAGAATTGATGAAGATGGTACACCAATACCAATTAGCCCACACGTTAAAGAAAGATACAAAGAACGTATAACCAAATACGGTAGAGGTCTGGTCTCTAAAAAAACAATTGAAAAAGATAAAGAAAAACTTGTTTAAATAAAAGTTTTTGCTTATATTTATAATATAATACGGAAGGATGGCAGAGTTGGTCGATTGCGTCAGACTTGAAATCTGAAGAACGGGAAACCGTTCCGTGGGTTCGAATCCTACTCCTTCCGCCAAATTATAACCAGGGTCGAGCCACATTGTGCCACGGTTATAAAAACAGGTGTAATGGACTAGAAGTGGCCGTGACTACTTTACACCGAATTTGGACCTTTAGCTCAGTTGGTTAGTAGCAACTGACTCATAATCAGTAGGTCGTAGGTTCGAGCCCTACAGGGTCCACACTGGAAGGTTGGCAGAGAGGCCGAATGCGGCAGTTTGCTAAACTGTTGATCCTCGAAAGGGGATCCACTGGTTCGAGTCCAGTACCTTCCGCAAAAAAAGGGGTTCTTTGACATAATACATTAAAAAAAATTTTTAAACATGGAAACAATTTATTTCAGTTTAGGGATCGTTACTGCTTTGGTTGCAATTTTACTTGTGATCGGGGTTGTGATGGTTGTTAGATTAACGAAAAAACAAACAAACCAAGAAAATACAATAAACCATATCGAAAGATATAACCAAGAAGGTAGAAATGACCTTGTGCGTGATTTGGATGAACTCCGAAGAGAAATTCACAAACAATTTGATGAGGTTCATCGAACAATCCATGAAAGATCCACCGATCTCTCAAGAGAGATTGAAAGGGTTGATCAAGAAGCCCACCGACATGTCGATGAATTAAACAAATATGTTGATTCACGTTTCGATAAAACGTTGGACAATGTCAGCAAAATAATTGCTGACCATAATAAACTTAGCGAAAAGAAAGACCTTTTACAAGGTTAAAATAAAATAACAAAGAACCCCTTTTTTATATTAATGTATTAATCAGATGTATTTATATGTATGAGTAATCAGAATAAGAAAATAAATATTGAACTTAACCGATCTTTTTTAAATTGGTGTCTTAAAAACAATTTAAGCGTAAAAGAGAACCCTGAGATATTTTTTGTTAACGAAAGGTTTTTAATCAAACCAGAGTACATTATCAACGGTAAAGTTTTTGTTGATATACTGAAAAATGGTGATTATAACGAGGCTAACTTTGATAATTACAAAATTTTTGCTCAAGGTTTTGGTACATTAATTCTCATCAAAGAAGAACATATCTGGTTACTGGATAATATAACAAAAGGTGATCTTGAAGAGACCCACAAATTTTCATTTTAATGCCACAGATATACGCTACTTTCATAAGAGCGGATGATAATGTAATAAAGTATTTAGGTCTTAAAAAATACGAACACACAACAACTGTCATTAATTTTTATAATTTACACATACTTGTTACCTTAACAAAAACACAAAACCATTTAATGTCCTCACTTGATAACTCGTTCTTTAATGAGTTATCTTTATTTAAAACAAAATTATATTTTGTGTTTCAATATAATACAGATGAATTGGTACCGATGTTTATTTTATATAACTGCGATAGTAATAAAACAGGTATTGCCATTAAGAAAAAGATAATGAAATTATTCGCCCAGGTTGGTATTAATATTAAAGAAGTTATTAAAAAGGGTAAAAACGAAAAAGACATGACAACAAAATTTGTTTTTGATTATTAAAATCTTTTTATTATATTTGTAACGATGGGGAAAAATACCGATATTAAAAAGGGTTTTATAACATTTTTCGATAAAATGAAAAATGATTATTGCTCATTTAATAACAATTTCTTATATAAAAAATCGTTATATTATTTAATTGCACAAGATTTAAATATTAATGACCAATTATCAGCTGAAAAAAATATTTTTACCGTCTCACAATTAGGTATTTTATTAAACTTGAATAAAAATGAATTTGCTAAAAATCGTTTTGATAATGAATTATTAAACTTTTTTTCAAGATTTAGAAACAGGTTATCATTTGTTTTCATACCAAGATATCAAGGGAAGTATGATAAACACACATTTTATTTGGTTAGAATAGTAATAACCGAAACCTCACCAGAAGAACGTGATGATATTAATAAATTTATGGCTGATAACCTAGAAAAATACAACAAATTTACCAGACAAACAACCAATTACGAGAAAAGTATTAATGATGAAAAAATCATTGATATAGATCACATGGACATGGTTTCAATGAGACCAGATAAAATAAAATATAAAGATTTGGTTCTTACATTTGGTTATTAAAAACTAATTTATTAATTTTGTAACATGAATATATATTTTAATACATTAATAAGTGGTGACAAGCTAAATGCTTTATACTTGTTAAGTAGTGTTGGTAGTCTATATGCTGAACCTGTTAATGATGGGGTTATCGTTGAAGGTTTACTTTACAACGACTATATGTTTCATTTTGAGGGTAATGAGGATAGATCTATGATTACTTTAAAAGACTCAGAAAACTATATAACCGATGCAATAACGGGGTGGTTACAACTCCACTCAAAACCATCTTTTGTTACCAATAATCAGGAAAGTTTTAAATTATTAGCTGAAATAGCTAAAATAGATATGTTTGATTACGAAACCATTGTGTTTGGTACCGATGAGGGAAATTTATCCCTCATTGATAAGACGAGAGAATTGAAGGAAACTTACAAACCAAAAGGTTAAAATTCTTTACTCTTTACAATATAATACTATAATTATAGATATGATACAGATAGAAAACAAAGAACATTTAGAGCAGATTCTTAGTAAGAATAGTGCGGTGGTTATGGATTTTTACGCAGATTGGTGTGGTCCATGCAAACAGCTGATACCAATTTTGGAAACCATTATTGAGGATGAAAAATATAAAGATGTTGTGTTTTGCAAAATCAATGTTGATCAAAACGAAGAATTGTCTAAATCATACGGCATTAGGTCAATACCGACAATAAAATATGTTAAAAAGGGTGAAGTTATTAAAACAACAATAGGGATCCAACCTACCACATTGATTACGGAATCCATTAGTGAAATTATGTAGTTTATGTTAAAAAAATCATATAAGAAAAAATTTAAATCAAATATTGATGTGAAGGATAATAATTCCAGGAACATCGTATTAAGTTCCGACATAACCTCATCAAGCGTTGCGGATATAATAGAATCAATTCTCGACATCAATACACTTGACGATGAATTTGAGGGTGATTTACAAGATTATTACAGAGAACCTATTAAATTAGTTGTTAATAGTTTTGGTGGTTCAGTATATGACGGTTTTGCTTTAATTGCTGCGATCGAACATTCAAAGACACCAATTCACGGGTATTGCTATGGTTCAGCGATGTCCATGGGTTTTATCATTTATATTTCAACCCACGTTAGGTTTGCACATAAAACATCAACCCTGATGTACCATGAAATATCAGACGTGTTCTGGGGTAATATTACAGGTGCAAAACAAAATATTAAGGAATGTGAAAGAATCCAAAAGGTGTATGATGACTATGTTTTAAGTAGAACAAAAATACCCGTTGCTAAGATGAATGATTATAAAGCTCGTAAAGATGATTGGTATATGTCAGCCCAAGAGGGTTTAAAATATAAAATCATTGATAAGATTCTTTAACATTTTAGTAACAAACAACTTGGATATCTAATCCAAAACCTGCGACATCTTCAGTACCATAAGTGATACCATCAAAACTTGTTGGCGGACCTGCGTTTATCACCCCACCAACAACTTTAGCATTACCATTAATTAATATGTCAACCACAGCTCCTGGTATAAGTTGTGGGGTTGCTACAATATTAACTATCCAATACGCTCTAAAAATAATCGGAGTGGTGGTTAGAGAAATTGTTGTGAGGGAATTAGTACCAGGTGGAACCATAATAGCACCAGAAGAAACATAATTATAAGTGTAAGTGCTATCATATAGCCCCACATCTATATTCAAATCATTATTTGTACCTGGTGGTGGAAATGGGACGTTTGGGGGTAGGTTATTAATGAAATCCACATCAATCGATAAAGTGCTATTATCATAAAAATATCTTAACCCATCAAAATCACCTACTTGAATATTTGTTGTTTTAGCACCAGTACCGTATATTCTATTTGCCCCTAACGCTTCTCCTTGACCCCAGTTATTGTCTGTTCGGGCACCAGAACCATTAGGACCAGCAAAATATGAAAAAAAACTCATATCGTTTAAACTAAGACTTCCCGTTGTATATGCGGTACCATTAGCTTCAGCCCACATGTCACTGAATTTTACGTTTGTAATTGGAACTGGCATTATTTATTTTTTTCTGTTAATTCTTTTGTTGATAAGATATTACCACTTTATTTTAATATAAATACTTTTAAAACATAAAAAATTTTGTTGTTAATAAATTTTATATTATATTTGCACAATGAAAACGTATATAAAACTTACCGAGGTAAAGACCTCTATGGTTAATCAGGGTAAAATGCTTGAAAACTATACCAAAACCATTAAAAAAGCTGGTAAAGTAAATAAGAAAAAAACCACCGTTAAAATTTAACACTGTAGTCTAAATACTTTTTACCTTTTTCTGGTGCGATGTTTGGAAAATAGTATTTTTCGATAACTTTACTGTTAACCATAATGGTTTTTGTAAAACCATCTGGAATTGTAGCACCTGTTGGTAATTTTTTTGATTTAGGTGAGAAAATAAGTTCTATTTTAACACTAACACTAGCACCGCTTTTTGCCAACTCTCTTTCATGAACCTCAAGAAATCTCCAAACACCACGGTTTAGGTTTTCTTGTTGAAGGGCACAATTTAGATAACTAAATGTTTGTAATAACATTTTTTTATCACAATTAAAATCAGCTGCTGGTGCTAAATGACCCTTGTCATATTCGTTAGAAGCGTAGTCAAGATGATCTGAGGTTTTAATACTATCATTGGTGTAGAAATCCATACCTTCTCTTGACGCTTTCCCATTTGGGCATAATACTTTGTAAGTTATCCATAAAGGTTGTTGATAAACTTCTGAGTAAACCCCACTAAAAAGTTCATTTTTGAAAGCGACTTGAGCTCTTTGTGCAAAAGCTTGTTGCGTAATCAGTAATAATCCGAAGAATATTAACAGTAAATTTTTTTTCATGTTTCGTTCTATTTAAGATAAATAGAAGTTTCTTGGTAAAAAAATTTGTTTATTCTTAAACTTTTATTATATTTGTAACTATATGAGTAATGAAAATAGAATTTGGTCAGGTATCCCAGCTGATACTTACACGGCAAGACTTTTGTTTGTTTTGTTGGAAGGTCCTCACGATGAGATATATATCGATGAGACCACTTGTAAGTTAATAAAAAAACAGGGTGAAGATATCGATATTCTTTTGGAATTTACAGGTATTGAATGTAACAAATATAAAATAATTGGTGATTTACATGACATATATGATAATCCCGATAAAATTACTGGCCATATTGACAGGTTTGTTAAGCATGAGGAGAGTTGGTCCGAACCAAGAGATAAAACAGGTTGGGAAAGATTTGACTTTATTGATGAGTCAGGCAGGTCTTTTCAGTTTATGAACCAAAATCATAAATGGATTAAAGAATCTGGACACAGTTACCCAAACTATAACATGCCAAAGGATGCGGCTGAGTTATATCCGTTATTAAACCCAATTGACTCTTTAAAAACTTTAATGAGGAAATTTAATGTAGACTTTCAACAAAAAAATTATGTCATACTCAAAACAGAACTCACAGAACAGTAAGTGTGATTTATACGGTAGAATACTATCAGTATTAATCGCATTACATATTATTATAGCATTAACCGTAATTGGTATCAATTATGTTAATAATAAAAATCAAGTAAAGCAAGCACAAAAAATTGAAAATGCAAAACTTAAATAGTCTCATTTTTGAAGAAATAAAATCAACTCTAACAGATATTAAACCAGAGGAGTTTGATATAAACAACTACCTTAATAAGGTGGAAGAGATTAAAAAAAAATACAAAAAACCAATTACTTGGCAACACGATGACTATGATAATTGGTATAACGGATAAAATTAAATTACAAAATATATTATGTTTAAATTTTTAGGAACAATTTTAGGTTTTTTATTCATATTGGCTTTATACGCTGTGATAACAGCGTTACCAATTATGTTATTATGGAATTACTGTCTAATCCCAGCTATACCTGGGATCAAGTCGATCACTTTTTTACAAGCATTTGGATTAAAGATATTATTTAGTCTTTTAATACATGTTAGTAACAACAAAATAGAAAAAGAAAAATAAACTTTATGTTATATACTGAAACAGATTTAGATTTTAAGCGTGCACCTATTGTAAAGGTGTTATTAGCTGTAGACGATTACAACCAACTGGTTGTTGAGCGAAACCCGTATGAAACTAATACCTTTAAGATATTATCTTTTGATGCGTTGACTAGAACCACAAGTGAGTTGGCTGATTATAACAACGGCAAATACACCATCTATAATGATAATCTCTTTAATGAGTATTACATTAAACCGATGAGGCGTGATAAAAAAATGATTAGAGAATTAAACTCTTTTATTAGAGCTGACTACAAAATGGATCACCTAAAACAATTTAATATTAAGTTTAAATGTTTTAAAAGACGAATTAATATCAGCGTCATAAGATTTATTAAAAAAACAAAAAGAGCGGTATGGGACTAGAAAACGCAAAAAAAATAAAAGATATCGATCTAGGAACAAGAAAGGATTACATAGTAAAGGATGATATGATTTGTCCAGTTACAAAATTACATTGTGATGACGAATGTTGCCCAGTTGGATCAACATGTAACATGAGAGGCGATGATATATTCGACCGCATCACCTCTTTTTCTAAAGAAAATATGGAACCAGAAAAAGACATATTCGACCAATGGGCCGAAAAAAGAGAAAGTAAACCCTGGATCATTAGAAAAATTGAGTTCATTCCAATGTGGTGGAGCAATGATGGTAAATATCTACATAAGACTGTTTGGACTGGATTGAAGAATCTTTGGTATTGGTTTCCTATTATCTGGAAAGATCGCCATTGGGATGACCATTATATCTTTGAGGTTATGATGCACAAACTTAAAGCCCAAGCCAAATATATTGGTGACAGAGATTGGCATACCAGCGCACAAAGAGATTCTGAAATCATGATGACGTGTGTTCGTCTAATGAAATTAGTTAAAGACGAGCATTATAGTTCAGAATACATGGATTATCATAAAACCAAACATTGGTTTGAACCAGTGCCTGATAAAGAAGGTTATAGCTCATGGGAGTCAAGACAACTTAAAGAAAACTTTGATGACTTCTTTAAGAAACATCCATCAGCTTATAAAAAGGTTTTAGCAGATAAAAAACTACAGATCTTTGGAATAGAACCAAGAGATAGTGAAACTGAGGGTGATGCTAAACAAAGAATTGCTATGAATATCGGTCACTATAATCATAATAGAGCAAGAAAATTACTCTTTAAATTGATGGAAGAAAATATTGAGCGCTGGTGGTCATAAAATTTAAAAGAGGTGAGGAAGTAACCTTTAACTTTTTAGGTGCTTTATATAAAGGTTTTGTTGTTGACCCAGTAATTGAAAACAACACAATAAAGGTTAACTACAACGGTACAGTGCATCGTGTTGGGTTGACAGAAAAAGATAACAAATATTGTTTTTTATATAATTAATTAAATATATACCATATTCATCAATTGATAAGTTTGGTATAGGGTATAAAAAATACCCAATTTGGGTTTTTTATAATAAAACTAGATATTTATAGGTATCTAAATACGCTTTTAAATTATGGAAAAAAATATATTAAATGAGGTTAATACCATTAGAGAGAAAATGGGTTTACAAACATTGAACGAAGTAGAATTACTCGAACTTCAAATCTCAAAACTTGATCTAGAAAATCTAGATGAGGGTATGTGGGAAAAAATCAAAGGTCAATTAGCCAAATTGGGTAGTTATAAAAAAGGTGGTGTTGCCCTTGCAAAATTAAAAACAAACCGTAGAACCGACATAACAGGTAATACTATTGGTGCAAAATTTGATCGTAGCGGATGGAACCCAGCGAACTGGCAGTTACAAACCAGATGGGGTGTAACAAAAGACGCTGAAGCCAAAATTAAAGCAATTTTAGAAAAAGAAAACAATCAGATTATCAGAGATTTGGATGCCCAGATTAAAAGAATGGCACCAAATTTCCCCAACATAACAGATCAATTAGTATTCGTTACCACTGTATCACAAATTGGTGCTGTTTACGATACAATCGTTGCAAACTCCAAATTAGATCCAAATGATAAAAAATATTTAACCGATGTTCAAGCCAACTCGTTAATTGATGATTTAAGAGAATATGTTAAAAAGTTCTTAGATTATGATTTAAGCGCAGTTTTTAGTTCTTTTAATGAAGGTGAAGAGATTGGTGAAGAAAATGAGTTATATGAAGTAGAATTAGGTATAGAAGAAGATAAAGCTAGGGATGCTGAAATTGAAAGACAAAAAAGTCAATTAGCTGGAAAAGCTGCTGATACAAAAGCTGGTATTAAGAAAGGTGAATTACAGGCCTACGATTCCGACAGAATGAAAACATTAAAATCTTGGACTTTACCAACTTTAATGGGTTTAAGTGGTGTTGGTTGGTTAGTTAAAGGTTTACTTACACCTGATGAGGTTAAGACAATGACCACAGAAGAGGTTGAAAAAGTTACTGAAGAAAGGTTAAACCCAGCGGTATTACATACACAAAAATACGGAGAGGGTATAACACAATGTATGAATGCGTCTCTTAAAACCCTTGGGAGCAATATAACCATAACACCAAACTCAAGCCCAGCTGAATTAAAACAAGCGTTTGCGGCAATAGGTGGTGGTGATTATAAAAAGGGTATTGAGTATGTAACAGCACAAAAAGGTATTTGTAAAAACCCAACAGAAGCCAGGGAAATTATGAATGCTGTTGTATCAGGAGCAGAATTTAAAGATAAAAAACTAGGGGAAATTTTTAAAGGAATATTGGCTGGTACTGGTAAAGTAATGGGTGACTTACTTACAACAATTAGAGGTGGCCAAATAGTTGGTATGATTGTTAATACAGCAACTATCTGGAAAACAAGAACAATCACAACAACAGTTGCAACAGCTACTTTAGGTAAAAAAGGTTTAATTTTCATGGGTGGTGCCGCAATTGCTGGTGCTGTTGCCCTTGCTTTGCTTAGATATAAAGGTAGGAAATCCTCAAGAGCGCAGATTTTAAATGATTTAATGCAACGCTTAAGACCAGTTGCCCTAAGTGATGAGAACCCAATTGATCCAGATCCAAATAAGGACCCAAATAAGGACCCAAATAAGGATCCAGATCCAAATTCAGACCCTAAAAAAACAAAACAAGGTGGGGATCTTATATTATATAACAAACTTAAAAATTATTTTAAAGACCTTTATAACTTTAAATCACAAGCTAACACCGATACATATGGTAAAGGTGGTACAAGCAATATTGAAAAAGTTTACAGCGGTGATGGTGAGGTTCCAAGTAATTTAGAGATAACACCTCAAGATGCTGGTGATTTAATAAAATTAATGGAGAGTCTACAAACTGTATCTGAAGAAACATTGGAAGATATTGGTTTAAGTTCAAACCAATTAAGATTACTTAAAACAAATATTGAAAAATTAAAACAACTTATGGATATGGTCAAAGGTTTTAATAGCCAAGACCCTAAGTTAAATGCGATGATTCAAAGCGCTAACCAAAACCCAGTAGTTAGCACTAAAGATTTAACAATTGATAGTTTGTTACAATCAGACGCTAAAAGTTTAAAAATATTTGTTAGTGATTTTAATAAAGCTTTATATTCCACTAAACTTAAGAAAGGTAGAGGTGATGATGGTGAATCTAGGGATGGTAACAGCCTTATTGATCAATTAGGTAAAATACAAATTAATAAACTTAAAGAAAGAGCTGAAAGAGTTCAATCTAAAGGTTCGATGAATAAAGTTTATAATGATAGACGTACATTCTTAGCTAATTTACCAGGTTATATGAATAGTTTATTTTTAATCTTCTCTTACTTAATTGATCAGATGACTAAAAACCCAGAAGGTAATAAAGAAGCACAAGCTGATTACTTAACTGGACAAAAAGGTGGTAAACAAAGCCCAGGATTAACGTCTACCGATAAAACTCAAGTGAATAAAGGGTTGAACGCTGCTAAAAGTGGTGACACATTTGGTGGTTTTAGAGCAGCTGGTCAAAACTTAGAAGAAGGTTCAATTCTTACTAAAGCTGAGATGATTGCTATAATGATCGAAGAGGCTAGAGTTGCACCAGAAGAAGGCGGGGAACAAAAACCAAAAGAAGTTGTAAACCAAAACGGTAGATTCTTTAAGATAATGAAAGCTTTGGCTTTGGTTGCACCAACTTATGCGCAAAGAATTGCTAAGGGTTACAATGATATGTACCCAGAGGACCAAAAAATAAGCCCAACAAAACTAAGAAACTATTTAACTGTTACATTAAATGGATTAGCTTTTGTACCAGAAAATAGAATGAGAAAATTTATTAAAAATGGTGGTGGTGAAATAAGTTCTTTTGTTTCCGCATTAAATAGAATTGACGAAGCGAGTAATAATATAGATAAGCTTAAAAAAGAACCAAATTATAAATTAATGATGGCTTTATCCAGCGTAATTACTGATTTCCAAAGTAAGATTGCAACGAAGTATAACCAACAAAACCCTGTTGACCAACTTAGTGCACCAAAATTAGCCGCATTTTTACAATCCGTGTTAATTGGTGCTGCAATGATTTCCAGAAATCTAATGGTAATGTATATTAATGAAAGTGGTGGTGACGCATCTATGTATAGAAAAGCTCTTGCTAATATAACAGTACTTGAGCCAGGTGAACAAATAGAGGGCGGGAATTTCCCTATTGATACTTTTAGACCAGACAATGTTGGTGGTTACGACTTAAAAGGACAAAAAGATTCATTTAGAATCGGTTTATCTAAAAAAGCGGCTACAATTATTAGCAGACAAACAAATACCAAGTTGGATGAGAAGAATATGTTAATAGTTATGAAACTCTTAATTGATACATTAAACAAAAAATATCTGAGACCAGATAAACAAATACCAATGACTGGCGAACAACCAGCATAATAGAAAGCCCCAGAGATGGGGCTTTTTTATTTCCAAATAATTTTTTTAAAAAAATTTGTTTGTTAAGTGTTTTTTGTTTACTTTTGTTGAACAAATAAAAATACTATGCCAACATTTTACACAGAAGACATTGACATTGATCCAGATGAATTTGTATCATCATGTAACTCAAGAGAGATTGAAGAACTAATCGATGCGTTAGTTGAAGATGGTCACATCACCAAACCTGGTAACCATATCCCAGAAAACGATAAGAATCTTATGGATGAAGATTGGGATGTGGTTATGGGTAAATTGGGTGGCAGAGGTCGATTACGCTTAACAAACGAAGAAGAAGAGATTATCAAAAAAATAGCAGACAGGTTATGAACTTAGAAACATTAAACAAGTATCACGAAGATGGGTTGTTGTACAAACAAACACACCCAACTCTTCCATTGACAATTTGGAACTACAGCGAAAAGGTGCAGTACGAAATGTTATGGGATGAGGTTACCATCGCATGCCGTGGACTTGTCACTGATGATTCTGGTGCTGTGATTGCTAAACCATTTCCAAAGTTCTTTAACTACGAAGAGGTTATTGATAAGGATGTTATTCCATGGGATAGTGAGTACGTATATGTCCAAGAAAAAATGGATGGTTCTTTGGGTATCTTATTTAACTATAACGGTGAATGGTTATTAGCAACAAGGGGTTCGTTTACATCCGACCAAGCTGTTAAAGGTTTGGAGATTCTTAAATCAAAATACGATTTAAAACGTTTTATTCCTAATGTTACTTACTTATGTGAGATCATTTATCCTGAGAACAGGATTGTTGTTGACTACGGTGAGGAGATGATAACATTTCTTGGTGCAACAACACCTGAATTTGAGTTGAATTGGGCGACAGCAAAATCTATGTTTAGAGCTTCTGGTATAGACTATGAGGATGTTGTTTGGACTTCGATGGACCCATTAACTGAAGATTTATTTAAAAGATACCAAAATTTAAATGAATCTGGTAAAGAAGGATTTGTAATCAGATTCTACCCATCTGGTTATCGTGTTAAGATCAAGTTTGAGGAGTATGTTAGATTACACAAAATCATGACAAACTTCTCAACAAGAAACATCTGGGAAACATTGGCCAACGGTGAAGATTTAATGGCTTCATTGGTTGATGTACCTGATGAGTTTCACGCAAAGATAAGAGTCTATGTAGATGAGTTAACCACCCAGTTCCAAACGATTGAAAGAGAATACACTTGGATCTTTAATACAATAGTTAAAGGTTTGGAAAACCATAATGTACCAAAAGAAAAATATAGAGCAACCTTTGCTCAATATGCTCTACAGTACAAACACCCATCTTTGTTGTTCACTATGTTAGACGAAAGAGATCACAGTAAAATAATTTGGGATTTAATTTATCCAGAATACAGAAAAATATGAGCATGCTAGAAACAATAATAGAACAGAATCCAGAGGATGAGTTCTTAAAAGCTGATGGATTGGATGAGGCTATCATAGGTTATGATGACCAAACTGGTAGACTTATCTATTCCATGAGTAAAATCATTGACATCCTTATCATTGATGATGGGATGACAGAAGAAGATGCTTTAGAGCATTATTACTACAATATCCACGGTGGGTATGTGGGTGAAAAAACACCAATTTGGTGTTGTGATTATTTTTAATTATATTTGCAATATGAAAATAAATGTAGCAAGGGACCAAAAGGTATGGTTCACATCAGATACACATTACGGACACAGCAACATTTGCCGTGCTACGTCTAATTGGCCAGATGAGGGCAAGACCAGGGATTTTGAATCTTTGGATAAGATGAACGCTGCGATTGTTAATGCGATCAACAACAACGTTGGTCCAGACGATATACTATTTCACTTGGGTGACTGGTCTTTTGGCGGGTTTGAAAGAATCGCTGAACTTCGACACAGAATCATGTGTCAGAACATTCACCTGGTGCTTGGTAATCATGACCACCATATCGATCGAAATAAAGAGGATATACAGAGCTTATTTGCTTCTGTGAGTAAATACCATTACTTAACACTTAAAGTGGATAAGGGTGGCTCTCATGACGTTCACCGAATGGTTCTGTGTCACTTTCCGATTGCATCATGGCATGACCTTAACCAAGGGGTTATACATTTGCATGGGCACGTTCACTTACCAGCGCACTTGAAGTTTGGTCCAGGTAAAATGATGGACGTTGGAATGGATGGTTCAAACGGGATGGAACCATACGAATTAAAAGACATCCTGAAGTTAATGGAAAAAAGAGAAAATAGATCAATGATCGCATACGACCACCATGAGTAAAAATAATAATAATAATAATAATAATAATAATATGTACACATATAGAAAACCAAAAGATGCTAAAGAAGCTATTAAATTAGTTGAGGCGGCTGGTATTGAAGTTCGTTGGGACATTTGTAACCAACGCCAATTAAGTCAAAGTGAGGTTTATTTTAACGCTTACAAACCAATTGTTTTCATTTATAAAAATGAAAGATTGATTGGTGCCGCACACAATAAATCAAACAGACCAACAATATTTGACCCAACGGATCGCGATGTTACAAGTACATACGATAAATTAGTGTTGAATGAAATTAATATTGAATTAAAACAATTAGAATTATTTTAATGAGTAAAGAATTAATATTATTAAGAGGAATACCTGGATCAGGTAAGAGCACCACTGCCAAGTTGTTGGGAGCTGGTGGGGCTGGCTATGCACATTTTGAAGCCGACATGTATTTTATGGAAGACGGGGAATATAAATTCAACCCCGCTAAAATAAGAGATGCGCATAAGTGGTGTCAAGATAGTGTTGAACGAGCGATGTTATTGAACCATACAACTGGTGATAATAGCATCATCATTGTCTCAAACACATTCACACAGGAGTGGGAAATGGTTCCGTATTTTCTATTGGCAGAACAATGGAACTATAAAGTATTCAGTATCATCGTTGAGAACAGACACGGTGGTGTGAACGAACACGACTGTCCAGAAGAAACAATACAAAAAATGAAGGATCGTTTCGAAATTAAATTGTAATGAAACAAGTCGTATTTAATATAGGATACCAGGGTATTGGTAGAGGTGTGTTAAGCGCATTCCCACAAATTTGGGATTGTGATTACCCCACCTTTGCTAAGAAGATGAGGTTAAAAAAGAACATCAAACAATTATTTAAATGGGCTAAAGATAATTACGTTCCACCGTCAACAATTGTTTTGTACCTTCATATTTCTTACGAAGATGTGTATTGGGAATACCCTATCAAAATGATTAACGTTAGAGAATATAGAAAACATTGGGAATTAATATATAAAAAAGAATGGAAAGAAAATTAGCAAGCATACAAATAATAGCTGATATCAGACCTATTGAGGGTGCTGATGCTATTGAAGTTGCACGTATCAACAACTGGGATGTTGTTGTAGCAAAGAATGTTGGTCACAAAGTTGGTGACCATGTAGTTTACTGTGAGATCGACTCATTTCTACCTGTTAGAGAAGAGTTTGAGTTCTTGCGTAAGAGTTCATTTAAAAGAATGGGTGACCAAGAAGGTTTCCGTCTTAAAACGATTAGACTTCGTGGACAAGTTTCACAAGGTTTGATCTTACCTATGAGTGTCTTCGGAGACTTTGGTTGGACAGCGTATGAAGGTCTTGATGTTACCGAGAGATTGGCTATCGTTAAATACGAACCACCTATCCCAGCTGAACTTGCTGGTAAGGTTCGTGGTAACTTCCCAGGTTTCTTACATAAGACAGATGAGGAGCGTGTGCAGAATCTAACCAAAGACTACGCAAAATGGGTTGAGGAAGGTTTGGATTTCTATGTAACTGAAAAACTTGATGGTAGCTCTGCAACGTTCTATTTAAGAGATGATCTATTTGGTGTTTGTTCCAGAAACTTAGACCTTGAAGAAACTGAGGGTAATACTTTCTGGAAGGTGGCTCGTGAGTTAAAACTTGAAGAGAAGTTACGTGAGAACGGACGGAACCTGGCTATACAAGGTGAATTGATTGGAGAGGGTATTCAAGGAAACCCTTACAAAATTAAAGGTCACACCGTTAAATTCTTTAATGTATTTGACATTGATTTTCAAACTTACTATGGATTACCAATGTTCTTGGCTACCATGCAACACGGGTTAAAATTGGAAACCGTACCATTTTTAACAAACCTTACAATGAAACTACCAGAAACAATTGATGAGATGTTGGCTTATGCTGATGGTAAATCAGTTCTTAATGATAGGTTCGATAGAGAGGGTGTTGTTATTAGAAGTATGGATAGAAAGATCAGCTTCAAAGCAATTTCAAATAAATTTTTATTAAACGAAAAATAATGACATACGTAAGCATTGACATAGAAACAACAGGTTTGGGTGAGAACACCCAAACACTGTCAATAGGGTTGGTTGTCGAAGACACCAACAACCTAAAACCATTTGAAGAATTACCCAAACTTGAGATTGCCATCATACATGAAAGATTGGAAGGTGAGATCTTTGCTCTTAACATGAACAGAGATCTCATTTCTGATATCCTTAGTTATAAAATAGCTAAGACTGCCTTAGAACGTAAAGAGATTGAAGTCAAGACTGGCCGTGAATATCTTACCGAAGAAAACGTAACCAAAAGAATATTCCATTTCTTATATGATCACAAAGCTTTGGACGGTGGTCCTGAGTTGTTTGACCCAAATAGAATGGTTGAGGTTGTTAATGGTAAAACATATCCAATGTTGACATCAAAGATGAAACCGTATTACTTTAACGGTGCTGGTAAGAACTTTGCGAACTTTGATAACAAGTTCTTGGAAAGGTTACCAAGATGGAAACAAGTGTTAAGAGCTAGAGGTAGAACAATCGATCCATCAATCTTATTTGTTGACTGGAAGAATGATGAGGCTATCCCAGGACTGTCGCTTTGCAAAGAGCGTGCACATTTGGACCCACATGTTACACACAACGCCATTGATGATGCTATGGATATCGTTAAACTATTGAGGACTCAGTACGCATGAAAGTAATCTTTTTGGACATAGATGGTGTTTTAAACTGTGAGAACGCTTACCGTGGTGGTGAGTGTCAATACCAAGAATGGATTTGGGAAGATGGTCGTAAAGACCATTACCAAAGGTTCTGTGTTCGTAGCAAAGATCTATTGAATAAACTCATTGATGAAACTGGTGCGAAGATTGTAATATCATCAACCTGGAGACATAGCGGTATTGAGTTTATGAGAAAGGTATGGGATCTTGAAAACATGAGTGGTAATATTATAGGTGTCACACCTTCAATAAGAACTTCAGGTATAAACATACCAAGGGGTATGGAGATTAAACACTTTTTAGAAAATGATTTGAAATTCCATAATATAAACTGGTCAGAAGAAGAACAACAAAAAAGAATGGACGAGTCTGGTATTGAGAATTATATAATTATAGATGATGATTCTGATATGTTATACAACCAAAGAAATCATTTTGTTCATGTACTACCATCGCCAAGAAATAAAGATGGGTTTAACCAACACTATTATGAAATAGCAAAAGCAATGTTGGAAAAAACCGTAATAGAATTAAATTATTAATATGAAAGTTATATTTTTAGATCATGACGGAGTAATCTGTCTATCCACAGAGTGGGGTAATCGTTTTAAGAAACAAGCAAAATGGGGCGGCCGTAAATTATCTATGACCACAAGAGAAATGCCAATTGAATATCGATTCGATAACTTTAATCAGAAAGCTGTTAAAGTATTAAATCAAATTATTGAAGAGACAGGTGCCGAGATTGTTGTATCATCTGATTGGAAACGATGGGCAAACCTTGAAGAGATGGGTGAGTACTACGAATCCAAAGGTATCATCAAGAAACCAATTGCGTTGACACCAGATTTGGGTCAATGTACATGGTATAATAATTGGATATGGTCACCGCGATGGGACTTGGAGATGACTCGTGTTATTGAAATTAAACAGTATCTACACGATCACCCTGAGATTACTCATTGGGTTTCAGTTGATGACCTTGATATGGGTAAGAACGGTGAATCATGGAAAGACTGGGGGTTGGATAACTTCGTACTCACACCAAGTGGTGTTGAGGGTATTAAACAATCTGGTATCAAAGAAAAAATTATCGCATTTTTAGGATAAAGCGTAAATAGCCCATATTTATGTTTATGATACACGTTCAGTGTTGATTATAAACATTTTAATATCTAAGTATGGACGATGACAGTAGAAATCAAAACTTGGCGAGCAACTTTTTTAAAAAAGCTTTCCACTATCTGTTTAATGCTTGCTATGTTTTTCAACCCTTTTGGGTTCGATGCACTTTTCAAGATGACGATGGACTTAACAGGTTCTTATTGGATTACGGACGTTATTTTCTATTGTATAGCGGGTCTTTTCTTTGGGCTATATTTTTTCTTCAATAAAAAATCACTAAAATAGTTTGGTTATTTAAATAAGTTTTATTACTTTTGTGTTATGACACAAAAATATAATATATACTTAGATGATGTACGCACACCCACTTCAAATGAATGGGTTGTTGTTAGAAGCTATCAGGAATTTGTTGAGAAGGTTACAGAAATCGGTTTAGATAACATTGAAATGATTTCATTGGATCACGATTTGGGTGACTCCGCTATGGCAGAGTGGCATAAGAATGTTTATCGCAATTACGAATTAAACTATGATAACATTACTGAGAAGACAGGAATGGATTGCACAAAATGGCTAATTGAAAGGTGGATGGATGGATCCCCAGTTTGTAAAGTGGTAATTCATTCTGCAAATGCTATTGGTAGTGCCAATATGATGGGTTACATTAATAACTATCGACATATTAATCGTTTACCACAGGATTGCGTCAGAGTTCAAATTGAACACACTGTTGAACCTAATCAATACGGTATGTAATGGTTGATAATTTCGAACTACTTAAACCTTTCATGAACTTTGAGGATGACTCAAAGTTCTACTTCCTACAAGTAATAAAACGTAGGAAGGATAACCCAGAACTTTCTGGTAATAACAAGGTTATAGCCAATTACCAGATCTATTCGCTTGAGGATTATCACAAGTATTATCTTTATTCTGTTCGTGAGTGTCAATTAAACAACGCCAGAGCCTATCTTAGGTTGAATGTTCGTGATGATAAGAAGATTGCGTTAGAGTGTTTAAGAAGAATGGCCAACCTGATTGCTGACGGTAATCACAAAGCAATAAAGAACACCTACGATACGATTTGTGGTAAACACCATTCTGATAAGAACAAGAAATGGATCGTTGACTTTGATGACGAATGGATGCCTGAGAAGGATGATAGAGTTCAGGATATTATCAAAGCTGGTGGTAAAATCTATGCTGAGGTCCCAACCAAAAATGGTTGTCATATAATTTCAGGTCCATTTAGTTTAAAAAAATTTACCTGGGGGATTGACATACACAAAGATAACCCAACTATACTTTATTGCCCTTAACTTATCTTTTTAAATATTCCCGTGTATTTATAGTAAAACAAAGGATATGAGTAATTTTAAATTTAAAAAATCTGAGTTTATGGGATTAAACCTTAATAAAAAAGTTGTTAACGAAGCAGAAGAAAAAGAGTTAACATCAACTGAATTAGAAGAGATCAAACCCGAGGATGAGGAGTCAAAAGATGAAGAGAATAAAGATTCTGATAATGAAGAGTCTGATAATGAAGAAACTAAGGAAGAAACACCTAAAAACAACGGTGATTTCAAAGATGTAATAGCTGAAATTTTACACTCTAGAACACAGTCACACATATTTCATTGGCAAACCACTGGTGAGCATAGCTTAGCGATGCACCAGGCTTTACAATTATATTATGAGGGTATCATTCCATTAATCGATGGTTTTGTTGAAAGCTATCAAGGTAAGTATGGTATAATGAAGAGTTACAAATGCCCAGAAGGTTTTTCAGATTTTGAATCAGGTGAAGCGTTAATAAAATACTTCCAAGATTTAGAGACAAAAATCGAATCAAATAGGGGTTCAGTAAAAGAATCTTATTTACAAAACCAAATCGACACATTTGTTGAGTTAATCAATTCAACAATATATAAATTGAGGTATTTGTAATAAAATAGTTTGAGTAATAATCAATGATTAAAACCCCACTCCAAAAAAGTGGGGTTTTTTTATTTGGTTTTATTAATTATTTTTCCTATTTTTGTTGCATGAATCCGTTTATAGAAAGAAAGGGGGAATTAATAGCGCTTCATCTTAAAAAAGATAAGATAGCTTCTGATATAAAAAAAATAAAGGAAGATCTAGAACGTAAATTAGAAGCCTTTACTGAGGTTCATAGAAATTTATTGCTTGATACCGAGGAGAAGATCAAACAGTTTCCCAAACTATGCGACCATACAAATGAGGATGGTTCAGTGGCTACTGATAAAGAACATAAAATAATAATACCTGGTATTATTGGTGATATAACTGTGGTTAAACAAATATGTTCATTATGCGGTGGAACAGTTTCTGAAGAAAAAATTGAGATCAAGAGATCTAAAGAAGCTGAATCCGAATTTAAAACCTGGTATCAAATTGATGATGGTGAAACTTTTATGGATACAATGACATTTGACCCAAATTTCATGAGTAATTTTACGGGTTATATATCAGGTAGTACAATCGGTTTAAATTATATAAACAATATGTTAAATAATAATGAGTAATTTTTGGAAGGACGCATATAAAGATAGTTGGGAGCAATCAGCAACCAAGGAGAATCTTATTAAAGAGATAATCGAATCTGAAACTGGGTTAAAGGTTGACATCGTTGGTCTTGGTGCTGGTACAACCGATTACATATCTGGTAGCGCCCAGGAGAATAACCATGAGAAAGGTGACGCTGACTTGTATATCGAAAGCAAAGATATACATATTGAGGTTACTGGGCCCAATGTACCTATGATGATATTTGATGACCTATGGTTCAGACCAGACAAACTGAATAACACTTACAAAAAAGTTGTTACTGGTGAAGGCAAGTTACATTTAATACTTCATGTACAAGATGATAAACAAAACGGTAAGAAGATCATTCGTGGTATCAATCTTAACAAAGAATTTTTCGTGGATGTTAGAACAAACCCTTACCCGATCATAACACCAAAGATAAGAGGTAACGTTGAGAAATACATTGAAGTTGACCCAAAGGACAAACATATAATGAAACTTGAACAAATAATAGAACTATTAAAGAAATAAAATTATGTTTGTAAATAAAAAAGCTAGGTTTGAATATGAGTTTATCAGGACTGAGGTCGCTGGTATGCAACTCCATGGGTCAGAGGTGAAGTCGATTAAGGATGGTAAGATATCAATGACCGAAGCTTTCTGTGTCTTTGTTGGTGATGAACTTTATGTTAAAAATATTAACATAACTGGTAACGGTACTGCTTATAGCCACGAACCAACCAGAGATCGAAAGTTGTTGCTTAAGAAGAAGGAGTTGGTTAAGTTACAAAAGGATTTAGTCAAAGGACTCACCATCGTTCCTTATAAGATTTTTAAGAATGAACGTGGTCTTTTTAAGATAGAAATTGTTCTTGCTCGTGGTAAGAAACTGCATGATAAAAGAGCGAGTATCAAGGAACGAGATATTAACAGAGAAGTTGCTAAAACACTTGCTTAATTAAATTAAAATTATTATTATTGTACTATGAAAAAATTAATTAAAAAACTAAAAAGAATTTTTAAAATAACTGAAGTTGTGTATATTATTGAATATACAAACCCACTTAACATGACTCAATTCAGTGAGATTTTAAATAAAATGATTAATAAATTTCCTGGTGGTTGCAGGCCACATAGAATTTCGGGTTCACCCAACTCAACAAAAGTTTATTTGGATTTTAGTGATACTTGTATGACTATTGAAGAATTAACTCATATTGGTAATATAACCATTGAACATGTAGCACCAGTCAATACAGTTAAGTCGGTTACAATAAATCAACATTAAACTATGAAGAATACGATTGATAAACAACATACAGACTTACTTCAATCTATTTTAGATTATGGAGTTGAAAAACAAGACAGGACAGGCACAGGAACCAAATCAATCTTTGGTTATACAATCCGTCATAAAATGTCAGATGGATTTCCATTACTAACCACAAAGAAAATGCCATTCAAAACAATAACAACCGAACTTCTGTGGTTTTTACGTGGTGATACTAACATCAAATACCTTGTTGATAACAATTGTCATATTTGGGATGGTGATGCTTACCAAGCCTATATTAAAAGATATAATAAAGGTGAATATGTTGGTAAAACCAAATTATTAGAGAATTCTAAGAAAAATAGAACATTAA